GACGTGTGCTCTTCCGATCTATAGATTTAAGATAAACGGTTAATAATACATGCTGATTAATCATATTATTTAAAATAAATTTATTATTCTCTTTAAAATAAACATAACTAATCGCAGTAACCTCCGCCGCAACATTTAACCCGATATTGTTTATTAAATTTTGAATATAAGAATGTAAAGTTAATTGATCTAACGAAGTAAGCAAAGACAATTCTTGATGATTAATTGAAATTACAGTTGAATTTTCAAATTCTCCCAATTCAGATTTTAATGCCATAGTAATTGCTTCTGAATGTTCTTCAAAGGTATCATTAAGCAAAATAACATACGGAACAACATCTGAATTTGTCTTTAAATACATAATAAGCGGAACTAATTCATCACCATATATATCATATCGTGATAATAGTCCGCTTACAGTAATATCAAGTGATTGAATTTCAGAATCTATTATTAAATTATAATTATTTGCTTCTCCTACACAGACATCATAATTTTGTTTTTGATTAATTATAATATCTGAGATAATCACTTAATCACCTCGTTAATCAGTTAATTGGATATACAAACTCGAAGCTTTAATTGTCGCAATCGTATTTGTTTCAATAATTCTTTTTGTAGTAAGTTCATTAAACATAAGTAAATTTCCACCGGTTTCCGAATCATAAATAACATAGTGTGTTGCCGGTGTGTTTGCGCCAAACCAATCCGCAGTACTTTCATTAAACTGAATAGCATTATTATTAGTAATAACACCATTGGTCGGTACGCTTAAAGATGTCAATTTCACTCTTGCATATCCTGTACCAACAGTAGAAGGCTCTGTAACATTAAGTCCGTCAACTGTTGGCTCAGAACTTGACAAACCAATATAATAAGTCGTAGGAATATTAACAGAAGTATCAGTTAAAAAGATATTTCCCATGATTAAATTTTTAAAATGTGTCGTATTCATTATTTACCTCCTTCAATTGTAGATATAAACATTTTGTTTATATTTTTAGTAATATTCATAATACCTTGATTTGGTATTTCAACTCTGCCGCTTACATCGACAATAGTTATTTGATACACATATTTACCATACAGATCAGCAGTAATATTTGAAGGAATAGTAACATCCACTATATCAGCTAAACCATTTTCATCGGCAAATAAAACCGGCGTAATAGTAAACAAAGGTTTACCAACCTTATTAGAATAATTACAAACGGCAAAATCAATAGTTGCACCGCTTGCATTATAAGGTTCGCCTTTAGTGTCTTTTAAATTAAACCTTAATTCCTGAGTTTTACCGCCAACAAAAGTCAACTCAGGAAGAGTATATATTTCAGTTTGCATATTATCATCCTCCAACGTTTATAGGAAACTCACAATCGAATATTATTATTGCATTTCCTTTAAATTCAAGATTATTATAACCATTGAGTAATCTGAAAAATTTATAGTTAAATCCATCATATAAATTTAAATTCATTGAATTAGTTATAATTTCATTCTCATTATCAACATTTATAATGATTTGTGAATTTGGAAGTTTTGTAAGCTTAAATTCTCTATCATTATCGGAATGATTGATAATAGAAAATGAACTTCCCTTTGTAACCGTTATTCTTAATTTAGGATAATAGTATTTGCATGAAGCTCTGTTATCAAAAGTTGCAGTCAATGTATCTGAAACATTAAAAGTATATTCCTCAGGATATAAATAAGCATATGGAGAATCGCAAGTTACAGTACATTTAAAAGCCCACGGCATTTTACCATATGTAGTGTATTCTAAATCAGATATAATACATTTATATCTGACAGCTTCCATATCCGGTTGCTCAATTTCAAGATATTTATATTGATCATGCCCTGTAAGCCATGAAGCAATAGTTTCCATTTCCCATCTATCCAAATGCTTTTTTTTATCAATAGAATTAATATCTGCACCAAAAATAAAAGAAAATGTTAATGGTTCATTAAAAGTAGCCCCATAATGAAGTGGAGTAGACCTCCATGCAGTTCTATCTTCAACGATTTTTGCACCGGTAGAGAACTTTCCGTTCTCAGTAGGACTATCAATGTCATAAACCATTAAACCATATTCAAAACAAGGAACTTCATCAAAGCTAAATTGACAACCATAAAAAGCCATAGAATCACCTCGTTAATTATTTTTTCTTTGAATTATTTTCTGTGTTTTTTGTTGCAGTTTCTTCTGTGCTGTTTATAATTTCCTGACAAACATCTTCAAGAACAGCAATGCTACCACTCAAATTCATTAAATTCGTTTTACCTTTAACTTCAATGCCATTAAGAGCATTGACAACAGAAACAATTTTGTTTACAATATCTTTATTCATTAAAATCGTCCTTTCTTTATGGAATTGCATTCAATTCACTAACAATAATATTCATTAAATATGCAGTTATATCATCCCCTGAAGAAACAAATGGAATATAACTACCATAACCACTTATTGCCCTTATGGCACTTCTTGCTTGATTATACATCGCAGCTTTAAAATCATTTCCACTATACGCTTTTGTAAAAGTATATGCCGTTAAGCCACAATATTCACGAAATTCATTAATTCGTGAAGTAAAGTTATTCCATTCGGTTGCAGTTAAATTAAAGTTGCCATTTTGTGTTTTGACATATGTCCACGAAAAATTATCCGGTCGTACTTTTTCAGGCACAGAAACACTGATCCAATTACTTGTATAGCTTACATTTCCACTTGAATTAACAATAAATACTCTTACTTTATAATTACAACCTCTTTCTAAAAATGAGTCTGAAACAGTTCTAATTGAATTCGTAGTAGAAGTAGATGCCATATAACAACCTTTAGGAATGTTAAGGGATAACGCTACTTTAGTATAGTCATCATTAGGATGTATATAATCCGAATAAAGAAGATTCAAAATATTTCGATCTTTTGAAGTAATATATGTGTATTTATTGTAATAATTAAATTCTGTATGAATAGTATTAAACGGATACTCAGATTGATCATATCCAGCTCCCATTGATTGCAATAATTCTTCTAAAGCAACTCCTTCATATGGCATATATGGAACATAATCAAAATAATCATTCGCCAAGCGCACGGTTGCACTTACAATTTCACCAGAAGAATTTGTGTTGGTTTCCCATGTTCCGCCATACACATAGTCATCTGTTTCGGGATTTATATCATACAAATTTTCTTCAGTATCAACAATAATTGAAATATCTCCGGAAGTTCCTTTTCTTGTAAAATATATTCCATAAGAATCTAATACCGAGTTAATTTGACTTATTGCTGAATCAATGGCGTTAGATATTCGAGATTTATTTTTCGTTGTATTAAACCTAACCCCAACTGTATATTTACCAGAAGCCCACCTATTTAAAACTGTACCGTTCAAATAATAGTAACCTTGATATGGATTGCTATATTCCATATTAACCAAAGAAGTGTAATACATTTCATTAAGCGTTTCTTCGTCCCTAATAGATGTGGGATAACCATATGAATGATTTGTATTATAAAACTCTAATATTCTACGACCTGTCATGGATTTCCCTATCGAAAATTTTCCCGTATCTGAATTATAAGATAATGATGGAGCAGATGAATATATGTTACTTGTTGTTAATCCTGACCACCAATACTGTAACCAACCATCATATTCGTCATATCTTTTATATTGAATTGCGAATATTACATAATATCCTTCCTCAACCCAATCTCTATATAGGTATCCATCTTTTGCACTTGATGTTATAAGTTTATTAATAACTGGTGACATTGTATCAGAAAAAGGATTAGAATCACCAATACTCCAAGATTCGTTTATTTTAATATATCGAGGATTTGTAGACGTAACATACATTCGTATATTATATACTTTTTTAAAATCATCATCAAAATTACTGTGCCAAGTAAATAAAACTGCCGATTCATCAACTCTTGTTGGAACAAGATTAACATTTCCAAACAAACCAGACCAAGTACTTGAACCAGTCTGTTTTGAAGTTGAACCAGCGTATGTACGAAAACTATTGTTATTCATACTACAGCCAGTAAATCCTTTTGCCATAATTCACCTCCGTATATAAAAATACACGCCCTGAAATAAAAATCAGAGCGTGTATTAGATTATATAATTTATTTCTCTAATGGAACAATGAATTTTTGATAATCATTGTCACTGATAAAAATTCTATCGTCAATAACGATACAATTAATAGTTTTTACCAAAATATTGCCTTGCCGATCGAGAACGGAAATAAAATAATTTCCACTTGAATTCTCTTCTATTGACAATCTAACCTTTTTTAATCGAGAATTCAAATCACCAACAGCATGATAATTTTGTTCTAAATCGTTAATATCATTTTGATACGTATTAATAATAATATCACCTTCTTTAAAATCTACATTAAAACCAATATACTTACCTATATCACGCAATTTAAAATAAGTATATCCATTAATATTATAACCGTCAATATCTGACTCTTGCCCATCTACAAATACAGAATATTCATTTTTATATGCAACATAAGATTGATAAGCCATTACCGTAGATGATGATATAAAAATTCCACATATCAGTCCAATTAAAAATTTTTTCATTACAATTCTCCTTATATTAAATATTTTTATAAAAAATATTATATCACAGAATTATAATAATTAAAAGTGTTTAGCCGAATTTTGCAACAACTTTTAAATTTTGTATTGTAGCATATTTAAAATCCCATATTTTTTCAGGATAAGTAGTTGAACCGGAAGTATACATAAATTCAGTTCCGCTTTTCTTAAAAGAAATTGATGTTCCTTCATCATATATTTGAAAAACAGGAGTTGTTGAATTATTTCTAAAAACAGAAAAATCTGCATAATTACTACCGCTTCCCACACCAATTTCAATATAAGCCTTTTCTGTTTGATTATAATACTTTGAACCAAGAAGAATAGCAGCAGAAATTCGTGGAGATGCAATTTCTTTACCGCTAATAAATGTTCCTGAAGTATATGTTCCATTTGCTAATTTTGCCACATTATTACTTGCAGTACTTGCTTTAGAAGAAGCGGTACTTGCTTTAGAATATGCACTATCAGCATAATTATATGCATTGTTTGCTTTACTATATGCAGCACTTCCTGTTTCATCTATATTAGCCCATTCAATTTTGCTACCAGTACCAAGAGTAATGCTTCCTTTCATGCTAATGTTTCCATCAGAATCTATAAACAATGTTTGTTCATCTGATTTATTTAAAATTTCTAATCCATATAACGATAAATACTCCGAAGTAAACTTATAATTTTTCATCATAGAATTGCCGGATTTATCTTTAAAATCACTCGCTTGAACAGTTCCATTAAAAATTCCTTCTTTAGCTGTTAAAACGCCTGTTTTAGATACGATAAAATTGTTATTAATATTCAAATATCCGCCGTAAATTTCACAACCACTTAAATATTTTCCGGCAAGAGCTTTAGCTGTAATACCATTCTGATCAATAATTGTTTTATCAGACCAATCCCATTTTGTAGGATCACCGGCTTCGCCACTTCCGATTGCAATTCCTTTTTCATTCATCCATACCGCTTGTGTTGCTTGTGATTTGCTCGAACTATTCATAAGCCAAATTCCATCAGAGTCAAACAGAACATTTCCTGTTGCTGATGCCATTTGAGAAATAGTACTATCAATAACGCCATTCAATTTTGTAGCATCAAGATAATTTTTGTCAGTCGTAATGAATTTAGAAATGGTTTTAGTATTTTCATCAACAGATTTTTTTATGGTTTTGATTTCACCATCTTCAACCAGTACCCAAGCATATCCATCATATCTATATAATTTCTTAGGTTCGTAATTATTAACAAATGTTGCGGTAATAAGTTTATAAAAAGGACTCTCTTTATCTACTTCGTTCACAATACCAAAAGTGGTCGGGACAGTTAATCCTTCCAATTCCCATTTACCTTGCCTAAAAATCCATGTAGGCTTTTGAATACCAATTTGTAATATTAAATAAACATCATTAGCATTTGTTGTATTACTGAATAATATAATATCCGAATCAGTTTCAGCATATATACTACCATTAGAACTCTTTGCTATATAACTTACATCATTGGGAAGAGAATTTACAGTTTTACTTGTATCAAATGTAAGTGTAACTCCTGACAAATCATCTCCAACTTCTATATATCTTGTTATTTTTTTTGAATCTGCTGTATTATACCACAAATCACCGACAGTTGGCTGATATGGTTCGTAATTCTGATAATATGAAACGATTTTATTGTCGGCTGTTGATTGAGCATTATTTGCTTTTTCAATTGCAACAATAATATCTGCATCAGTAATTTCGTCCCAAGTCTTGCCATTATATCGAAATAATTTTCCAACTGTAAATTCAGTATAACAATCGCCTAAAATACAAGGATAAAACGGATTATCTTTATTAACTATAACAACCTTGGGATAACCAATATCAAAAAGACTTGCATACATAATATCTAATTCCGTCCACACACCATCTTCATATATTATATCACCATATTTATTTATAAGCTTTCCATCTGTAGTAGAAGAATATATATTACCATCGCTTAATTCAATAACAGTTTCTTCAACAGAGCATATAGGTTTAGAAGTTCTGTCATAAGTAAAACCTTTTATTTTATCATTTTGTTCTACATTTCTATACATGTATGCATACGATGTTCCGGTCGTATACCATAAATCTCCCTCATGTGCATCTACCGGCATTTTATCTTGATAATATGTTGTAACTGTCCGTGCAATTTCTTCATTAATTTCACGTATCGCTTTATCCATATCATTTGCAATATCATTATTCGCCTTTTCTAATGCACTTAATTCTTCACCTAAAGTTGTATCATAAGTTTTATTATTATGTGTAATATAAAATTTTAATGAATCAATATACACACCGCTCTCATCAACTCTAAATGCTCCGTTTTTAGTATCTATTGTTAAATTTTCACCAGCAATAATCGTACCAACAAGATACGGCGCACAAATTCCATAAGAATATCCGCCGCTTTTATAATAAAGAGTAGGATAAGCAGTATTCCATGTATTTTCACTATAAATATAACGAACATAAGTATAAGGTTCTCTTTCTCCTACTCGGTAATAATAAATTTTCTCAGAATCATAAATACTATTTGCAGCAACATATGTTCCTAAATTTTCATCAAATATTTTACCGATTGCCATACTTGCCGTAGACCAGTTATCTTTTGTAAAGGCAATCATGTTATCAACAATCCAAATTTGTTCATCATCATATGAATCATGTTGATCATTCGCCCATTTTCGTACCCGAATACCGGCATCACCAAATTCAATAGCCTGATTTCCGCTTGATAACACCGTATTTTTAGCAACATCAAGAGCAGAATCTATAAACGATTTAACTTTTGTAGATGCTCCGCTATTTACAAATTCATTATAAACATTACTCTTTACATTAAGTTTTTTACCCATTGAAACACTTTGTTCAAGTAATTTTGAAAGTGAAAATTGCTTGTCAAATGCTGTATAAGTACTACTAAAACCAAGTTCAAAAGATGAAAAATCTTCATAATCTATCTTAACAGAAACGATATAAGGAGTCATTACCTCGTCACTGCCTAAATTAAGATAAATTCTTTTCCCAAGAATAAAATTATTTTTAAATGTAATAAAATCATTAAGTGATAAAAAATTACCGCTATTTATTTTAAATTCATATGTTGGAGAGGACTTTTCTTTTAAAACTTTTTTACCATATTCATATAATTCCCACTCAATAGCATGCTGTTCAAAATCCGTTGTATTTTTGGTAAAATATAAAGTTCCAGAATAAATCATAAAAGATAATTTATTACTACTACTGGCTATAATTTTATATTTTCCAATTAAAGAAATATTTCCTGATGCAAAAGAAGCATCTCCAATAACGCCATTATCTAAATATGTTGTCATAATAAAAGTATCGTCATTATTGAATTCAACAGTTGCTTTTATTATATTTGCTTCTAATGAGCCAATATTTAATGAACCACCGGATATTGTTCGCAGTACTTTACCATTATTATCGGATATAGTTTCAACATTACTGTTTACAATACTTAATTCAACACTATTTATAGAGTTACTTATATCTTCGTTCTCATATGTAGCAGCAGTTGCGGCAACAAAAGTATCATCTTGAATAGAATCTTCTATAAAATATTTTTTTAAAACAGAAAGTTCCTCAGGAGTAAAAAATACATAAGTACCATCATTTGTACTTCTATCAAAAGCCACCATATTATTAATATTAGATAATTTATCATGCAAATCAGATATTTCAGTATCAATATCTGCAATCTGTGCCTTCATATCCTCTATTTCTTCTTTTTTATCATATATTTTTTCTTTAATTTCTGCCAAAGAATATTTAGGTTTTAGTTTTTGAGCAATAGCCTGAACAATTACAGACTGTTCATTTTCAAGAGTTGTTAGTTCTCCTTGTAAATCTACTAATGCAGCTTGTTTGGTTAATTTACATGCAGTTTTTAAATTGTATTCAATTGTAGTATTATAATAAACAGATTGATAACTTTCGTAAGTCCGTTCCCAGCGTTTCCATTTCTCAATAAAATCTTCCGTAAAATTAGTAGTATTCATAAAATAATCAAGATTATATATTTTATTTGTACCGGTAGGATTAACACTTCTTATATTTACTCCTTCTGCACCATTAACATCAAGACAAGTTATTATATTATCACTATCTTCACTTATTTCAATTTCTTTAATAAGCCTATCTTTTGAAAGATAAATAGGTTTTGTTTCGATTGTAGAAGAAACAGAAACTATATTAATTGTGCGATTATATGTATTAAACTCAAAAATACAACCATATGTTTCTTGTACATTTGATTTCATAAAATCATAAATTTTTTCTTCTATAACCTCAAATGTTCGATATTTTCCAATTAGATCATTATCAATATGACCTATTGACCAATCTGGCATTCGTTCAAGTATTCGTCCCATAATTGTATTTTCTGGGGACAAAGGATTCCAAAAATTATATGTTCCGCTTTCAAGTGTTATATTTTTTTTTGTAAATTCATATTCGAGAGAATATGCTTTACAAGTTTTAGTTGTTTTTATTCCGTCAGAATTTTCAACAGGATCAACTAAAATAAATTGACCTATTTCATGTAAATCAATAATTTTCATTCCCACAACATCATTATAATGGGGAGTAAAAACACCATTTACTTTTTGAGGCAATTCAAAATTTAACGTTGAAATCTCATTATAAGAAAATTCGCCGGAAACATTGAAGGCATAACCGAGCGTTTGAATTGCAGTGCCATCAAGATTTTTTAAAATTAAAATTGGCTTTTCATTATAATTTATTTTAGAAAAATCAATAACCAAGTTATCACCTCCATATAATAAGGGTTGCCTTGATTAACAAAGCAACCCATTCATATTAAAATAATTTAGCTGTAGATTTAATGCCACGCTTAGTAAATCCTTCTTTGATGTACTGAGCAGAAACCTCGCCAATAGTTTGTGCATGTTTCTTTATTGTATCTCTGTCTAACTTTTCCGAAACCTGAATAGGTGCAGTTACTTCAATTTTTTCAATATGACAGCTCATACTATTATCAGAATTCATTTGAGATAATGTCTTATCAATATCTTTATCAATAATATCCCTAAATTTATCCGCAGAATTATGAAAACCACCTGTAAGAACATTTGTCAATTTGCCAATCAAATCTCCAAATTCAACGCTCTTATCAAGAATACGATATAGGCTTTTTTTCTTTGGTTTATCAAGTATTGCTTCTCCTTTTTCAAGAATAGACATCACTTCATTATCTTTAAGAGTACCAGTACCAACTATACCTCCGGTATGATATTTAGGATATTCGTCATATAATTTCTTTCCGCCGATAGTACCCATATACCATACACCATCACCACGGTTATAAACAGCATTGACACCAAGAGCAACTAATCGTTTTCCTAATTTCTGATTAGCATCTTCAAGCTGCCTTCTTCTATCCGTATCTTCCGTTGCACCCCAAGCAGAAGAATTTGCTTTCATTTGAGCCACAATAGTATTTGCTGTTTGATTTACATAATTAGAACCGGAATATGAAGAATCAGATACAATACGATTTTCGCCTTTTTCTGAACTCTTAATAGCAGAATCAGTCGCTTTTACGGCTTTTTCATATTCATATTGATATTCTTTAAGAGCATTTTTCGCATTATCCCAAGCAGTAATAATTTCAGATGTTAAAGAATTTCCATATTCTTCATTCCATGAAATCAAAGTATCCTTTAAAGAAGAACCTTCGTCTTTGATTCTTTGAATTGCGAGATCATAAAGTTTTTGATAAGAAGAAATATTATCTCGTAATATTTCAATTTCATCATTCTTTTCGTCCTCATAAGCCTCTGACATTTTATCAAGTGTTTCAACAGTTTGATCATATGCATAATCATTCTGCGTATCTGCAAGGTCTGTCTGTAATTTACTCAATTCTTCTTCAAGCGATTTTTTCTCCGCTTGTGCCTCACGACTATCATCTAACGAAAGCTGATTAATTTGATTTTGAATTTTAGCAATATTTTTTAACTTTTCAGAAACCGTTTTATTATAATCACTTTGTTCTTTAGTTTTAGCCAAAGACTCTTTTTGCAAATTAACAATTTCTTTATACTTATCAATCTGCTCTTCCAAGTTATCAATTTTATTTTCAGTTTCTTGCTTTATAACTTCGATTGTATAATCCAAAATCTGCTTTAATGCATCTGATGTTTGATCAAGTCCATCAGCAATACTATTTGTAACCTGACCAATTCCGGAAATTGCAGTGTCAGTCAAAGAACGTATTGTATTTACTCTTTGCACTGCGGTATTAAATTGCGTATCGGTTAAATCTAAAGAAGCAAGTTGTGCATAAACTAAATCCCATGTTGAATTTGTTGTATTTTGAGTGGTATCCAATAAATTATTTAGTGCCGATGCATTATTATTTGTTAATGCTGTTCGTAATTGTTCTACATAATTTAAAGCCGTTTCAACACCTAATTGATTTGTTTTAGCTTTTATAATCTTATTGATTTGTTCTTCATTTATTTCAAGCTGTCCATTTTGATTTTTCAACATTGCAAGATACTCTACACCCATTGATAAAATATCTTGAAGTGTATCAGGAGAAATGAAACCATTATCTCCGTATTCTTGTGCTGCATCCTTCAATGTATCATAAACATTTTGAATTTCATCTAAAGCATCATGAGCATTATCAACAAGAAGTTGAAAACCACTTGAACCGGCTTCAACAATAGAATCTTGATAATCCCACCATAAATCACTTAATTTACTAATTTCATCACTGGTATCCGAATATCCTAACGAACGGTAATACTCTGCCTGTTCATGTACGGCTTGTTGCATTGCCTTATATTCATTGATAATACTACCGGAATATTCTTTAACTTTTTCATAATTACCTTCAGCAACGGCATTATTCAACCAATTTTCATTAAGAGTAATTGTATTCTCACTGTTTTTTACAATGTCCTCGTAAATTTTAGCGTTTGTTTCTCTTATTGATTTTTCATAGTCCCACCATTGCTTTTGCAATTCTTGAATCTTATCGTTTTCTTCGCTTAATCCTAACGAACGGTAATACTCTGCCTGTTCATGTACGGCTTGTTGCATTGCCTTATATTCATTGATAATATTTTGCTCGTTACCGCCTTGATTTTCCCAAATATCAATAGCATGTTCAGAATCTTTAATAAGATCGTCAAACAGAGATTTTGACTTGTCATAAACTTCTTCTTCGTATTTATAAAAATCATCAAGTTCTATTTGACCGGCTTTATATGCTTCCTTATAAGCATTTACTAACCAATTTAAATAATCCTGAACAGTTTCACGATCCATTGCTAATAAATGCTGATGATATTTATACTGACGTTCAAATTCAGTTTCTTCATCTTTCTTTTTAGTAGATTTCTTAGACGATGAAGTAGGAGAGGATGAAGAATCTGTAGGTGCAACATATTTCGTTGTAATCGGTTTTCCCGATTGATAAAATCTTCCTGTTCCGCTTGAAAACGCAGTGCCTTCAACTAAAGCCCTACCTCTGCGGTTTCCATTAGAAATTTTACCTTTTTCAAATATCTGTTTTGTTTGTTCAGCATTAAAAATAATATCGCCTTTTTGATAATTGAAAAATTCCGCTCCGTCATCACCAATTGTAAAGAATTTACCATTTCGTACAATAAGTTCTTGACCTAATTCTCCGCCTAATGCCGTCCCGGATTCTTTTGCGCCCCAATTACCGTCTTTAAATGCCGTTCCTTGTGCTTTTCCATTACCAGACCAATTAATAGTGCCTGTTGCAGTAAAATGCGTTTTTACCTTGTTGAGATTGTTATCCCAATATATAGTGCCATCTGCGTTATGTTTTTGAATAATCCAATCATCAACTTTGGTTGTATCGTTATTCCACTTAACAGTTCCTTCGGCATTATGTTCCGTTGCCTGATAATTTTCAATTAATGTAGCATCAATACCGGCTTTAACCATTACTTCTGGCGTTAAAGCACTAATTGTAGATTTAAGCGTTTCAGCAGATGTAGCATCAATTCCGAGGCTTGCTAATATTTCAGGATCACTTTCGGAAATAGCAGAAATAGCCGAATCTACTTTTGATTGTGCATCAGTTGTATCTAATCCAATTGCTGCCGCTATTTCAAGTTCATTATTTTTCGATTGAAAATCTTGCAAAGATTTTATTACATTTTCAACATCGGTTTTTGCATTTGAAGTATCTACTCTCATCACATCAGGAGTACACAATTCTTGCTTTTTCTGAATAAGTGCAGTTAATAATAATTGTGCTTCAGAAGCTCCTTCTAAAGATACGTTTACCTTGCCATCTGTACCTTTGAATTTATCAAGCACGTCTTTTGCCGTTTCAATTTGCTTTGTAACATCATCTATATCTTTAGTATTCAAATTAAAATCAACATCAGTTGAGCCTAATTCTTTAAGTTTCTCATTTGCTGTTACAAATTTATTTTCCAGCATATCTAAATCATCAAATACAGAATCTAAATTAATTTCAAAACCATAATCTGATAATTTCCTCATTACTGCTTGAACAGCATCCACACTGATCCCTAATTTATCTGCAATTTCTTGATCGTTACCGATTCCGAAATTTATCTCCCATGAGCCATCTGAATTCATTTTAGCCCATTCAGAATTAAGTTTGGATACATCACTAAGAAAAGCTACGCAACCACTTTGACCGTCAGTAAAATACCGTTTCATTGCATCGTAACCGTTTTGATAAGCACTAATTAACTTATCAATCGGAGCGGTTGATAAATCCTCATTAGACATCATTTGTACTGCTGCACGGAATTCATTTGTGCCAACTAAACCTTCATCAAACAGTTCCTTAATATTCTTCAATCCGTCCGATATGTTATCATACATATCACCCTCTTCACCGCCGGATTGAGCATCAATCCACTTCTGATATGCCGATGTTAAACCATCATATTGAGCTGCCAAAATAGAAGTTTCTTCAATTTGCTTTCCTAAACTTTCTTGTTGAGAAATAAGTTTTGCCTTTTCCTGAACATCTGTACATTTTGAGATTTCTTCTGTCAGCTTATTATATCTTTCAACCTGTTCATCCAATGCTGTATCTAAATAAGCCTTATTGACATCTTCATACTCTGATTCCAAATCTCTCAAAGCATCAACATTAAGGTGAATGCCATTTGCAGTCTTTTCAAAAAGTTCTGAAACATTATAACTTGCAAGATCACTATATCTTGATTGAACTTTTGCCATTGCACTTGAAGTTAAACCTGTTCCGGAAATGGATTCTCCTATAGCAGATTTTATATCTTCAAGACCTGATGATTCTGCACTAAAATCAAAATTAATTGTACCTCTCGCAACGTCATTAATTGCCTCAACTTTTGCTTTTAATATATCCAAAGCATCGGTGTTATTCTTTAAATCTTGTAATTCATCTTTCCAATTATTTAATGTCCAAGTTGCCGTATCTGAATTTAAGCTTATATTATATACAATTTCTTTATCCGAATCCGATAAACTATCAATCCAATTATTAAATTCAGCAGTAGAAGCTTCCCATTGACGAAAAGCACCTACACTTCCATCTAAGTCAAAAGTATTTGAAAATGCTTTCTTAATATTTGACAGCGCATTTTCCACCGCAGAAGTTTCAATTTTTATATTATCTAATTTGCTAACAAAATCAGCATATTGTTGAACTTCATTCAAATAACCATCAATAATACCCGATAACTGAGAATTACCATCATCAAATATGAAATCTTTTCCCAACTCCGAATTTAAATAATCTCTGTATTTCTTAAATTCTTCAATAGTTGTAGGAATTCCGTTATTCAACTGATATGTTAAACTAAGTTCCTCGTACTTTTGTTTTAAATACTCAGAAACAGTATCTTTTAAATTATTTGTAACTTTATTAGCATCTTTATATATATCATTGTTGGTGTTGTTCTCTTTGGCTAAAGTGTTTTGCAGTTCGATAAGTTTATAATAGTAATCAACGACTTTATCCATGTTGTCATGTTGAGATTGCCAATCTACAGGCATTAAATATTCATTAGAATATCTATATAAATCTCCGCCGCCCATAACACTTGTTGCAAAATCAGACATTACTTTTTTAGCAGTATTATAAGCTTCTTGGTTAAATCCCCAATTTAATATTGCGCCGCTTTTTATTTCAACACCAATTGTCTTTTCTTGATTCCAAGCACCCCAAGATTTATCTTTTAAATTATCCTGTGCTGCTTGTTTTGCTTTACGAGCTTCAACCCTTGCATTTTCTAATTCTTCTTTAGATGCTTGTTTTAATGCCTCTGTATAACCCTGAGTGCCAGCAGTTACATCGCCCAAAGCAGATGCCTTATCTCCTAAAGATTTTGTTACTTGATCAATTGCAGATTTAAATGATTCTTCTTCACTTGATGTTAAACTTGTTCTATCCGCATATTGCATATAAGTGACATATGCACTTCTTAATTGATTTGTATTGTCAATTACTGCATTACTTTCTTCAAGGGTTTTCTTTCTTGCTTCCTCAACTGATCTTCTATAATTCTGATAAGCTGCGACCGCTATTGCTATAACCGCTACAATAGCCATTATAGAAGCAGTTGCTATACTCGCCGCAGATGAAGTACCGATTAATGCACTACTTGCACCTTTAAGAGTAGTTATAAAACCGCCGCCGGCAGATTGTCCAATCTCCCATGCTGCTTTTAAATTGCTAAACATAGTTACAAGTTTAGGTACAATTCCAAAACCATTCTTTAAAGTATTAAATATACTGGTGAATAAACTAACCGTACCTTTAAAATTCAAAGTAGCAATAGCCAACCCAATTATTGTTATAGTATTCCCGAAACCGCCAAGCTTCTCAATTAAAGAATCAAACACCTGCAACAAAGTTGTTCCGGTGTCAATAAGTCCTTTTAATAAATCACTATTCATAATAGATGTTGACAATGCTTCAAATGCAGCCTTAAACTGATTAGATTTAGCCTCGATACTATCCATTTGAATTTCAAATTCTTTCATGCCCGATCCGGCAGAATCCATTGAAACTTCTAATGCTTCTCTGGCTTTATCGAAGTTTGTCATAAGCGATGACATTACATTACCCTGATGCTTTCCGGCAACCAATTCAGTAATACTCGCTCTTTGTATGTCAGTTAAATCAGCCCACTTTTGAGAAAGTTCATCCATAATTTGATATGTCGATTTAAAAGTATTTTCATCAAGCATTATATCAACATCAGCAAGAGCCAATATTTCTTCTCTTAACTTTGCTGTTGATTTTGCCATACCTTCAGTATCAAGTCCTGCTTCTTCAAGTTCTGTTTCCGCTCCACGAATTCTCATTGAAATTGTTTTAAATGCATTACCGACCTTTTCAGGATTTTGAACAATTTCGTTTGCAGCCGTAATCAAAGCAATAGATTGATCTATTGTATTGTTAGCTGCCTCCATTGAAGATGCAGAACGCAAAAAAGCTTCGCCTATTCCTGCCGATGAAATAGCAAATCTGTTACCGACTTCGTTAAATTTATCTACTATACTCATGGAATCTTTTGCTTCTACACCAAAAGCTTTCATAGTCGATATAATACTCTCGGTAGCTTGATCTATATTATGTATATCACCAACCATATTATATACGGAAGCAGTTTTTGCAAGTTCTTCTGATTCCTCAAAATTAAATCCAAGTCTACTAAAATCAGCCGTTGAATTAATAATATCTTTCATCGTAGTACCATAATCAATGGCTGTTTTTTTACTTCTTTCAAAAAATGCTTGAAACTCTGTTTCCGATGCATCAGTAACTTTTCGTAATTCAATCATTGCCGCATCTAATTCTTTAACGGCAGATACCATATCTTTGATCGATTGCATTACCTCATAAATTATTCTGCTTGCACTAAAGAATTGTGCAAAATTTGAAAATGCACTTTTTAATATATCTCCGAAGGATTTGCAATGTAAACCGGCTTGAATAACTTTTGTGTCGAATTTTGAGAACTCGGCATTAAACTGTTTAAGCTGAGAAGGTGTTGAAATATTATTCGCTGCATTCTTTAAATTTTCTAATTCTTGCACTAAATCAGGACGTGATTTAATTGCACTATATTTAACACCATATTCCTCAACTTTTTGTTTAGCCTTTTCAATACTTGCCGTGAAAGTCGCAATAGAATTAACATCTTCAAAAATCTTTGCATCTTTTTCGACTTTTTTGAATTCATTATCTAATTTTAAAACTTCCTCTTGCAATCGTTTAACGTCATTTGCATTTGTAGGATCGAGATTTGCTAATTTTTGTTGTAAAGTTTCTGCTTTAACTCGTAATTCATCTAAGTTAGAAGATAATCCTGTTATTCCGCTACCATTAATTCCCGAACTGTCAACAGCAAGTTTTAATTCAACAGATTTATTTGCAATTCCTTCTAACGTTTTAGGAATATTTCCAATTGCAGTACGTTCTATTGAAGATATATTTTTATACTCATTCGCCAATTCAGCAAGCCGTTGCTTTAATGATTCATATGCTCGTAATTTTTTTTGCTCTGAATCTGCATTTTCAAAACGTGTAAGAGCAGCTTTAAGTTGTGAAACCTTTTGTTTAGTTTCATCACTTACTGTATTCAATGAACGAAATTTCTCTACAATAGAAGAAACACTTCCTGAAACGGAAGTGTCTGAATTCATTTTTTTTATTGAATTATTATAATCATCAATCTGTTTTTTAGCAGATTTAATTATTTCTTTTGCTTTAGTAAAATTTTCGGTTTTAATTGCATGATTAAAAGAATTCCAAGTATCTTTATTTAAGGTAACTCCAATTTCTTTAGCAATATTACGATATTCTTGCATTTGGCGATTTAAACTCGCCTGTGTGGAGGCAACTTTTTGTTGTTGAGCCAAAATACCTTGAACATCTTTTGTATTTATATCAACACCTAATTTTACAGTTTTTTTACTTAAATTAGTTACAAGGGACTCAATATTTTTTTCGGTTTGAGCTTTTTCTATAGCTGTTTTAAGTACGATCTGTTTTGTTTTTGTATTATTTAAAATACTATTAAGCTCAGCTTGTATATTAGCAGTAGTAGCACTTATATTAAGCCCCAATATAATTTGACCGTCTGCCTTTGCCATAAAATCACCTCCTATTATTTAATAACTATTGACCGTAATATATAAGCGGTCTTTGAATCTCTATTTTTACCCCAAGATTATTTTGAGAATTAAAATCATCTATACCTTGCTCAACAAATTGTTCTGCGGCACGATACCCGAAATTTTTTATATTTTTAAACCAAACATTCTTTTTAACGGTATAACCATCATTTAATAACCAAAAAACATTTGCACTTGAATTATTCCATTTTTGAAAAATAGATGGTCTAATTGCATTTTGAATTTTTAAGGTTACCGTTAATGTATTCCCTGATACTTTTATATCAGCAATATCCGCCGTGCTAATTGAATTTGATAGACTTCCACGATTTATTCTCGTTTGAATACATTCAGATAATAAATTGGCGGCATTCACCAATTCCTGTGCATAAGTTAAACCGGAAGGGGCTTTAAGTTTCTTTAAATCAAGATTTTTAATAATATCACTAATAGCCATAAATTTTCCCCTTAAATAACAAAAGAGCCGTTCATATGAACAGCTCTCAATTAAAAATTTTATTTTTATTTAGATGGTTTCCAACGATTACCACATTTCAAACAAGTCATAACTACTTTTCCGCTACCAATAAAACCGGTGAGTAAATTATAGCCTCTTGCTCCTGCATGATATTCTAAAGAACCACATTTAGGACAACATATTTTGTCTGTATCTGTTTTTGGATCAACATATATCAATGTAGTTGTAGAATCAACAATATTAGCGTCAATATCTGCTTTCTGAAATTTTTCACGAATAACATTCGCCTGATTTATACTAATCCCATCTTTTACAACAGGAAATTCTTGTTCTACCAACGAAGATGCATCCGCTAATCCAAAACCAGTTATTTCACGAACAATTTTAATTGCTTGAATTTTCTTATCTGAAAATTCTTTAAAAGAAGGTATAATAACTTTTTTAGATTTAAAATCCAAACTCAAATTATTTAATTTTTGAATAGGATAACCACAATGAATACAAACTTCGGCTTTATCACTAATATCTTTATTGCATTCAGGACATTTTATTAAAGCCATATAAATCACCTCATATATTATTTATATAGTTATTATACAGCAAATAATTCAAAATGTCAATACATTTACTAATTATCAGCAGAAATTTTTTGCAAAATCTGAGCATCTGTCAATTTACTATGTTTCTTTGCAAATTCATTCATTAATATCAACATTCCTTCATCTTTAATTGTATTTGACAGCCCTTCGGTCAATTGCTGTGCAACTCCATTAATAAATTCAATACCTTTTTCAATATCTTGTTTCGACTGCTGAAGCATAACTCTTTCTCCAGCAATAATTCTCTGCTGTTCAAAAACAATTTTAGTTTCAATAAGGTACACTAATTCATTAATTAAAGCCCGAAAAGCATCATTTGCTTTGTGAAACAAATCAAGTTTCTTGCATAATTCATATGTCTTATCAATATCAATAATATCTATTTTTTTGCCTGTTTTAACATCTTCTTCATCAACTTCATCAACTTTTTTTGTAAAAACAGGAACATCAGAAAGCATTTGAAGAACTGTTATCTGAAATATTGCATCTCTAAACTCCGGTCTGAATTCATTGTTTCCATCAAAACAACCATTTACAACTCTATCTATCAGGGCAGATTTTTCATCAATCGTCATTTCTGTTTTTAAAGATACATCAAAACTCTGTTCTCCAAAATTATATACAACAATGGTAGTTTCCGTATCTTTGGTTTTTGCAAGAAAATCCGAATAAATTTTTGTATTTTTAGCCATATATAAATCCTCCATTATTTTTAAATATTCTATATTATGCTTTGGATTTCTTTTCTTCTCGTTTAAGACGTTTATATTCTTCGTAATCAATCCAACCGCCAAACTTCTTTATCCATGTTATCCACTTATACGATATATCCGGATAATGATACCAAAACATTTTTCTTTTAATAAGAGCCTTTTGATCCGGATACCCCTTCGTATCAATAATCTCTTCATGACCATCTTTATATTTAACAAAGAAATCAGCAACATAAGTAATCGACCGTACTGTTTTATTGTCATGTATGAACTTTGGTTGCAACTCATATGGTTTTTGCATTTCAATTTTTACCACATCGCCGCTCTTCTCTAAAGGACAAAGTACATCTCTGTAATATTTCATTTCCAATACAGAATCAAAAACAATACCATTATAAGTTCGTGAACTGGCATCTTTATCAACATTAAATTTTGTTCTATTCAAATTATAATCAACTCCATAAAAAAATAGGGAGAAGAGAATATATTTTCTCGTTCTCCCCAAATATTCATTTTGCATTTTGTGATGCATTATATTTTTTCTGATCAAATCTTTTATGATTATAATCAGACTTTTCGTTTTCTCCCTTAGAAGTATTTGTTTCAACATTTTGATTTGAAGTTTCCGTGTTTGTTTTAGTTATAACAGGCTTTCTTCTGCTTTCCAATACACGTTTTAAATATTCCTCGCCACATTCCGGAGAACATGCCACTTCCATATAATTAAAAGCACCAATCTCCTTAGAAGATTTCGCACAAGGAATAAACTGTTTTCCACAAACCCTACAAGGAGCAGTTCTGTTTGACATAACAAATCACCCCATCCAAATTACTCGGTTACATCTGCTGTATTTGCCCCAAAGACTATCATCTTCCAGAATACAGAAGAACCATTTCCGCAAACAGAAGCTAAAGAAGTTGCTTCAAAACTATGTGCTGTCTGGCTATCACCAACTGCAATGTCAAAGTTACCGCTAAAATCCGCATAAGGAATAAAGAACTGTACTCTATATTCATTTTTGCATTTATCTTCAGCAATTACATCAACATAAAGTTCTAACTTATCAGAATAATTGTCCGAAACATTCTCAATAACAACATCTGCTTTAATTTTTCTCTTGTAGTATACCGTAATTTCATCGCCTTCAGCAACATCGCCCTTGAAAAATGAAAATTTCTTCGTAGTAGGATCATACGCAAATTCTCCTGTTTTGGAAGCTGTTGCATTCTGCGTAAGAGTTTTCTTAATAGTACCATTAGAATTCTTTATGTAAAGTTCTCCGATTTCATTACCGGCAGTACCCACCGCAACATAATTAGAAGTCGCAATAATATCTTCACTTTCTTTTGTAGCAACGATATAATCCGGAATTTTTACCGTAGTTACAGCATCATTTTCTCCGGCTTTACCAACTTCCGTTTCAATTAATCCAAGAGATACCATACCGTTAGTACCACTAACTTTTACAGCTTTATTTCTCTTTAACATACCAATAGTACGACCGTTTCTACCGGTTAAATTGGTATTTTCCTGTGTATTACCAATAGTACAATTCTGCATTTCATCTAACAAGAAACGAAAAGCTCCGCCATTAATACCACAAGCCATAATTGTTTCAAAGCTCGTGATAGAAAGATCATTAACGTTTAACATAGACTTTCCTCCTTAAATAAAATTAAGATGTCATACAAGGTGACATCCAATGTAGTTTATCTATATTTAATTTACTTAAATCAACAGTGCCAAAATAAGCACCGGTAATTGTTTGTTCCCAATTTTTCTTTTTGGGAATTTGCTGTAAGCTTGCATTAAATTTATATATACTTAAATCCATACAAGTTTCATAATTATATTTAAATTCCTCAGTGTTGACCATTTTAATAATGCTTTCATCTAAAAAAGACGTATGTTTTTTTCTTGCAGCTCTTTGTTGTTTAAGACGATTTCGCTCTATTAAATATTTTTTAGCTTCTTCATTGCCGGCTTTCTTATCCGTTTTTGTCCAAAAATGAATTTTACGAATAGCCGTAGCAATTTCATATTGAATTAATTTATCAATAACAGGATTTTCGTCTTTATCAATCAATAATTTTTCGCCGGTTTTAGTATTTTCTGCAAATCTTAATTTACTAAAATCAAAAGAACCAAACACAATAGACAAATCCTTTTTTTGCATCATAAAACTTTCAAGCATCATAAGAAATAGCTGATATTCGCTTATGGTTTCATAATCAATTTGCATATCATCAAATTGAACCATAAGATCATAGGGTACAGATGTAAGCAATTGCACAATTTGATAATACTCACTCTCACCGTAATCATATATTTCGCCTATAGTTGGTATATATATTGAAATTGTATCATTGATACAATTTTGGTTTGTTCTTAATAAACTTTGAGCATTTGTCAACTACCTCACCGTCCTTTATCTCCATTGATAGAAGGACGATTATATTCCGCTACTGAATATTGAAGAGCTATCCCATGATAATCAGTTATAGGGTTAATATCATCCATGCCCTCCAATTTCACTCTGCCTAATCCTAATTCAAGACTACCATTAAATAATTCTTCAATAGCCTCGCCAATATCATCAGGTCTTAACCCATCAGAAGTCCTCATTAAACTTTGATGTGTAAATATATAAAAAGAAATTTCCATTTGTTTATAAGTTTTATTCATAACTCTTGGTGAGGCAACTCTATAACATATATATGTACTTGCCTCTTTTGTAACATCAGGAGTATATGCATAAGGAAATATTCTTGTATATATTAAATTCCGATTCGGCACAGGAGAATTAGAATTGTCGGTTATCAGTTCTACAATTTTTTTGTCGCTGCAAAGAGTTTTCATAATCAATTTACGATATTCCTTTACTTCTTTTAATAAAGCCAATTATAACCCTCCTTTACAACCATTTATCGTCAGTTTCTTTTAATTCTGTTCCGCTACCAATCTTATCTTCCCACGCATTTGCAATAAGGTTCTCTTTATCATCTGTTTTTTCATTAAACTGATCTTCCAAAACATATAATCTTAAATAACCATTATTCTGACCATCTGCATAACTCGTGGTATCCATTTGTGTTACCCGATAAGCCGTTGGTAATTTTTTATTTCTATCTAATAAAAAACGAAATCCATTATCAATGAGTAGTGTATGTTCGTCACAAGGCAGAAAAACAATATGAGCCGCTGAACCTATATCTATCATGCGGCGATTTTCTTCACCTGTACCATATTGAGTTGCATTATACATACTAATAGGATATTCTCTTTGTTCTCCGGTAAGCGGAGATAAAAATTTTAAATAGAAATTACAATACTGTAATGTACCTTCCCAATTTATTCCATGCAAATTCGTAACTCCAACACAAAGCCAATACCCATTCTTTTTACCCCACGGAATTATATCTCCCAAATAAAATGGTTCATCAATTTGTGTTTGAATTGTAGCTTGAAAAGGTAGAGTAGATTTCCATTTATAATCATATATTCTCGGATGTATAATCCTATCTGAATACCATATAGGACAACCCTCAACAACATAAGAGGGATCATCTGCGAATGTTGATTGTATTAAATGACGAGCATTTTCTATTTGTTCTTCACGCATTGTTTTACCGCCGGCATTCATTCTTTTTAAAAAATTTAAATATCCACTCACAGATTATCACCTCCAATCTAATTTTTTCTTTTTATCCATGAATATCTTGATAAAAGAGTTTCGTTATCAGACAAATACTTATCTCTAACTGCCATTACAGCATTAAGCTGATTAGCAGGAGAAAAAGCATTGAAATCTTTGCTTGAAAGTGTTTGTTTTAAAGCAAGTGGAACACGAATATAATTACTATCTAAATAATTGATAACCATATAATTAGATAAAATTTCTATTTCTGTGTCATTTAAATTTTCATTAAATCCACTCTCATTACGATCTGATAAATCAATCTTACAAATTCGGAAAGACACTATAGCCGGACGAATATAATCAGATAAAATTTCATAAATATCCTGTTCGTCTAAATTAATAAAATCATAATCTTTAATTTTTGATAAAACACTTTCATATAAAACAGTATAAGGAGTACCCATAAAGGTTCACCTCCTTAAATTAAATCCATTAAGTCAATCTCAAATTCATTTTCAAGCAAACGAATAATTTTGATATTAACGATTTTACCCTGTTTAACTGCATTCCTAATCTTTTCAATTACTTCAGGTTTATCCTTTTCTGTCACATAACAAATCTTATCCTTGACCGCCTCAACATCATTACCATAGAGCAATCTCATATCTGCTCTCATATTGAATTTAACAGCAAAAATATCATCAATGCCAAGTTTCCTTAATGCTATTTCATTTTTGGGATAAAGCCATTTTTTTGTAAAATAACCTTTATGTTTATTTTTCATAAGTTTTAACTGAGCGAAAGTCATTTCCTGCTCATCGCCAACTTCCGCCCAATTAAAATAATCTAAAGTTTTAGGACAAGTATAATGCACGTTAGGAACAAGGGCTTTTACGATAATCTTATCATTATCACGAATGGATTTTGCAGCATTATTTGCAGTTGCATTTTCATTCTGCGCCATTCAAATTCACTCCCTTATTATTTTTTAAGCTAATGTCCATTCACCGAATACATTATCGGCAACTACACCAATACCGGCTTTTGTCTGAATCTGTGCCTCATAAGTCATATCCGCATTTTCCCTTTCATCGGTAATCTGCTTCATTCTGCTTTCGCCTTCATAAACGAATTTAATAGGACGAGTAGCGTTACTTACGATAAGAATCTTATCGGTAGATAATTCAAACTCATACGTGCCGGCTTTAAATACATTAGGAAGAACGACAAGTTCATAACCTTCCCAAGTAGTAACAACACCATTCTTTTTGCGTTCTTCTTTTGCAGAATCAGCAACCCAATTATCCTCAATTTTACCCTGCAACTTACGCAGTGCAGTAGCCGAACCCACAAATACGGGCTTATTGCCGGTTGCAGTCTGAACTTTTTCGGCAATTTCAAGCAAAGCTTCTTTTTCGCTATCAGTACTTAAAGTACCTTTACCACTAAAACCATTAGGAAGAACATCTCCCATATTGGAAAAAGCAGTATAGATCGCATTTTGGAAAGAATTAAGGAAAGATTTACGAGCCTTTTCTAACAATGCTGCAAAAGAATCAATATTCTTCATAAATCTCTCAAATTCATTATAAAAATGAACCTCAAACCATGTAGTCTTAACACTAAACGAAGAACCAATATCAAATCTTTCTCTAATTGTATCCCAATGATTTCCTGAGAAACGAGATACTGTTAAGAAAGTATTGTCCTCTGCATAGAATTCGTTTGTATCACCTAAGTCAACACGTCTTTCTTCAACAAATCTATTGAAGAACTCATTTTCTTTCCAACCTTCCGGAAGTGTCTGATCAAGAATTACTTCAATTACCTCAAAAATATCATTCTTGTACTTACGATATGTACGGAAATTAAACTCAGCTCCGCCCAGCACTTCATTAGTAATACGTTCTCTAATCTGAGCTTCAATAGTCTGAGCATCAGTTTTTACATTTTCTGCAACAAAGTTTGCTAAATCGCCGGTATAATGATCTATACACATTGCAATTAACTCCTGCTTTGCTTTAGAGAAGTTCGCAATTTTACTCATATTACAAGCCATAATTAATACCCTCACTTTCAGATTTTTTATTATTTTTCAATAATGTCATTTCTCTTAATATGTACCCAATACATAGTAGACGGTCTGCCATAAGTCTGACCTTTTACAGTTGTAAATCCAAGTCCTCTCTTAACCGGATCGCCGATCTGAGCGACAAAACCGCATCCAGCAGTTTCGGCTTCTGTAGCAACAATTTTAAGCGTTGTTTTACCCGCTTCAAGAATTGCATACTGACCTTTTTTAATTTCACTCACACCTGTAGCATTAAAACCAGTCGCAGACACGGCATATACATCGCCATCAATTAAACTATACGCTCTAAAGGGTTCGTCTGCCTTGTTGATATAATTATAAAGAGCCTGATTTGTTTTCTTACTTTCATCATAATCCCATTCAGGATGTGCAATGAGAACCGCTCTTTTAGCATTAATAGTATCAGCATCAAAAACGCCAAACTCATATGTTTCTTGCCCCTGTACATCTCCTGCAAGATCGCCCACATAGCCAATATGACCATTCTGAATATCTTCATCAGAAATTAAACTATAAAGATGTCCGCCACCTTTTACAGCGGCAAGTTTGGAAGTTTCAACAACAGTATAATTTTTATCCATTAGAAATACCTCACCTTCAATTATTTTGTAGCAAGTACACCATAACGAGGATTAATCTCAGCTTCCGGCTTTACCTCAGGAACACCGGCAGTCATGGGAACACCACTCTTAGGATTCTTGCTAAAATCTGTATTAATATTTTTCTCAGTAAATAAAATAGCACATTCACTTCTGATTTCTTCAAGAGTATAATTATCACGATTTTTCTTCAAATCGCTATACTTCTCGTTGTCAGAAAGATGTGCATCAAATTTTTCAAACTCAGCAGATTTTGCTGTTTCAATAGCTTCTGCCTCACGCTTTTCAGCTTCAGCAACATAATTGTCATATTTAGGTTTAATGTTATCATACTCAGATTTAAGAGTAGTATAATTTTCAACAGCAGTATCTTTTTCACCAGTAATAGATGTAACCTGACCTTCCATAAAATCAGCAACACCAGCAACTACATTTTCAATAGTAAAGATAGGCTCATCTGTGCCAGACTCTTCAAAATCTGCATATTGAGTTTTCTTTCTCTTTTTATTATCATAATCAAGTTTGATATTATCACCATCCATAGTATAAGGAATTCCATACAATCTGTAATGGTCTTTTCTATCACATACGATTACTTCTTCGCCTTGAACATCAGTCAAATAATATCTGCCGCTCTCATAACCCCACTTATCAATGAAACGGTGTTCATCAAGTAAAGCTCTGATTTCGTCAAGTTTCTCCATGATGGTCAAAGCAAAGTCATTAATAGGTTTAGACATCGCTTTTCCTCCATTCATATTAGATACACGAGAATATTCGTTTAATTTTTTCTTAATATCTTGTGAAATTGTATCTACAGAAAATACCGGCAATGCAATACTGTCAATCATAGCTGGTTCAATAGATTCATCAGTACTGGATAATAGACAACAGCCATTAAAATTAAATTTAGTAAACTTAAATGTACCATCTTCAAGTTCCTCGCCCTCAATAGAAGAAAGTTCCAATTCCATAGAGTGAGGTTTGCCACCATCTTTCTCGAAAATAGATACGGCTTCTTCAAATTTAGTCCATAAAAGCGCATCTACACGGAAATAATTTCGTGTCACTCCGTCAGAAGATACTTTCTTTACCCACCGATAATTACAGCTTTCGGGAACAACACCATAAGCTGAACCACCATACACATATTTTTTGCCATCAACTGTTTCAATTTCCTTATATTCATGACCTTGATAATCTTTTACACCATCAGGATTCATCGCAATATATCCAAGAACAGGAGTATTCTTAATACTTTCGGCGTTAGCATCAACAATCTCGTGTTCAAAAATTGAACCATTAAAATTTAATCCCTCATGGAGAACATCAATAGTTATTGCCAAAAAACGAGTATCATTAGTATCAATAACTTCATTAACCGTAAACTCAACCGGTAATCTGCTATACTTTTTAATATCCATTTTCTTTTAGCCTCCTTTCTGTAAAAATATATATAAAAACGCAATAATGCGATTTTACCTGTTTGCATTAGAATCATTATCTAACGTTTTCTCTCCGCTGTCATCAAGTAATTTACCTTGACTTTCATTTGTTGGTCTACCAACTTCATCAGTAGATTGAGTATAAGAAGTAGGGAGAGGAATCAAGTGATTATGTAATTCAAAAACAACATTTTCAGAAAATAAATTTCCCATCATTCTATTTTCAGACATTCCAAGTGATACAACATAATCCACTTTAAAAGGCAATCCATGCTCCGCCGCTTTTAAATAGGCATCCGAAACATCATTTTTATTAAATACAGTAGAATCTTGTATTCTAAAAGCAAATTTATAATTTGTTTTATTAAACTTACGTATCTTAAAAAGACGATTCATATATCGCTCAAACTGCCTATATACCGTATAGACAATTGCAGCATCATTCTCAACAGAATATTTAAGAGCAGTGCTTGTTGTAGCACCATTAAATAATTGAGATGGTGTACCTGACGAATCATAAAGATTTTCGATAGCATCACTCAAATTATTCGTATTGTTCGTATTATCCTTAAAACTGATCGCTTCCGCTGCACCTAAAGTATGAATAAGTCCAACATCATCAGGCATATTTGCCTTATTTGTTTCAGCAAATGTTAAAATTGTATCTTCCGTTAAAAGTGGTTTATCTACTGTATTTTTATCAATAGGAATTTCAATAACGATAGCTTTATAATTATCTACACGTGCTTTTTGTAATTTTAATTTTTTATAAATATCAATATCAAAAATATCCTTCGCCAACATAATTAAAAGAGGCAAAGGATAAGAACAACTTTCATTTAATTTTATACAAATTTGTTTATCGGCACTTGGAATATACCATCCGTCTTTATAAGCAACATTATGTCGATAGTCTAAATAAGCCTGTTGTAAATAAATTGGATAGCATCCTATATCAATAGGATTAATTGCTGATAAATTTATCTTAAAATTAAAAACACCATCTTGAACCTGTGCTATTTTACACATCTTCAAAGGTAATTTAAAAATAAAAAAATCTGTATTATCTTCAAAAATTAAACCACAAAACAAATCTTCAGAAGGCAATACAGACATTATTTTTGAAAATTCGTGTTTTAAATTCATTTTTTCAAGTTGGCTATGTAATTTATAAAAATCTTCTTTATATTTTTGAATTATATCATTGCCTTTATCAATTTTTACATCATAAGTATCTATACGATAATTGAATAATCCCATTGTTCCAAAATATCTGTTCATTCTCATATAAAAAGAAGAAACTGTCATCAAATATTTACTTGTATCAACGAGAATTTTATTATACAAACTCGGATTAACAAGAGCTTTTTCAATTTGTTCAACAGTATATAAACCGACTCTATTATCCTTCAAAATATCAGTTTTAGAACATAATTCTGTAATCATTAATCTTTTAAATGCAGTTAAATCTAAAGGCTTTTTCCCTTCCTCTGTATCACGAATTGATTTTTCATCTTTATCATATTGCTCTTTTGAATAAAGAGTTTTGGATTTTGTCATATATATCACCTCCAATCAATACATATTAGGTTTACGATTTAATTTTTTTAATCTCTGAACATAAGATTCTGCATTAAATTTACTTTCATTATTTAAGCTGTCTTTTACTTTTACTATGTAATATAGTAAATATGCAACAGCAGAAAATCGGTCTTTGTCAAATTTATTGACAACTTTTTCAATAGATAAATTTTTACCATTTTGAATTAATTTCAAATTGCCAACCTCTTGAAAAAATAATTCTTCCTGAACATACGGCATGACTTTTGAATTTAAATCATCATCATTTTTAATTGAATAATCTCCACCATTTCGATTTTCTAAAAATCTTAATTTACAAGAATCAATTATATCTATAAAATTTGAAATAATTCTTGTTTGAGCAGATTGTGCTTTTATATCATAAAGACAAGTTTCTGCATTTTTAGTTTCAGGCTCGGCAGTAGTATTGATTGTATTCCAAGCTGGATAAGTTTCTCCGGTTTTAGGATCATAAGTTTCCTTCATTAGTTCATCTATCAAGCCAGTACCAAGACCATTACCGTCAACAATTGCAACTTTAGCATTATATCTTTTCATTACACGTTTTACAATACAAGCCTGAGTGGAAAAATTAAGCATATTAGATATATGTATAATATTTGCCAATTGAATCTCTTCAATTTTTCCGTCTGAACTACGTATAACTTTACCAACAGCTACTGAAGATTGGTTATTAGTTTTTTTTTGCGAACGAGCAACGTCCACTCCGATATAATATTCATCAGCTTCTGAAGCCGTTGTCAAAATCGGTTCAGTAAGAGTTCTACACTTCATCAAATTATTTATATTAACCAATGCTCCTGTTGCACTACCAACCCAATTCCCACCATAGTTCATGTCAAAAGCTATTGGAGAAGAATCCATCTTTTTTTTCAATATAGTACTTTTACTTGAACCACGTCCATACCAACATCCTAACATCCAATCAGAACCTAATACAATTTTTCCTTTCAAATCACGCATATCACGAATCATTTGTATACTACGGCGATACTCGTCCGAGCCTCTAAAACCGGGTGTTGTAAAGAAATTAATTTGTTGATTTAATTCTTCGGGATTGATAATCGCTAATTTACCGGTAGTAATTCGTCCCACTTCAACTACCGGCTCTAAAGCATCTTCAAAAGTAACATTATCCATCAGGTTCGATTCTTCTATGTTCAATCTTTTTCTACGCTGACCTTTACTTGATTGTGCATTTGCAAGGGCATCAATTCTTGCTCCATTTTTAAAAACAATTAAAGCATCACCCTTAATAAAACTTGTTTTTTCTACTTCATTTTGTAACATAGGATAATAACGAACCAACTCATTCCATTTATCCTTTAAAAGAGAAGCTGCGTTTTCTTTTGTCTGTGCAGTAAGACCAAGTTCAATATTTGGGTAGCGAATTGCAATAATAACCATTGTTGCAACCTCACAAAATGTTTTTCCCCAACCACGAGGCATACAACCATACTCGCTAAAAAATCTTGCACCACATCTCATAAAGATTCGTTGATCAGTATGTAATTTAATTCCGCCTTCTTTAGGAGCTAATAAATCCAATGCTTTATCTGGATACCACTGCCATATGTTAGCTAAATCTTCATATTTGTCCATGTTTGAAAGAAAAACGGAATCTGTATTCAAAATATTACTCATACATCATCACCTCGGCTATATTCGGGCGGCAATGTAATAAATTCTTTAATTTTTTCTCTATTATTTAAAGTCGGATCATCTGTAAAAATATTATTTGGATCACCATATTGCTCAATGTATTCTGCAACTTTTTCATCGTAAAATTTATAAACATCCTCATAAGAGCATTCTGCTTTCCCCTCTAATCTACGACAATAATTAATAAAACACCAGATAATAAAATCTGGTGCATCATTCGGACGATATTTATATTTTGGCATAATCCTTATAACATCTTTAGTCCGTTCTAACTTCTGAAAAAATTCTGAAAAACTACTAATTCCACCTTGCAAATCACTTTGATTTAACTGCTTTAAAGCATCATTAGCCAACTTCGCCCATTTTTCAGCATCAGTTGTATTATTTAGCCGAGATGAAATTTCTTCTTTAGTTGAAAAACGAATATATCTTAAAAGTAATTTTTTTTGACTATTAGTAATATTAGGATAATCATCTTTTAAAGAAATCCAATAATTCCACATTATTTTATATTCTTTTGAAGTATAACCTTCTCCGAATAATTCAATCATTTCAGTAGTAATAGTAAATTCATCATCATTAGTAAGATAAACTACTTGATCGTCAGAACGAACCTCTTTTACAACATCCTCGCAAGCAGTTTCATCATTATATGATAACCCTTGTTCCCAATTAAGTGTTCGTATTTGAGTTAAGGTTTGTATATTTTTAAAATAATACCCAATGATTTCTTTCTTACTGCCTTTAGGTGCTTTTTTCCCTTTATATAATTCTTCATATTGTTTCACTGCGGCATTATAATATTTAGCAATAAAAGGTCTATCAATTTGTCTTAAAACATTTTTTAGCTTTTCAATACTTACGTCATCTTTTTCCTCATCGTAACAACTGTTTTTTATACTTTCTTTACACATAGGTAAATAACCATCAGTATGAAAAGGGTTATAACTGCGATAAAATTCTCTTACGATATGTTCTGTGCCACAAGCATTACAATATTTTTTCTTAACTTTTCTTGTTTTAGATGCGACAGAGCCGCTTGTTTTTTTTGACATTCTGCCACCTCCGATATAATTTTGGGTGCGGAGGGAAGATTTGAACTTCCGACCTTCAGCTTATGAGGCTGACGAGCTACCAGACTGCTACTACTCCGCAATATCCTGCGATATTTTTAGTCCTCGCAATAGACTACATCTGTATCTCAGATGCCAAGCCCAATACCCTGTCGAGTATCTATTTGATAGATAAACATACTTATCTATATCCCTTGTATGTAAGGCTGCTCTTGTCGAGCAATGGTGCTGGTAGTGGGACTTGAACCCACACGATGTTTCCATCAACGGATTTTAAGTCCGTTATGTCTGCCAATTCCATCATACCAGCATATTAATGGTGCGCCGAAGTGGACTCGAACCACCGACATTTCGATTAAAAGTCGAATACTCTAACCAACTGAGTTACCGGCGCATATTTCCATACCACTATCGCCTTGTTTGTGTATGGATAAGAATTTAAAATTCCCCTTGTTGAGTTGCAAAGTATAGTTGCTTCAACAGGCACTCAACTATTCTCCCTATACTCGGATACCAATTTCACCTTAAATTGGACGGTCATACATTTTTGTTTAATGGATTTCACAAGTCAGCATGATAGACTACCAAGAGGCTCAACGTGGTACGCATCTAAATGATTAAGCGTGTTGAGGTTAAAATAGGTTACGATCCTATCCCATGTTATCTATAGCCTCTTATAACATGTAATATGGTGGGAAGAGATGGATTTGAACCATCGAATCCCGAAGGAGGCGAATTTACAGTCCGCTGCACTTACCACTATGCGACCTTCCCATATGGTGATGGCAGAGAGAATTGAACTCATCATTATAACCTTGAAAGGGTTATGTCCTTACCATTAGACGATGCCACCATTTTTGGCAGGAGCAGAAGGATTTGAACCCACATAAACAGCTTTGGAGGCTGACGTGTTGCCATTACACTATACTCCTATATGGCTGGGATAACTGGACTCGAACCAATAAAACAAGAGTCAAAGTCTTGTGTGTTACCAATTACACCATATCCCAATATTTTTGGAGAGATATACGAGATTTGAACTCATACCTTTTGTTTGGAAAACAAAAATGCTACCATTACACTAATATCTCATAGCACCTCTATTCAGATGCCATAGGAAAATAATTACTCTAATTATATATTTAATTATATCTTCAAAATAGGAGGAAGAGTAATTATAGCCTGAACTTCAATTTTATATTTCGGAAATTATCTATTCTAATTTTGTATTATGATGACTCATATTGACATTCTCTAAACTCTAAACTCTAAAATAAAAATCCAAATAAATCTATAAAAATAATCAAAACACTATATTAAAAATATAAATGTCAATAAGTCATCTATGTTTTATTCTTCAAGAAGGAAGAATAAACATAGCCGAAAATCTATGGAAAATTTTATATCTGATTATCTTAATTTAAAACTTTCTATTAAAGAAGAAAGATATAAAAATAGCCAAAATAAAATATTATATCATTCTGCTTAACTTTTTGCTAACTGATACTTTTACTTTTTTAGTTGCTGGCAAAACGCTTTCTTTGCCGGTTCTCGGATTTTTATATTTTTTTTCATCAGATTCTTTTACAAATAAATCCAAAAAACCATGCAAATGAATTTTTTTGTTTTGCCTTAAACTTTCAATGATTGCCTCTTCATACGCTTGAACAAATTTTTCTACTTCACATTTATATGAACCGGTAGTTTCGGCAATTTGATTAATTAAATCTGTCCTATTCATGTTTCAACTCCCGATTTTCTGCTTTAATATTATACTGACATAACTTACCATCTTCTTTGGTGAATATCAGCATCGTCTGTCCTGCATTTGAATATAAACGATGCTCGTTAGCATAGTCATCTGTTCCACATAAAGCACTAACCAGTATATTTTCAATCCCAAAACTTTCAAACAATTCAAGATGATGTTTATCTGCACTGATAGTATAATCAATTGTTTCCCCATAAAGTTTTGAAAATAAAGTATTTAACATTACACCTAAATTTTTAATATTATCCAAATCTCCATGTGTGCCGCAAATATTATAACCACACACATTTAATTTAATAAATTCTTTAAATTCAGAATTTACAACAGTTATGTCATTTCTATCTTTAAATCTTTCATTCATCCACCACGGAATAACTTTTTCCATATTATCCTCATGAATGCTTTCCTTTTTATTCTGAATAGTACGCATATGATTTCCGTATGTAGAATAAATCAATGTTTCATTAGTATAATGAGATAACTCATTTATAGCCTGTGCAAGCAACTCTGCGACCTGCATAATTTGATCACAAACTTTTTCTTCAGCAGCGACACGTGCTGTTGTATGAATCGCTCCGTGAGCAGTATCGCCTAAAAGCAATACATGAATTTTAGATGGTTTTTGTTCTTTTAACTGAACACACATTTTAGATATAACATGTTGTAATCTGCTTTTACATATTTTAACATTATACTGATTCCAAATATTATCCGTAACCATACCATAATGTATATCTGCCAAACATATAACAGCTTCCTTTTCCGTTGTTGAAACCGGTGTCGTAAAAGTAAGAGGAATTTGTTCATTCATTTTGTCAGCGCATCTTACAATCTCTTTCAATAAATGTTCAGCTCTTGAATCAATCGCCAATAATTTATTATATTCTCTACGTTGATCATACACTTGTCGTTTTATTTTATAAAGTTCATCTTTCTGCTGTTGTATCTGTTTTGAATACGTATCACTATTCATTTTAGAAAATACTTCTTCATAAAAAGGAATTGCATATTGCACCGGTTTTCTATAAGCTGAAGCAGTTCTATACTTAGATTCATCTTCACGCCACTCTGCATTAATAAGAGGGGCTGCTTCTTCCCAAGTTACACCGGCTGTACCGTTTTCAATTGCAGTACCAACTCTCCAAAGATAAGCACGTTCACATTCATCAGGCAATTTATGAAAATCTATCATGCAAATCGCCTCCGATCATTTATTCTTCATCCTCATCAAGCATATCTGCTGTTTTATCCTCATTGGTTTCATCATTGTAATCAAGACATTCTTCCATTGTTAAAGTAATGAGCATATCTTTTTTTGCACTATCATGAAATTTCATAAGAGGCTTCAGCTTTTCACAAACCTGATAATGTGAACACTTATCACATAAAAAATTATTAATCATTTCAATCACCTTTCGATATTATTTTTATAGTTATTAGTTTTTGACATTTTATTATGCCGTTCTTCAAGAATCATTGCAGCCTGATTATTAGTCCTGCGAATCAAACGAAGGTATTTATCATTTTCAGGAAGATAATATTTATGTCGTTTGCTTTTTTGGATACAGGTACGAACAATCTCTGCCTGAGGATACCTCGCTCTTACAAGTTGAGATTCTTGTTTTGAAATTAAAATCAATCAAATTCAGTCCTTTACAAATAAATTTGGGATGTTCTTCCCTTATAACTTTTTTTGTGATTCTTTAAAACTAACGCATTATCGAAAGTATTGAAAATTATAATTTATAAAAAATTGACCAAAACCCACTGAATATTGTATGTTTTTAAAGATTTTTAACTTTATTATAACTAAAATTATAAATATCAATATCACCATTTTCACATTCTTCAAGTCGATAAATAGTTTCTTGACTTTTTTGTATTAAATCATAAAAACATTCATTTGCAGTTCCGAATAATGTATCAAACAAAAACTTTGAAACATCAGAGAATTCCTTTTTATCAATGATAGATAATAAATATCTCATAGTTTTTTGTCCTATTATCAATGATGAAATATAATCAATGCATTCTTGTCTTACTTCCTGAGATATTTCACGTTTCTTTCTATTTGACAACTCATTTTCATTAATCCATACTGATGAAATCTTCTTTTTTGTTTCACGAATATTCTCTATGATTTTTTCAACCTGCGGATATTTTACATAACCGCACAAAGTTTCCATTGGAATTAAACATTCTGAAAATGTCAACAATTCTTTTTTGGATAAACGGCAAGTTCTGAATTTATTAATACTAAGTTGTAAGTAATCCATAGCCGTTTCATACTTTTGATAAGACATCCTACCACGCTCAATATGAATAATATCATCAGAGTTATTTTTATACTGCAATGCATCTCCACGTTTTTCTATTACACAACATTTACTAAAACCGTCATCTTCTGTTTCTTTATATATATAATAATCATCACGATAACCTTTATACCCATCTATATATTTAAAAAACAAAGGACGAATATGACGATCTTTATTATCTCGTTGATCATATTTTCTTTTTAAACATTGTAATTCATATGTATTGTTAGCTGGATTTTCTCTCTTGGCAGAATCAATTTCCAAATTGCTCATAACATCAAGCTGTGCTATATCACAATACAAATCCATAACATCCTCAATATTTGCACCTTTATTGATTCTATCCCACAACAAAGAATTAAGCTCCTGTGAAAGATTTATAATTTCACCGATTTTATTTATGCTTGTTTTAATATCCAAATCAGCTTGTTCTTCAGAAGTATATTTACGATCTTTCATTGTAGAATCAACTAATTTTGTAGGAACAGGAAAATTATCATAATTTCTTTTTGCTGCTCTAATAAGAATTTCGTTATCTGTAATCAACATGGTATCGCTATCAAAATCAGAACCGGATAAACGTTCAAGTAAATTATCATTTATACTGTTCACATATACAATTTCTTTTGTTGGATTTAAATATTTGCTTATTAATGGACGAAGCACATTTTTAGTAACAAGAATATTTCCGATAGTTACATGAGGACTTCTTGAACCTAAAATCTCAATACCGTTATCAAAATTAATACTATGAATAGTATTTTTTTCAATAATTGTAGAACCATCAAATACACCAATAGACTGTTTCAACATCTCAATGGGATTTCCACATAGAGTACTATAATTTCCTTTTACTAAAATATGACCACAGCGAAGATTTTTTAAAAAAGATTTAATTAAATCATCTCTAAACTGTTGATATATTTTTGTTTTAGCAAAATTATCATTAATTCCAAGCATTTTATAAATAATATCGTTTTTAGAAGTAATGGCTTTAGTATAAAATGTATCATCAGAAGTACAATACTGATAGCCAATCTGATGTCTTAAAAATGCTGGATCGGTTTTGATCATCCTTGCATAATCAAGAGAGGGTTTTACTAATTCATCAACTTCTTCCGGTGTCATTTGCAAAGTATTGAGTAACTGATAATGCGTTTGTACCATTCTACCATCAAAAAAATGAGTTGGTTTTTCATGTTTTACAACACCAAATGTTGATTCCATTGTATCAAACCATTTATTCATTGTTCCAAATTTCATATATTTAATTGAACTTGGAGTAGTAATGAGCTTAACATCCTCAATTCTTGTAGCTCTGGTATATCCGTTAAGTTGCTCAACTCTTGTAATTCCATTATCAGCAAACCATTTTTGAATATTTGCATTAAAACAACAAGATTTAAAAAACCTTGCTCGCAAAAGAAGCATTCCATAGTTTTCATATTTTGTTCCAAATAAACTTTTATCCATAAGAGATTGACCATCCCAAATACTATTAGAAATTTCTACAATTTCCGGTTTAGAAACCAATCTATTATTAACCAATCGTGTTGCAACAACTTTATCTTTAAATACGCTTTTATAATCATCTACAACTAATATGTTTTCGGGATATATTTGTATAGTATCAATAATACTACTAAGCGTAAGGGCTATGTATGGTTCTAATGATGCTAAATCTATATTTTGTCCATTTTTAACTTTAATACCACACATTTCCCATTTATGCATTCTATAATAAAGTTTTTCATCAATAAATAAGCATTTACCAACACGACTCGAACCGGAACTTCTTTTAAATCGAACATATTTAATACCATCGCATATAAATCCATTTTCATAAAGATTTTCACGAATATTTGCAACAGAATTTAAAGTCAATATATTACTCCGAGCTTTATATACTCCTTGATCAAAATAAAAATATTTTCCTAATAAATCATTTGAAATAGGAGATATAACATCTTCATTTATTTTTATACCAATAAGTTCTCCGTTTCTTATACATACATTATCTTCAAAATCTTGATCTGAAATCATATAACCAAATTTAACATATGTATTTGTCTTTATTTTATTAAAATCTTTATTAGAATATTTAAATGTCACATTGATAATCCGATGAGTATATTCTTTCTTATTTTTTATAAATGAAAAATCTCTTCTACGATACACTCTTTCATAAACATCTCTGAGCTTAATCAAATCAAGACTAAAATCAAGAGTATTAATAAATTTAGAAGTATTAAACTCTCCGCTTTTCATACGTAAATTATAGCCAATACTGTTATTATCTTTATAGTTATTTGCGATAAAAATATCTTTCCCATCAATGGACGGAATATAAACTGCATTAGTATTAATTGTCTACACCCTCTTTGTTTTTTATTTGAGGATAATAAAATTTTGCCTCATCTTTTAACACTTCTCTGTATTCTTGTGGAATATCACCGTTAAACCATAAATTATTTGTTCTGACAATCCTTCCATCAAAATATTCTATATAAAATACTCTGCCGCCAAAACCGGCAAATTGTGAATGATACGAAGGCATCGGTTCTCCAATCGTATAACAAACACCATTGATTATTACATGTTTGTCTTTTTCACTTATAATCTTATTCCAAAAATTTTTTACAAAACATTTATGACTACACAATATAGCATTTGTATATTTGCTTTCTTTAATTTCTTTTCCGCATATAATGCATTTCAAAATTTATCACCTGCCTAAAATCTCTTTTACTTTTCTTAACTGTTCAAGAGAAAACTTATTACCAAAAACAGAAATGTTAGACAACCAAAGATTAAGCTCCTTCTTTTCTTTATAATCATTAAGTGCTTGAATAGAAGGAAAACAAATATCTGCCGCACCATATTCACATTTTTCAACTAATCCAAATGAACAATAATCTTCAACACTATATTTAGATACAGGATAACCATAATCTACAGTTATGTATTTTCTACCGACAGCAACAACATTAGACTCAACAATCGTTTCATTACGTTGATTTGATTTAAGGATATAAACTTTTTGACCAACACAAAAATCTTTTAATGTAATATGGTTATTTATCAAATTTTAAAACCTCCTAACCAATCGGGCTTTTCATAATATGTTCCGATAACTTCTAATTGCTTATGCGTATGCAGCTCACAAATAGGAATCATAACTTCATCAGTAGTAAATACATAATATGCTCCATCATCATATAAAACTATACCGATTTCATTATCGTCAATTTTTACTATGTCATGATCAAAAATTTTATTACCGTCAATATCATCTAAAAAAATATATTGAAAAACACTATCTTTTACAACATCAGCAACGATAAAATGCTCTCCGACATTTCGTAAAATAATATATCTTTCACCTTTTTTAATAAAATATCCTTCTACCCATTGATTACAAGCCTTACCTTTAAAAACCCCTTTATATATATAATTTTTATCCACATTCATCACCTTCTTTACAATATTTAATTCCTATTTTTCATCTTTGCACCGCAATTCGGACAATATTTGTGTACTGGTTTTGTATCTCGACTTGCTTCATAGCTACAACAGCTACAATGCCAATATTTTTCTTTCCACGAATGAGTTTTTTCATCATAACAATCATCGTAATCTGAATCGTAAGACACCTCATAATCTCGTGGAAGAGGAATCCAATGTTCTTTTTCAATCCATTCTCCGTGTATTACCTCTTTGACATCAGCAGCAGGCATACTATTGATTCGTGACATTGCAAATACTATTCCGATATTCGTAAATTCTTCTGCCGTATCAGGCGAAAGTATCACAGATTCTCTTAATGTATTTTTAAACTTTTCGGCATCAATATATTTTTTCATTCCATACTCCTTTCAGCAATACTTTCTCTATCATTCTGTATCACTCTTTAACATCAATTCGGATAATATCTTTAACTCTGTAAATTGTAATATTGTCTTTCGTCAGCTTATCAGCAACGCCACTTTTAATTGTTTCAACCGCTTTTAAAATCCAGTCTGTGTTCATTCCGTATCACCTCCAATCTAAAGCCTGTCCGCAATAGTGACAATATGGATATACCATACTATCCTCATAAATTTTAACACTATTTTTACACACCGGACATCTATAATGGGGAACACTATGTAAATCACCAATAGGTTTATTTGGTATTTGTTTTTCATCTAATCGTGCCTTATTTTCTTTATCTATAATCATAGATATTCGATTATTCCAATTATTTATCGCTTTATCTTTCGAGTCATAAATTCTAATTGGTTGACTTAAATTACATTCAGAACAATATACAGCCCACCACTTTCGCTCGGTATCTATATTTCCGTATGCACCAAGCAAATTATATTTAGCACTTTTTATTTTTGCTTTTCCTCCACAACAAGGACATTCATATAAAGAATTACAAGAATTCAGATTGTTATTGATTTTTATATAATTTAATTTATCATCAAAGCACGTAAAATCATTTGAAATGAGTTCCTTAACCTTAGTCCCTAAAGACACTTTTTCATCTTTTGTAGAACAAATATCATAATGAATACAATTTTTACAAGTTTTAAATATCATAAATAAACTCTCCGCTTTCAAATCCATTTCTTATAAGCCAACTGGAAACTAAATGTCTATGACAAAAATTCTCAGGTTTTTCGTAACAAACTAAAGCAATATCAACATTAGAATACATTGGTTTTCCGCATAGATGTTTAAGATCAGCAACTACTTCAACAGCATTTAAAGGCTTTAATACCTCATTTTCATAATGTTCAATATAATAATCATCATCCTGTGTTTCTTTCCAAACCTTAAAAAATGAAAACTTTGGTACTAATTTTTTATATTGCAAACCAGTCCAATCATCAGGAGCTTTTCCGCAAATCGAAATAGGAGTTACATTTTTAGGCAATTTTTTAACTTTACTAAAATAAGTTGTATAAATCATATAAATCCCCCCATTAAACTAAATCACGCAGTTGTTTAGCTGTTTCAGAAATAATTTTTGCAGCAGTATTCACTTCTTCCTCAGTATTTAATGAAGATAATGAAATACGAATCGTGCATATAGCATCAGTATCTTCAATACCAATTGCTCTTAAAACATGTGATGAGCCTAATTTGTTAGAACTGCAAGCTGAACCGGTAGAAACACAAACATTTTTATTGTTAAGCATCAACATTAAAGAATTGCCTTCAACTTTCCGAATTGTAAGACTGATAATATTTTCCACTCCATTCCAATAATTTATTTTATATGGAACTTTCATATAAGATTGCAAAGTATCAAGAAATATATTTCTTAACTTTTTTACCATTTCCATACGATATAGTGCAAAATCCTCACATTGTTTAATTGCCATTCCCAAACAAGCGATACCTAAAGTATTTTCCGTTCCGGAACGCAAACCATTTTCTTGTCCTCCGCCTAAAATTACAGGAGATAAAATAGAAATATCTTTTACATATAATGCTCCAATACCCTTAGGAGCAAAAATTTTATGACCACTTATGGAAAGAAAAGAAATGTTGTCCTTTTTTACATTAATACTAATGTGACCTATTGCCTGAACTGCATCAGTATGAAATGGAACATTAAATTCCTCGCACAACGCTCCAATATCATTTATCAACTGAATAGTACCAATTTCGCTGTTTACAGCCTGAATAGTAACAAGTCCTAAGGTATCTTTATTCTCACACATAATACGGTATAGTTCTTCAATATCAACACGCCCATCATAGCAAACAGGCATATAAAACACCTTAAATCCGAACTCATTCTCCAAATACTTACATGCATTTAAAACGGACGGATGTTCTATTTTTGTTGTAATAATTGTTTTTTTATTATTCTTTTTCATATAAGTAGCCATCCCAAGAACTGCCAAATTATTAGATTCAGTTCCTCCGGAAGTAAAAATCACCGTGCCTTCTTCAGCGTGAATATAATTCAAAATATTTTTTCTTGCTTCTTCAATCATATTTTTTGCTGCTCTACCTTTTTTGTGAATACTGCTGGGATTTCCATATTCTTTAACAATAGTCGCAACAGAATCCATAATGTTATTTGAAATAGGAGTAGAAGCCGCATTGTCTAAATAAATCATATAAACACTCACTTTCCATATAATTTGATTAACTCCTATTGAACAAAGCAAGCTCCATTTATAGGAGTTAATCGTTTTAATTTATATCAATCATATAAACCGTTTTCTTCGGCATATTCAAAAAAATCTTTTCTGAATTCAATTTTATATTTATTAAGTTCTTTTTCAGAAATTTCAGTATCGTCTATAGGTGTATAATCTTCACAATCTAAGCCCAAACATTCTTCGTTAGATTTATTGCATTGTTCACACCATAGGCAATTACATAATGTTTTTTCATTTTCAATATTAACCATAACTCAAATCCTTTCATAATAGTACAACACACCCCTTCAAAATATTATTTTTATAGTTATTAGCCGAACAATTCTTTTATAAAAAGACTCGGATTTGTTTTATTTTTACCATACTGTTCAGTAGAAGATATAAATAATTCTTTTTCTGCTCTCGTTATTGCAACATACATTAATCTACGTTCCTCATTCAAATTTTCATTTCTATGATGAGGCAAAATATTTTCATTAACTCCAACAATAAAAACTACAGGATACTCCAATCCTTTAGATTTATGAATTGTCATAAGTTTAACTGCATTATCATTTTCTTTATTCTCAACAACCAGTTTAGACATATAATCAACAAATTCATTTGTTGATACATAATCTTCTGCAATATCTTGTAATGTATTTAAATTATCAATTTTATCATATGAATTGTTATCGTCAGAAACCTCTCCGGAAACATATTCATCCAAATTAAGTCGATTTCTTATATATTCGATCTGATCTTTTACAGTATTGAACTTCATTTTATGCAGATAATTAATAATATCCGACAATTCTCTTACACTTGAAGAATACTTTGGGTTTCTTTCTGCTGCTGAATGCATCGCATAAAATAATGATATATTTTCTCGTATTGCAATTTTTTTCGTATCATCTAAAAACTGTTTCCCTAAATACCGGTTAGGTTTATTATAAATATATGAAAAAGCCTTATCGTCTGACATATTACAAGCTAATTTCAAATAAGATAATACAATTTTAATTTCCTTGCGATCAACGAAAGAAATGCCATCAACAATAAGATAAGGAATAGAATGCTTATGCATTGCCGACTCAAAATTAATAAGTTGTGCATTAGTCCGTGCTAAAATCGCAATATCCTGATATTTATATTCCTCATTACCAATAAAATCTTTAATTTTTAAAGCAATTTTATCGGCTTCAATTCTCTCATTAGGATAAACATGATAAATCGGAGGCTTGAAATTCGATTTGTTTGCTTCGCTTTCGATATAATATTTATGCTGAGATTCCGGTATAGTTAAGGCAAATTTATTTGCAAGCTGAACTATATTCTGGCTACTACGATAATTACGATTTAAATTTATTGTCGTAGGATTGTTTTCCCATTCATTATCAAAATCTAATACGTATTTATTATCAGAACCTCGCCACATAAATATATTTTGCAAAGGATCATCTACAAAAAATACATTTTGATTCTTTTCCGCAATCAACCGAATTATTTCATATTGAGCAGTATTTGTATCTTGCATCTCATCTGCTAAAATAAATTCATATTGCTTTTGGCAATGAGCGAGAGCTTTTTCATTATCTCTCAAAATCTCATATGCCATTGTCAGCATATCATCGAAATCAAGGCAATGATTATCCTTTTTATATTTTTCGTATTTATAATATACTTTTTCAAATTCATTAGGCGAATTTTTTATAGGAAATTGCAAATGATTTTTTTGCATAGAAATATAACTAATGCACTCCGCCAATTTATTTCCGTTTATTTTGTCTATACGAAGTATGTCTTTATATATATCACTGATTATTTTATTTTTCTTCCAATCAGCATCTAAAATTTTATATGACATACGATTAAATCTTCGCACGATAGAATATCCAAAAGAATGAAAAGTTTCAATATGTAAATATTTAAAATAATCCGGCATCAATTTTTCCAAACGTTCCATCATATTCTCTTTTGCTTTTTTACTAAAAGTAATGGCTAAAATCTTATTTGCATCCACATCATGATTAATTACAAGATTTTTTATTCTATGTACAAGAACTCCGGTTTTCCCTGAACCGGCAGAGGCAATAACATTACAGCAGCCTTTATAAAACTCAATTGCTTGTTTCTGATTTTCATTAAATTCCAAATTACCCATCCTCTCCGTTGTTTAATTCACGATATTCGATACTCATACCGTTTGCTTTTTCAATTAGTCGCTCCGGCTGAGATTTCCAAGATTTTAAATACTTGCGAATATCATCCGAATCCTGTAAAACAGTTAAAGCGGAAAGCGACTTAAAATGTTCAATATATCCGCTGTTTAATTGTGATTTTGATTTTGCTCTTTTTTCTGCATTTTCATCAATCATTAATTTAAAAACAACACCCAACATTTTTGTCCGATCTTCTAATGATATATCCGAAAATTCTTTTAACATATCTTCACATTTTTCCAAATCGACATACCACATTTCAAAACCCCGACAAACATAGTTGATTCCATGTTCATCTAACAATTGTTTCAATGCTCTTTTAAATTTTCTCGAATTTTTACCATACCACTGATCATAATTAGTATAAGCACCGGATATTTTGCTTGCCTTTTCTAACAGTCGAGCGTATAAATCCATTTCTTCATCTGAAGCCGTATGAGTGTCTTTGTTTTTAGTAATAAGAACAGTATTTTTATCAACTTCAGCCTTTTTTTCCGCAGTTTGAATAACATATACTTCATTTGCAATAACACAATTCTCGCTGGTTAAATATTTAATACATCTTCGCATAAATTCATCAATTTGATGATCTGTTTTATTAAAATACTCATGCATGATATAATAGGGTATGTCTAAATCTTCTCCGGTTTGTTCCTGATTAAATTTAACATAATTATAATTTTGATTAACCATAGCAATTTTATTTGCCAAATCAAAGACAGTTAATCTTGCTTTATGATTTTCGTCATGATGATTAACCATTTCATTTAGAATCAACGGTGCGAGATATTGATATATCCCCTTATGTAATCTCGACTGTGTTATAGTTTTAGGATTTTTATACACTTTGGTTATTTTATACGTTTTATTTTCGCCGTTATATTCATATTCGCAATATCGTGATAAAGTATCAAGAAACATAGATTGATGCTTGCCGCTTGCAAATTTATCTTTTTTGGCATAAGATTCAATTTGAGCGGAGGTACATAACTTATTTACTAATGTTTTTTCAGTATATTTTCCTTTTCTTAGCTTGATTTTCACTCACCTCCTTAAATTTGCTCGAAAAAATTTTAGTCCAATATCAACGCAATATCGTAAGTATTACGGAGTTTTGCTATGTACCAAACTCCGCTCATTGTAACTATATATTATAAGAGCTTTTTGGTACATAGAAAAATTACTCCAAACTCACACGTTTACAAGCATTTTAGCCAATAAAATTTTTGAGCAACTATATTATTTAATAGTAGAACTACTTGGAAACTGTTAAATAAACGGTTATTAAATCCCTTGTTAAATAGTTTATACTTATTAGATTGCGCAGCAAGCTAATAACAACGCCGTGTAAGCGTAGCGCACACAAGTTGTCATATAACCATCTTAAATTCCGTTGCGTTCTACAAATGAATCAAGTTCTTCCTGATTTCTCTTAATATAATGATAAGTGGTTTTAATATTACCGTGATTTAAAAGCTGTGATACTAAAACCTCATCGCCGGTATTAGTACTATTGCTTATAGCGATATAAGGCACAGTTTTTCTTAATGAATGTGTACCAATATGAATTTCAATACCAAGTTTTTCACAAGTACGCTTTAACATCTTACGCATACCATCTACGGTCATATGTTGCCCCTCTATCTTATAATTGGGAAATAACCAGTCAGACATTTTGTAACTGCCTATAAAGTTGAAATATTCCGCCAAAGCTTCTTGACACTTGCTATTTAGTAATACAGTAGCACGTTTTCCTGTTTTTTCTTCATGATTGAAAATAACATGCTTTTTAAAAGTACCATCTTCATTTAAAACATCACAAACTCGCATTTTAACCATATCACCACAACGGCGCATTAAATTCAGCGATAATACTGTATATAAATAATTTCTTCGGTTTGTAGGCATAGTTTTAAAATAATCTGTATTATTAAAGAAATATTGACGAAGTTTAATAACTTCTTCCATTGATAACGGTTCTACTGGTGTTTTGTTATTTTCTTTTCGTTCAATATATTCATCATCTAATATAGGTGCTGCAACCCTCAATTCTGTATGTTCTGTTGCTGGTTGAAAATGCATTACTTTTTTATTTTGTTTGATAGCCTGTTCAAACCACGGAGCAAACCTTATTGCTACTGCTGAATTATTTTGGTTATTAATAGCTGCGTTATTCATCATCGAAAACCCCTTTAAATAATTATTACTTTTATAGTTATGTGCAAAAAGTTTAAAATTGGCTAAACCCAACTATTAAGCACATTATTATTATACACCATTTAAAGTCGTTTGTCAATAGTTTTTTATTATTTTTTTAGTTTTTATTGAAAAAATTTTTAATCTTCGATAGATAGTGCTTCAAATCCAGTAAAACAGAGGGGTTGCGGAATTTTTGTAGCTTATAAAATGGAATTTTTATAGTTTAATATTCTTTAATATTTACGAATAATGGTTAGTTTTACGATGTCTTTTCCTTGAATTATGTCATCGGTGGTAAAAATGAGTTGTGTATTTTGAGTAACAGTACTTTAGGACTGCGGCAAAAATAAAAACGGATTCAAAATGTAAATATACCCCCTTTGTATTAATTATTTTGTTGTACCTGATTATTATTTAAAAATAACGGCTTTATGTGCTTTTTTGTCCGCAAAAGGTAAAAAAACGGACATAAAACAAAAACATAATTTTTAATAATTGCCGGCGGTTTTCTGGTTTTCTTTTTCGATTTTTCCGGCTTTTTTGTTTGTGCTGCAAGCGGTTTTATTTTCGCATGCTTTTAATTATTATGCTAACGCAAAAAACAAATTTATTTCAAACACAAGAATATAAAATAAAATATAAAATATCGGATACCATAAGCAACCGCAACAACTAAAAAAATAATAAAAAAATTTAAATTATTTTTCAAAAAGTACTTGACAAATCCCGTTTTTTATGCTATAATAATTATAGTAAATGAAGTTAGGTTATTTTTATAAAACAACTATAAAAATAATAACGCAAAACAAAAAAGCGAGGTTTTAAAAATGAATTTATCAGCGCAAAAAGTCCGCAACATAATTAATAATACTATTATATCAAGCTTATTTATTAAAGGCGGTACATGTGATCCGGTTGTTGCACTTAATAAATTAAACGCAACTAAACAAGACAGCAACACATATATATTAAACGGCTGCACAATTATAATAAATCCCGATCAGCCTTTTAAATATACAGTACACAAAATAAAATAAAAAAACTATAAAAATAATAAAAAAGTACTTGACAAAATACAAAAAGTATGATATAATAATAGTGCAGTAAAGGAAGGGGGGCATCCTTCCAGTAATAAAAATACAATAACTATAAAAATAATATTCCGGAGGCTTTAACTATGTTAAACACAAAAAACAAACTTAAAAACATGATTGAATTGTCAAGCCGTTTGACAGTTTACATCCCTTCAACTGCAAATATTAATCAAAAAATAAATAATAAAAAATATGTTGAAGAAGCTGCTGCTATGCTTGCCGGATATTTCGGCGGCGCAACATCAACGGATGCCGCCGGTTACTGGTTAAGTCCTTCCGCCGGTTTAGTCCGTGAAAAATCTACAATGATATTTGCATATTGTAGCGAAGCCGATCTTGATAAATATATAGATAATGTTGTAGAGTATTGCGAGAAGTTAAAAAACGAATTAAAACAAGATGCAATTGCATTAGAATTAAACGGCAAAATGTATTTTATATAATAACTATAAAAATAATAAAATTAAAATATAAATACAAAAATAAAAGAGGTACAAAAACATGACAAAACAAAAATATAAAGCAACTATATTTTATACTATTGATGCGGCGCATCCTGATATTAAATATTTAACTGAAGAATACAACGAAAACAAAGTATTTAATTATAGTGATATATACAGTTTTCCGGCTGATTATGCCGCTGATCATTGCATGTATATAATTAAATCAGATTTGCGACTTGTAGCCGGCGGCGGTTATAATTCCGAACATATACACAATGTAACATTTAACATTGAAAAAATAGAGGGTTAAACATGCTAACTAAAAAAGAATTTATAAAACAATATAAAAAACTAACACCGGAACAGAAAAAAGAAGTAAAACAATATCATGAAGAAAAATATAAAAATGCAATTTTTGAAGATACATTTATACAAGCGGAAAAATGCCTTCTTTGGATAAGAGAAGCGGATGAAAATAATTAAAATATCGGAGGTTTTAAAAATGAATTTATATAAATATTTATTAGAATTATACGAAGAACAGACAGAAGGCGCAAGCAATTACACCGAAGGAGATCCTGATGATAATTTTCAAGATGATTTGTCGGATTTTTTTGATAGGCTTCTTATATATGATGACGATATAAAAGAATTAGCGGATCAATATGGGGCGGATATTATAACAGCAGCAATGCAACAGATGACGGCGGAACAGTTAAACCCGATAAATTATACAGATTTAAAAAGTTTTGTGAATCTTGCTTTTTCTTCCATAGAAGAAGAATATTATAACACTTTTAAAAATGTATTTTTAAATAATTAGGAGGCGGAAAAAATGACAAATAAATTATATACACATAAAACATATCAAAATTATATTGATTGTTTTATTGAAGATCATAATAGATTAAATAGAGGTTCTCACTTTTTCGATTCGGAAACATTGAAATTTTTCGGAGAGAAAAGATCAACAATGAAAATACTACAAAAAACAGAAAAAATAAAAGATATATCCGGAAAAATACATGAGTGTTATGTATTATCAAGTTTACAAAAAACTTTTACAGGGAACAAAAAAAGACATTATACATTTTTTGATATTGACACATTAAAAGAAGTTATCACAATGTAAAACGGAGGAAAAACAAAAATGAAAAAACAAGTAAAAAAACCGTGTATAAATTGTATTTATTTTAAAGTTTGCGGAGATTCCAGCCGGACAGAGGCATGCGGCGGAAGAATGACCAAAACAGAACAGAAAAGCGAGGGGCGGAAAAATGAAAAAGACAAATAAAAGTATTACATTTCAGGCATTAAATAGTTATTTTTTAAACACGGCAAGCGGAAAAATTAACATCGGACATTTAAATGATTGTGTTTTTAATATCTTTGATATTGAATACAGACACGAAAACGGCGGCAACGGAAAAAGCAAACTTCATTATAAATTAATTAATAAATACCGGAAAAATGCGGATTTAATCAAAGAAGCATTTTTGAGATTTACCGATCAGGCTATAGAAAATTTTATTTCTTTAGATCACAGAGCAACAGCGGAACAGTTGGCGGAATGGTTAAAAAGTTATAATTTAGATTATACGGTTTTTGATCCTTTGTCTGTGGAGCTGGACAGAATGAGGGCGGAAGAATTAAACAAAAAATATTAAACAACTATATAAATAATAAATATATGGAGGTATGGAAAAATGACACTTGCAGAGGCAAAACACAACAATTTAATTATATTCAATAATTGGAAGGCTTGCGGACAGCCTGAAGCATGCGAGGAATTAAACGACAGTAACAGAGTATTGATCAAAGCATTTGCGGAAGAATTTCCGGCGGCTATGGGTTTAAAAATTAATGTATATACAGAGGAAGAGAGAAAAAGAAGCGGCATTTTTAAAATAACAGAGGCGGAACATTTATATAATTTTTGTTGTAATTATGTTTTTAATGGTACGGCGGAAAACTTTGAAACGGTAAAAGCTGCGGCGGAAAAATGGAGAAACGGCGGACAAATAAGCGATTTAAACAGACTTGAAGCAGTTCTTCGGGCTGCGGATGCGGTTTGTATGGTTTGGAGCTGATACAATGATTTTTAAAACAGAGAGCGGCGAAACAGTAACGGCGGAAGAATTAAAAGCAGAGTTTGAGCAGCTACAGAGAGAACAACCGGAAGAATATAATTATTCTTTTAATGATTATATAAAAAACTGTACCGGCAAACATGGAACACTTGAAACAGTTACAGAGTAAAGGAGCGGAAATAATGAAGTTATCAAAATATGGTTATCAGCTAACAGAACGAGAAGCGGAAAAAATACAGAAAAATCTTAATGCCTTTATATTTCAGTTTGGTATTGAGCCGGTTATACGGAAAAATAAAAATAAAACATATAATATCTATTTATCAACAGAAGCGGAAGAATCAGAAAATTATATTCAGCATTGCGAAAATATTGATTATTTGAACGGCTGGCTATATGGAGCAGTACAAACAATTTGCGGAAGGATTAAAAAAGTAACATAACAGAGGAAAACAAGGAAGGGGCAAAATTAAAATGATATATAATGCAAAATTATTGCATGCGGTTATAAATTGGATGAATTTAACCGATCCGTCCGGAATGTATGAAACATTTATTGATGAAATCAAAAGCGGATATTTAACAATAAATGAAGCCCTTTTCTCTATTGAAAATATTTTAAACGGATGGCAAAATACAGAACAGGAAAAAGGAGATACAAAGAAAATAATTGATATTTTAAGATGGAAAAATGCATTGATTTTTATGTATGAATGAGCCGGATGAAAACCGGAGAAAGTGAGGAAAAAACAAATGACAAAAACACAATATTACAGAAAAAGACGGAAGAAAAAAGCGGAAAAAATATTTAATATTTTAGTTATAGGTATGTTATTTACATTTATATTGTTGTATGTTGATTTTATACGTTTTCCGGAATGTTATTTGACAACATGGAAATATCAGCTTAAAAATGAAATAGCAGCCGGAGATCAAACAGCAATTACATATTATAATACACATTATGTAAAATACAACAGAAGTTTATTTGATTAAACAAAGGAGATATGGAAAAATGAAAATTTTATCAATTATATTATTGCTTTTAACAGGATTGAACGGAGCAGAAATAACAGAACAGAAAACTTCTGTAATTGTTGACAGAATAGAAGAAAACTATGCAGTTGTTGAAGTGGTACAGAATGACAATGTAAAAATGATTGATTTGTTGTTGAAAGATTTTAATGAGCCGGTAACAGAGGGGACAAAAATTGCTTTTACAGAGGTTTGCGGAAAATTCTATCATGACATGGAATTAACCGATATGCAAGGCAAAACAGATATATATTATCAGTTTAGATCAAATGATAATGCGGTTTGGTGGGTGCTAACTGCGGAAGAGATCGGCGGCATCCCATCTTTTGAAAAAGAATATAATTTGATTTACTTTAACAATGGAACAACAACAGAGAATAAAAACTGCGGCTGCTTGCCTGAGTGGGAGTGCGAGTGTGAAGTTTATGATGATTTGTTTTTGAGTATTGCGGAGGCGGAAAAATGATTGTATTACATGGAGATTATAAAGACTTAAATTTTATAAATCATGGAGTAAAACCGGCAGCAGACGAAGGACATCTTCCGTTGATTTGGGAACAGTTTTTAAAAGGCAGATATAATTTAATAGAGCAGCGCATCCAAAGTCAAGAATATTTTGATTGTTATAAAATTTTTATTACTCATTATGTATGCGAAACAAATTGTTACACTTCATATAGTGTTGTGGATAAAACAAAGGATAAAATCAGCGGTTATTTGGAACATTGCAAAGGATTTGAAAGAAAATTTATTGACAGAGAAAATAATGTGCTGGTTTTGGAACAAACAATTCGACATGGAAAAGTGCCGGCGAGTTTGGAAGAATTAAGACAAAGACAGATAAAAGACATAATCAATACTATGGAGAGAATGAAAAAAGGCTTGCAAGAAGCAAGAGAAAAAGGAGATCAGCAGCTTGCAAAGGTTTATGAAGGTATGACTATGGATTATTATAAAGAGATACAGAAATGGAAAAATAAAACTTCTTCAAAGTGGTTTTATCAGGAGGCAATGTAAACAATGAAAAAGAAAATTTTATATACTTTAGAGGCTTATTTATTAACTAACAGAGATGTTTTAACACCGGAAGAAATAAAAGGGCTGGAAAAACAAATTAAAGTAATGAAACGAAAAATTGTGATTTTGTTTTAGGAGGTTTAATATGAGTTGTCCGAATTTTGCAACAATGAAATATGATATGCCGTTGATCTGCGGAAAAACCTTTGCACAGATGGCGGAAGAATACAACAGAGAATTTGGCGAGGAATTAACAGACGAAGTATTTTATGCTGAAGAACGTTTTCAGGCAGAGGATGCGGAAAGATTGGCAGAAGAATTTACAAGATCACTTGAATTTCACAATGTAACAGTAGAGAGCGGACATTATTGTAGTTTTCAATTCTTTGTGGAAGAAAAATATTCAAATTACTTTGATCTTGATAAAAATTCAAGATGCTGCATTGATAATGAAGATGCACATTATTACTTTGATATGTTTAGAAGTCAGGCATTGAGAAAAGCGGATGCAGAAAAGCAGAAAATTAAAAAATGGCTGCTTAGTATGAGAAATCAGGGATTTAATCTTGTGCATATGACCGGAATGTTTAGTAATGGCGAAGCAATATATTGTGTTGCATAGGAGGATTTATGCGAACAGATAAATGTATTGATATTTCAAATAGACTTGCAAAAAGCGGAAAAATCAAATTGAAAAACAAAGAAATTACAGTTAAGAATGGTTTAGTATATGTTGATGGAGATACCGGCAGATTTGAAAATCCTATGACATGGGACACATTCACATATCACTATTTATACGAAATTGAGCTTTAATTATAAACAAAAGAAAGGGTACGAAAAAAATGCAGGTTAAAGAATTATGGCATTACGCATGCAACGGAAATATTAAAAAGTTGAAAAGGTATTATAAAAGCGGTGGAACAAAAAATTTGAGATACAGAGCTTTTAGGAATGAACATTCATTAATTGCCGGAGCATACAGAAACAAGCAGCATGATACAGTAAAATTTCTGCTTAGTGTGGGTGAAACAATAACAGAGGCAGAAAAGCCGGAGATTCAGGAGTATTTGAAACAAATTCAATAAAGGAGAAAATCATGGAACAAATTATTATTGATATGGTTGAAAAAGCTATTTATTATAATGAAAATTTAAATTTTATAGACGAAGCATATGATTTGTTAAAGTTTGTAAGAGATTTAATAGAACAGATGGCATCAACAATAAATTGCCCTTCAAATTGGCGAGATATAGGCGAAACACTTGTGGAAAAATACAAGGATAATAAAATGGTTTATGATGAGCTTCAGTTATGGAATTATGAATAATTAGGAGGAAATATTATGAGTGGAAAATATGATAATATTCATGCAATTATGGATTTTACAGAGGTGCTAAAAAATGAGCCGGAAAAGGCATATGATTTTATTGTCTGCAATAGTTATAGATTTACCAAAGAGGGACTTTTAGATATTGTAAAAGAGTTTTTACAGAGCATAAAACATCATGTAAGTGGCAGTTTTTACGGAGATTTATATGTAAATATTCTTGGTGATGTTCAAATTGAACTTGATGAAAATTATGACGAAGCATATCAAGAATATCATAAATGGCTGGAAGAAATAAATGAAGGGATTAAAAATGAGTAAAAATCATAGACAGAAAATCAAACAGATAAACAATATAATTATTTATTTTATGCCGGTTGATAAAGAATTTTTGTGTGTTTCACCGGACGGAAAATATTTAAAAGGGTTTAAGGAACAAAACAGTGCAGAAGCATTTTGTATGCAAACACAAGATTATTGCGGAAGGGTGTGCCGATAATGGATAATTTAAAAGTATGTGATCATTGCTTGATGGCGATAGAAAGCAGAGAAGGAAATCAGGCTACAATAAAACATTATATTGATAGCGAAGATATAGAAACAAAATGTGACTGGTGCGGAGAAACAGCAGACGAAGGCGGTTTTGATGTTCTGTATGAACTTATATAAGAAATTAAGTGAGGTATTAAAATTATGAAAATTGAAACATGGATAAAATACGAAGAAAGTTATTTGCCGCCGAGGTGCAGAAAGTTGCGTTATCGTGAGTGTGAGGAATTTATAAATGTAACATTGAAAGAAGTAAATCCGGAAGAATTAAAACTTGCTTTTGAAGATAATTCTTATGGTGGAAAAGGAGAAATTTATTTTTATAAAAATAAATTGTGGGCGAAACAGAAAACAAATCCCAACATTATTGAAAGTGTGAAAGAAAAAGGTGAAAACATCAATAGTGAATTAGATTATTTAATTTATTGTCATAAACATTGCAGTACATTTTTCTATTTTGCGTTTGACAGAGAACATTATGGCATAGATACATCAAGAACGGCAGTTATTAAAAAGGCAAGAAACAGTATGAAAAATATAATTCTTGTTAATGGAGAATTGTATTATTCAACAGCCGAACCGAGATATTGTATTGTGACATTTGGTTTAGGACATAATCACGGAGGAACAGGAATGTTTTGCGATTACTATTATAATCCGAATATCAGTAAAGATTCTTATTTCTCTGCACTTGATGGAGAAGCTGCGGTTAAATATGCAAATGAAACTGCTGCAAGGCGAGGCGATACAAAGGATGTTGGGAAATTTAAACCATTTATCACCTGTCATATGCCGGAACTTGTAAAAATAAATCCTAAAAAGCAACATGGAAACGGTAATGATTTTCATAATATGATGGAAAGTGTAATTGAAAATTCTTCAAGTCAGGGAGAAGCAGCGGTTGTATGTATGGCTTTATCAATGATTCAGTAAAAAGGAGAACATTTTTATGGAAAGAGTATTATGGTTTAAATATCCTTTTGAGTGGAAAACAGAAATGGAGAAATTAAAATCAGTATTAACAGAAAATAATGTTGAATTTATTTGTTATGAATCTTCCAGTTATTATCCACATGAATTTATTGTTAGAAAATCAGGCAAAAAATGGAATGACTTATACGAACTTATAAATTCAGTACGAGCTACAAGGTATAGATTTAAAAATACAAATATTGAAATAAGAAATGAAAAATTAACAGAGATATGCTATTGTAATTAGGAGGTTTAGTATGTTAAAAGCTATAAATATTATTTGGGATACTGACGGAGAAAACATTTCACTGCCAACAGAAATTGATATTCCGGAAGAAATAACCGATGAAGAAGAAATCAGCGATTATATTTCAAATGAAACTGGATTTTGTCATAAGGGATTTGAGCTGACAGAAGAAAAGATATTTGAGGTTAAAGCCGGATATTATGAATGGAATATTTTCTGTAATGGAGAAATAATTGATTCTATTTCAAACGGTTTTGAGGAATATGTTAAGGAAAATCCTACACTTGAAGATATTTATGAAGTTGCAATGAGGTGGACAGATGCAGTGTTTGAGGATTTGGAAGATGATGAATATGACAGAGAGGACTATTGGGAAATTGTAAAAGCATTAACTCATGCGTGGGCAAATCATTTGTGTGTTGATTATGGAAAAGATTTTGAAAGCAGTTATCATAAGGTTGCATATGCGGAATAAACAATAAGAAAGTAGGAGAAATTGACAATGATTAAAAATATAGATATTACAGAACTTCAAATCGCGGAATATGATGATAGGGAAAATTGTACGATGCATTTTTTAAAGTTAAAAATGACTGGTTGAATAAACAAGTAAAAAATATGGGTTTTTCATCTATTGAGAAATTCATGGATGAATATACAAGCGAAGAAAGTAGTGAAATTTATTCACAGGCATTGTTGGAAAATGTAATAATAGATGAAAGTTACAGTAAGTAAAGGAGATATAGATATGAAAAATTTAAGAGATGTAACCGGAGCGAAGGAATTTAGAAACAGAGTTTTTGAAAGTGTTAAGAAAGTAGACAAGAACATATCGGATGACGATTTATATTTTTCTCAAATGCGAAACGGATACAGTTTGGCATATATGCCTTGCTATCCGAAAACGAGCAATGCAGACTTTATTGTATATCAAGATTTGGATGGCTCTATAAGACTTAGTGGCAATTTGTATTCTATGATTCCGACCATTCGTAAATTTACGGATATTGATGATTTTGAAAGGAATTTGAAAAATGATTATTAATATAATAATATTTGATAACACTATGAAACTCCATTTTTGTAACAACTAATAAAATAATAAATTGCACTTGCGAGGATTGAGAGGTAATGAGATGAAAACATTAAATGAAGTAAACACACAATTCAATGAATACATGGTGCTTCAGTATGCAGCAGACGGAAACAAAGTTGTGAAACATAATATAGAAATGCAGCTTATAAAGGATAATCTTTATAAAGGGGAAAATAAGGACGATTCCGGCTGGAATTACGAAACTTGTAAATTGTATGCCTTTTATCCCAATTATGATATAGGAATTGAAATAGGTACATTTCCGGTAGATACGGAATTAAATAAAGTTGTTGAAACTTTTGAACATTCAATTTTTGTTTCTGATGAGAAGTTTATTTCAGGATTGGATTCACTTGTGGGAAATGGTGGTTTTATAGGGGCAATACATATTGAGCTTGCTAAATATATTAAGCCTGAGAATGTTTCAAAATATCGGATAGCTAAGGCGGCGTTTCATAGGAAAAGAGATCTTGAATATCAACAGAAACAAAGAGAACAAGAAGAAAATGATAAAAAATATTGTGAAGAAAAAAATAAACAAGCAGAAGAAATAGTCGCTAAAATAATAGAAAAATTTAAGGGTGACGGAGAAATAGTAAATGATACTGTTGAAATATATAAAAGTAGATATACTTCCAGTTCTTATTCTGTTATCAATCATATTGCAAGAATGTATAATGTAAATATCCCTTTGAAGGTACAAGGCTGGATAAATGAACATTTGGTTGCAATTCGTATTAAAGATGGAGAAATTAACGGCTACACGCATCATAAAGGGCATAAGTCTACTACAATATTTAAATATATGGAGCAGTTGATTAAAGCAATAAATACGGAGACAGTCAGTGAGTAAATATAATTTAACAAGAATAAAAGGATTATTAATAAGAGTCGGAATAGAATTTGAAACAGTAGGAAATAAAATTATGGCATATAAATTTGGTCAAGAAAGTTGTACAATTTTTTTGACAAGCAGCGGAGAAATTAATTTCAATGATAAAACTGTTACAGATCAAGAATTTGAAAATTGGATTTGTGAAGGAGGTCGCTATGAAATACGGAATATATTTTAATACGTATGAGAACGAAATTTATATTTATAAAATCTATGATGATGAAAGCAGAGTTAAGATTTTAAGATTCTATGAAAAAAATAACAACATTTACCTTGATATTAGAGCTAATAATTTTAAGCATTTTATTGGTTTTAATGAATTAACAGAACTTATGGAAATGGATATGACCGGTGTTAATATGAAAGTTTTATATGAAGATTTGCTTGCTACCGGTGTTCAAAGTGTTTACGAATAGGAGGATTATTATGGCAAGGAGAATTGAAGGAACGATTTATAGATTGACATATACTGCAACATGGCACAGTTTTGTTGAATGTAGCAGTAAAGAAGATTTATTCAAATACATTGCACATGAGGTTATCAATGGACAGATTATTACATCTGTTAATGAAATGTGTAAAGATGGAAGTACACCAAAAGTAAAAGTACATACAGATAAAGATTTTAAGAGGATTTTAAAACAGTTTAGAAATCCACGTGAAATTCCGGTTGCTGAAAATTATTGGACAAACGAAAGAGGTTGTCATTACAGTTTAACTCCATGTGGTGTTCCTGATGCTGAAAGATTGCCGCAATTTTGGATAGATACAACATCCTTGAAAAAGGCAAGGGAAAAGGGTAAAGAATGGATTGCAGATTATGAGAAAAACGGAATTAAGTTCATTATTAAAAGGAATTGATAACATGCGAGGTAAGAAAATTAAACAAATTAATAATTTAATTATAAGATATACAGATGAATTTCAATATTCAGTATGGACACCTTTCGGGCAATGTTGGGAGGACAGAATGACATTAGAACAAGCAGAGGAATTTTGTAGAAATACAAAAGATTTTACTCATAAGAGAGGGAGAGGATAATATGAGCTATTCTATGATATTTGAAACAAAAATCGTAAAATTATCAGATGGCAGAATTATTCATTTTGATAGAAGTGGTTGTAATAATGATGATTCCGGCAGACGAAAAGATGATTTTAGTGGAACAATATATACAGTTGATGTCTTTATGGAAAAGATTAAAAAGCTAAAAAGGGATTCAAAATCAATTAAAGAATGTGATCCGCATGATTGGGAACTTAAAATTAATGGTCGTTGTGCTACTCGTTATGATTATGGAGAACATTTGTTAAGAATGTTTAAAAGAGCTTTATCATATGAAGAATTAATCAATACAATGTGTTTCAGGGTAGAGCATTTAACCGGTATAGAATTAATCAAACCCGAACATAAAATTATGACAGTCGAAGAATTTGATAAAATGTATTACGATTTACTTTATAAAGGAAAAGGTTTATCATATCTCAGACTTATTGAATTTCCTGATATTAAAGACGAAAAAAATATAGTGCAGCTTATTGAGGAAGGAAAACCTTTAGGATTTGAGATCAGAAAATGGCATTAATGGAGGGATAAAATGTTAGATAGATTATGTGGATCGCATAAAAGAATAATGAAACATGATATTAAAGCTATTGATGAAATACAATCATTGGAAGAAGCAAAAGAAATCATAAAAATGATTGCTGGCGGTATGTATTCGCATGGAACAGTATATCTTTTAGATTCTCTTGGTGGTTTAGAGGTGAATGATAATGGACAAAACAAAGCTGATTGAGCGATTAGAAATTAAACTTAAAACATATACGAATGAGTTTGAAGTGTTGCAAAACGATTCGCAGATAAGAAACATTGCTTTTGGTAGTGCTGGTTATCTAAGTAAAGGATCAAAAAATAAATTATATAAATACAGAGAAAAACTTGGAACAATAACAGACAAAATAGAATTGACAAAATTCTGTCTTAAAATTGTAAAAGGTGAAAGTTTCAATCTCAATGATCTCCATAAGCTCACCATATCATTTGTTGCAGATATGTACAAAGAATATGAATCTGTTTTTTATAATCCGTGTTTTCCGGTAATAAAGGTAAAGGAAATTGTACATATAATTTTCAACAGATATTCTCTGCCGTATAAAAAAGATATTATAAGTTGTGGATTAAATTACGAAAATACTCATGGTGCGAAATTGATAATTAATTTAGGCGATTGATTTGCTAAATAATTATAGTCAGGAGGGATAGAATGAATATTGTAATAAATAAAAAAGAATATAAACTATTTTGTCAAAAAAAATAAATGCTTTACTTCAAAAGTATTGTCCTGAAAAAGAGAGTGAAAATATTTATTATATAAACACACCTTGCGGAAAACTTAGAGTAAGTATTAGCGACTATAATCGTAATCATCAATGGATATTTACTAAAATTGAATGTCCGGATAAAGTAATGTATTCCATTAAAAGAAAACAAAATTTTAATATCCATTCTGGAAAATATAACAACTGTGATAATGATTTACATTATTTAATTTCTTGGTTATATTGTTATATTGAAGATTTGATCAATCCTCAGGATGATATGGAAACAAGGAATCCTCTCTTGGAAATGTTACATGATAAGGAAGGAAAATTTGTATTACAATAAAACTTATGGAGGTATACAATGTTGAGTACAAAATCAATATTTGGGAATTATTTAAAAAATCCGGTTGCATATTGTGCTTTACATAAAGGCTGCTTGTCTGTTAAAGAAATGAAGAATAAAGAATGTCTTAGTAAAGAATGTTTTCATTTAAGAAAAAATGAAACACACGAGTATTGGAATCAGCGAAGGATTTTAAAAGAACGCAGAAAAATGAAGAAAAGAGGTGTTTTAATTGAAAGTTAATAAACGTTTTAGATTTTGGGATGCAAAAACCTTGACAGAAAATTTAGTTTATGGTATAAGAAAAGAGTATGATTTTACTTTTGTACTGAGAAACGATGTTCAAAATGGTTATTCTCCGGTAGGATGGCATGGGGTAAAATTAATTAATGCTTTTAATTCTACACTACCTAATATGCTTATTATAGGTTATTATGATGGTGAAGATATATCTTGTATAATGTTGAATAAAATAAATAATATGGAACAATATGTGACTGCTATTTATAATGCTATAAACACTTATTTTAATGATAATGAAATGAATGAAGCGTATGTTGAAGCTTTTACATTGGAGGATATGTGACTATGATATTTGATTTTTTCATATTAGGGATCGGAGCATTAAGCAGACGGATAAAAGACTGCAATATGATAGATGAAGGCAATAAAATTTTAAAAGAACGTAAAACAAAATCTATTTGGCAGCAAGCAAAAGAAAATAACTCTATGGTTACTATTAATAATCATACTTATATGTTCCTAACACCACATGAAATATATATCAATGAAAAGTATTGGGATTCCGGATTAAATTTAAATGATTTTCTTATTAAATTCTATAAAGATAATCGTATGGCTTTTTTCAAAGAGCCTGTCCGCCTCATTGATAAATCCGGAAAAGAACATAGAATTTCAAGTTTATATGTGTCTGACATATATTATAAGTATAAGAAAAATAAAAAAATTAAATAAATTTTCAAAAAAGGCTTGACAAATAACTATAAAAGTAATATAATGTATATATAAGACAAACGAGCATATTTAAATTTCGCAAAAAACTATAAAAATAATAAATTAATTGGAGGTATGAATATGAAAATCAATGAAACGGTTTTAAACATTTTGGCAAAATGCAAAACGGAAGGAAATATTCTTTTTTTACCGGAAGGGCAGCTTGATAGAGCAGTGTATAATGAAGTAAATAAAGTTCTTACTGCGCTTGGCGGAAAATGGAATAGAAAAGCAAAAGGTCATGTCTTTGATTATGATCCTGAGGAAGCACTTGAAACAGCAATTATGACAGGTGAAGTTGTTGATAAAAAGAAATTATTCCAGTTCTTTGAAACACCTAATGAAGTTGCAAAAAAAATATGCGAGCTGGCTGAAATCAAAGAACAAAGTAATGTTCTTGAACCTTCTGTTGGTAAAGGAAGAATTGCCGATGCTGCATATGAGTTTAATCCTCATAAAATAATTGGACTTGATATTAATACGGAACTTGAACAATACTTAAAAGATAAACCATATCAAACATTTCTTGGAATTGATTTTCTTGAATATGAAACAGATGAGAAATTTGATCGTATTATTATGAACCCTCCCTTTACAAAACATCAGGATATTAAACATGTTATGAAGGCATATGAAATTCTTGCGGAAGGCGGTATCCTTGTTTCGATTATGAGTATAGCTCCGTTTTTTAGAGAAGATAAAATTTCTACCGAGTTTAGAACATTTATTGACGAGCATGGAACTGTTGTTGAAAATCTTCCTGAAGGAACATTTAAGGAAAGCGGTACAATGGTAAGAACCTGTATTGTAAAAATCAGCAAATAACTATAAAAATAATGTCGAGGTGAGCGAAATGAAAAATGTTTTTATTAAGGCTGCAAAACCTGTAACACATTTAGATAAAGATATTAGGTTATCTAATGGCACACTTGTAGTAGTAAAGAAAAATGAAGAAATATTTGGAGTATATTTGGTTATTTCCTTTAGAGATAATAAAGATAGATATAGAGGACAAAAGACACAGGAATACTGTTCATTAATAAATTTAGATTCCGGTCAGTTTGTTTTTGAAGAAAGATGCAGTCGAAAAACAACGGTTAGACGTGTATTAAATCATATTTTAAGGCTGGGCTATGATATGCCATACGATCCAAATAATAAAACAAATGATTCTAAAATGTGTGAATATAACATTGAAATTTGTTCGATAGGCAATTATATAATGGAAATTAAATTAAATAATATTGAAAAATGAAGGAGAGTCAAAATGAATATAGTAAGAGAAGATAATACAATAAGTAAATCAAAGTATAATATGGGCGATGTTGTTTATTTGGTAAAAACAGTTATTGTTACAGAGCTTTGCCCTCAGTGCAAGGGTACAGGTATTATAAACGGTTCAATTTGTCCGACTTGTAATGGTAATAATGTTGTTAGTCGCACGGTTTATGTTCCAATAAGAACGCCGGCACTTGTAAGAGAAATAAAAATTTCTGTAAAAGAGCAAGGTGAGATTTTTAAATATATCCTTACTATAAACAATCAGAAATTTAATCGTGTTGCGGATAATATGTTTAGTTCTCTTGAAGAAGCAATGAGATATTGCGTTAAAAAGAATGTAAAAAAAGTACGAATGAAAATTGACGATATTAAAATTTCCGGAGGCTTTCTTAAAACTTATCCTTGTCCCGAAAAAATAGAAAAACGTATGCAGGAAATAAGAACTACTGGTAAATTTGAAAATATGATTGAAGTTGATGAAAATGGTGTTCTTATTGACGGATATACAACATATGTCCTTGCTAAAGGTTTCGGCTGGAAAGAGATTGAAGTTATAGTACATACTAAGTAAGATGTATGAGTTTACTGTATTAAAAAACACTTCAAAAATATATTATAACGGTTCTGTTTGGGAATCAAATAGATGTGGTCAGTTTAAAATACTTGCTAAATCTAATAAAGCAAAAATAAATAGAAACGGAACAGTATGTTATCCATATTATTTATGTGAATTTCCAGATAGAACGGTTATAATAGCTCATCATGATTCGATTAAACATGGTATGGTTGTTAATCCGTATTATCCGAGCGTATATGGAGTGGGATATATAGGAATTGGAGATTGGAAACCCACAATCAACAGAAGAAAAACAAAAGAATATATGATTTGGAGTTGCATGTTACAAAGATGTTATTCTGACAGTTTTCAAATACGGAATCCGCAATATCGAAAATGTTCTGTTGATCCAAGATGGTTTTGTTTTCAAACATTTTGTAAGGATATAATGTTATTAAAAAATTATCGGCAATGGAAAGAAAATGATGGCTGGGAATTTGACAAAGATTATAAAGTTTTCGGCAATACAATATATAGTAAATTCACTTGTATGTTTCTATTAAAAACTGATAATTTAACAGAAATGAACCAAAGAAAAATTCAAAAGAAAGTAGTTGAAAAATAATGAAGAAAATTATTATACCTATTATATGTGCTGCAATTTTAATTAGTTTTTGTTTTGTTAATGCGAATATGTCTGTAAATGAAACAAAAAATGTAGTTATGGCACAAGAAGAACGTACTTATGATAAACCAAATTCAGAAAATTTTGTAGAAGAAACGCTTGAATTTGATTTTAATGCAGACTATGTTGAGCTAATGATAGTAGCTGCTTATCAAGGAAATATTTCGTCAGGACATGAGTATGAAAGATTAAGAAATTTAAAAAAAGATTATTTACATATATATGATGATCTGACTTTTGATAATTTATATTTGTTATCAAAAATTATTGAAACCGAAGCCGGAAGTAATTGGCTTACAGAAGAACATAGACAAATGGTTGCAAGCGTGGTTATAAATAGAGTAAACAGTCCGGAATTTCCGAACACTCTTTATGATGTAGTTTATCAAAAAGGACAGTATGCAATGGCAGGTACAGTTTCATTTGAAAAATTAGTGCCATCGGAAAAATCAGTTAGAAGTGCAATGGCAGTTTTAAAAAATGGAAGTATTGCTCCGCCGAGCGTAGTGTTTCAAGCAGAATTTGTTCAGGGAAAAGGTATTTATAAAAAGATAACGGATAGTATTTTAGGAACAACATATTTCTGCCATTCAAGTAATTCTTCTTTATATGAATAGGAGGATACTTATGAAATGTATTGTGGGAATTATAATTTCGATTATATGTTTAGCAGTTGCGATGGCATCAATATCAAATTAGGAGGGTGTTAAAATGAAATTTTTAATTGTAGTTGATCTTCAGAATGATTTTATTAATGGTACATTGGGAACGGCAGAAGCAGAGGCTATTGTACCAAAAGCGGTTGAAAAAATAAATAATTGGAATGGCGTGATTATTGCAACAAGAGATACACATAATGCCGATTATATGGAAACAAGAGAAGGCAAACATCTTCCGGTTAAGCATTGTATTAGACATACGGATGGTCATATGATTCATGAAGATGTTAAAAATGCAATATATGCCATTGGTAATAAAGGCAACGATGTAATGTTTCTTAATAAAAATACTTTTGGAAGTACAGTTATTCCTGAAGTTTTACGAACATATGGAGAAGAAATTGAAAGCATTGAGGTAATCGGACTTTGTACTGATATTTGTGTAGTATCGAATGTAATGCTTTTAAAAGCTAATTTTCCAGAAATTGATATTACTGTTGATGCTTCTTGTTGTGCCGGTGTTACTCCTGAATCACATAAAGCTGCTCTTCAGACAATGAAAATGTGTCAGATAAATGTAATCAATGAATAGGAGTAGGATTATGATAACTGAAAAGACTTGGGAAGAATTTAAAAGCTGCGGTTTACTTCTATTCATAAATCAAATACTACATATTTTTGGTTGGGCTATTTGTTTTGAATATGATGAAAAACAAGAAAACATTATTAAAGTTTATCCAGCAAGGGTGAAATTTAGAGGCTTTGATAATAAGAATGTTTCTAAAAGTTATGAAGATTTATCTAAATATATGAAAGATAATGCAGAAACATTTTATAAAGAAGCCTGTGAATAAGGAGGATTAGTTAATATGATTCAATTAAACAAAAAAATTATAGAAATAAATAAATTTCCTGATGGAACGCCGCTGTTGAATTTTCAGCTCCCACAAGATATTTATACTAAAGGAGCAGTTATAGATTGGCTCTTTGAAAACAATGAAGAGCTTGTTACTATAATTTATCTTACAAAGCATTTGCGTGAAAATGGTGTTGGGGATGTATTTCTTAATATGCCTTATGTTCCTAATGCTCGTCAGGATAGAGTTAAATCACCAAAAGATGTTTTTACACTTAAATATTTTGCAGACGTTATAAATTATCTTGATTTTAATGCAGTACAGATTTTAGATGTTCATTCTTATGTTGCAGAAGCACTATTTAATCGTGTTGTTTCTTGTTCTCCTGCAAACTTTATAAAATCGGTTATAGAAAAGCTCGAAAGTGAAACAGAGAATGATAAAACTCCTATACATATTTTTTATCCTGATGAGGGAGCAATGAAACGATATTCGTCAACACTTGAATATGGCGCATACTCATTTGGAATAAAAAAGAGGGATTGGGATTCCGGTAAAATTGAAGGCTTGGAAGTTTTTGGGGCAGTAGATAGAATTAAAGACAGTAAAATTCTCATCATTGATGATATATGCAGCAGAGGTGGAACATTTTATCATAGTGCAAAGAAACTTAAAGAACTTGGAGCAAAAGAAATCTACTTGTGGGTAACTCATTGCGAAAATACAATTCTTGAAGGCGAGCTTCTTACAAGTGGATTAATTGAAAAAGTTTATACCACAAATAGTATTTTTACAAAAGAGCATGAAAAGATTGAAGTGTTGAGCCTATGAAAACAGCAAACATAAAAGAAAAAGATGCACAGAAAGTTATAAGACATAAAGATATAGTATGCACATCAAAAGAACACGTTAAATGGGCGAAAAACTATTTTCACAGAAGTCGCAGAAGAAATATGAAACAAATCGTAAAAAAGGAGAAAGAGAATTATGAAACAAATAAATCCACTATTGTTGATTGATTTTTATAAGGCAGTACATGATCTTATGTTACCGAATAAAATGACAAAATCAGTATCATATGGAACACCGAGAATGAGCAGAGTAAACAGATGGAAAGAAATAGTTCAGTTTGGTTTGCAGCCGCTTGTTAAAACATATTTTATCGACTATTTTAATAATGAGTTTTTCAATAAACCTCTTGATGAAGTCATTGCGGAATATGAGAGAGTTTTAAATGCAACTTTGGGAGAAAAGGCTTATAGCAGCGAGAAGATCAAAAAACTACATCAACTTGGTTATCTGCCTATTGAAATTACAGCTCTTAAAGAGGGGACATTAGTTCCTGTTCACTTCCCAATGTTTGAAATATCAAATACACATCCTGATTTCGCATGGTTGCCGCAAGCTCTTGAATCTTTGCTGAGTGCTGAAATTTGGCATCCGATGTTAAGTGCTACAGTCGGTTATACATATCGTCAGATTGTAAATAAATACTATGATATTTCAGTTGAGAATAATATTCCAAGAAGTAGAGCTTTAGGTGATTTCTCTTTCAGAGGGCAGGAATGTTTACAGAGTGCAGTTAAGAGTTCTGCCGGATGGTGTTTATCTTTCTTAAATACTGCTACAGTTCCGGTAATCCCATTTTTGGAACAGATGTATAACTGTGATTGTACCAAAGAACCAGTTGCTTTTGGTAGTCCAAGTTCCGAACATTCTGTAATGTGTTCAAATTTTGCGGTTGACGGTGATGAAATTACTTTCTATAAGAGAATCCTTACTCAAATTTATCCTGATGTTAGTTTCTCTGTAGTTTGTGATAGTTATGACTACGATAATGTTGTAGAAAATATACTTCCTCAGTTGAAAGAAGAAATTATGCAACATAATGGATGTATGCTTATCAGAGGCGATTCCGGTAATTGCGTAAAAGTCGTTACAGAAACGGTATTTAAGTTGTGGGATATTTTCGGAGGAACAATAAATAGCAAAGGGTTTAAGGTTCTTGATCCTCATGTAAAAGTTATCTACGGAGATAGTATTACAGTCCAGAGATGCGAAGAAATTTATAAAATCCTTATTAAAAATGGTTTTGCTTGTAACAATGTTACTCTTGGTGTTGGATCATTCTCTATGCAATGTATAGAAGAGGAAGATACAATCAGAGTTAAGTTAGCGGATGGCTCATATGTTGAAGGTACAGCAATTATTTTAAAGCCTTTTACAAGAGATACGTTTTCATTCTGTGTGAAAGCAACATATTGTGAAATTGACGGAAAACCGTATCCTATCTTTAAAAATCCTAAAGATGGTGGTTTTAAGAAATCACAACGAGGTTGCTGCATTGTTTGGGAAGAAAATGGAAAGCTTTTCTACAATGACGGATGCACTTGGGATCAAGCCCATAATAGTGAAGTCAATCTTCTTCAGCCCATTTTTAAAGATGGAAAAATGGTAAAAGAGGATACTCTTAAAGAAGTTAGAGATAGACTACACGGAGGTAATTTCTGATGATTAAACATATAAAGTGCGACATATTTGAATCCGGAGCAGATATAATTTGTCATCAAGTTAATTGTCAGGGTGAAATGAATAGCGGAGTAGCAAAACAGGTAAGAGAAAAGTATCCTGAAGTTTATAGGCAATATCGCCGTTGGTGTGAAGATATGAATTTCAGTAAAGCTCTGCTTGGTAAAATGCAGTTTGTTAATGTTCCGGACGGAAAGATGATTATAAATCTTTTTGCTCAACATAAATATGGCTATGACGGAAATTGTTATACGGACTATGAAGCATTGGAAAAGACATTAACTATAGTTGATGCTATGGCTCATAAGGCTATTATTGCTATTCCGTATTTAATGGGATGTCATAGAGGTGGCGGAGATTGGAATATTGTATATGCTATGATTGAGAAAATATTTAAAGATAGCGAAAATGATGTTCTCATCTGTGAATATAATGGAGGTTGATTAATATGTTTAATGCTCTTGAAACAAAAAATAAATGTGTCCAATGGATAAGAGATTGGTTTGAAGAAAATGGCAAAGATTGTAATGCGGTAGTCGGAATTTCCGGTGGAACTGATTCATCTGTTGTTGCTGCATTGTGTGTTGAAGCTCTTGGTAGAAATAGAGTTATTGGTGTATTAATGCCTAATGGTATTCAAAAAGATATAAATGCTGCTACACAATTAGTTTATCATCTTGGAATAAAATTTCTTTGTATGAATATAGAAGAAGCAGTTAAGGGAGTTCTTGATAATATATTTGACATATATATGCCTGAGAGAGATGGATATGAAGATATTTCTATTTCTGAACAAACGAGAATTAATCTTCCGCCCCGAATTCGTATGACAACATTATATGCAGTATCTCAGTCTGTTAATGGTAGGGTAGCAAATACTTGTAATCTATCAGAAGATTGGGTTGGTTATTCTACACGTTACGGTGATTCTGTTGGTGATTTTAGTCCTCTTTCCAATCTTACTAAAACAGAAGTAAAGGAGATTGGCAAAGTACTTGGCTTGCCTGATGAGCTTGTGTTTAAAGTACCTACTGACGGTCTTTGCGGTAAGACAGATGAAGAAAATCTTGGATTTACATATGAAATGCTTGACAAATATATTCGTGAGGGAATATGTGAGGATTTGACGGTAAAAGAAAAGATTGATTATCTGCATAATAAGAATTTATTTAAATTACAATTAATGCCATCATTTAAAATATAATTAAAAGGAGCGATATAATATGGATTTCATAAAATTCAAAGAAATAATGCAAAATCATTTTGCGGAGATGACAAAAGACGTTAAATGTTTGTTTGAGGTAGAAGTCGATAAGGATGAGCTTTGGAATCTTTATCTTGACAGTTTTCCTGCTGGAACAAATGAAATTTATCGTGAGCGCAGAGAATATGATTGCTCATGTTGTAAACAGTTTATCAGAAATATTGGAAATGCTGTTGTTATTAAAAACAATCAGGTTCATACCATTTGGGATTTAGAACTTAATGATACTACATATCAACCGGTGGTTGATGCTCTTTCGGCTTATATCAAGTCGCATGCAGTAACGAACATTTATGTAAGTAAATTTAAGAAAATCGGAACAGACCATAATCGTGAGCGGCTTAATAACGGTGAGATTGTAAAGTGGGATCATTTCTATTTAGAATTGCCGGATGTGCTTGTAAATCGTTCTTATCGCTCTGTAGGTGATATTCAGGGCGAGTTCAGAGATACAAGAAATGTATTTAAGCGTTCTATGGATGAAATTTCAGAGGAAAGTGTATTAACTGTTCTCGAACTTATTTCTCAGAACTCTCTTTATAAGGGCGAAGAATGGAAGGTTGTACTGGAACAGTTTGTTACATATAAACAGAAGTATGATAAACTGGAAACAGAGATTGAAAAAGAGAATTACGCATGGGAAAATTCAGTTATTGCCGGCAGCGTAATTGGTCGAATCAGAAATCATAGTATCGGAACTTTGTTGGTTAATATTTCTGATGGTATGGAACTTGATACGGCGGTGCGTAAGTATGAAGTCATTGTCGCTCCTACAAATTATAAAAGACCTAAAGCAATTTACACAAAGAAAATGCTTGAAGATGCAAAGAAAACCATTGATGAGCTTGGCTATATGGATTCCCTTGCTCGTAGATTTGCAACTTTGGATGATATTTCAGTAAACAATATTCTTTTCTCAAACAAAGATGCAGTTAAGAGAATAAGAGGGCAGAGAGCAGCTATGGATGTGTTTGACGAAATGGCAGATGAAGTATCTATTGATGTAAAGAAATTCTCAAAAGTTGATGAGATTGGAATTACAGATTTTATTAAAAATGTTCTTCCGACCGCTAAAGAACTTGAAGTATTTCTTGAAAATCGCCATACAACAAATATGGTTTCGCTTATTGCACCTGAAAATGCCGATAGTAAGACTATGTTTAAGTGGAATAACGGCTTTAGCTGGGCTTATACCGGTAATATTACTGACAGTATAATGAAGGAAAATGTTAAAGCTGCTGGTGGTAAAGTAGATGGTGATTTAAGATTTTCAATGCAATGGAATGATGAGGACTATAATCCTAATGATTTTGATGCACATTGTAAAGAACCTAACGGTTATCATATTTATTACGGAAATAAAGGTAGATTATCACTTTCCGGTGGTGTTCTTGATGTTGATATTATCAATCCTATCAGAAATAAGGCTGCGGTTGAAAATATCACATATGCAAACAGAAGAGATATGATGGATGGCGTATATCAGTTGTTCGTGCATTGTTATTCAAATAACGGCGGCAAGAGCGGATTTAAAGCAGAAGTTGAATTTGATGGTTCAATTTATTCATTCGTATACAACAGACCTTTGAAAGATGGTGAGGTTGTTCAGGTTGCAGAAGTAACACTTAAAAATGGAGTTTTTTCTATTAAGGAATTGATTCCGTCATCAGTATCATCAAAGGAAGTATGGAATACACATACAAATGGTTTTGTACCGGTTTCTGTTGTAATGTATTCACCTAACTATTGGGATGAGCAGGATGGAATTGGTCATAGACATTATTTCTTCATGCTTAAAGATTGTATTAATCCTGAAACACCAAATGGATTTTATAATGAATTTCTGAAGAATGATTTGGTTCAGCATAAGAGAGTATTTGAAGCATTGGGAAGTAAAATGTCGGTTGGTGATGTTGAAGATCAGTTGTCCGGTATTGGATTCTCAGCTACAAAGCATAATGATATTCTTGTAAAAGTAAAAGGCACTTCTGAAAGAGTGTTAAGAATTAAATTTTAAGGAGGGATTTTAAATGGATAGGCAGAATGAACTTTTTGGAAAACTTTGTCGTGATAAAATTACCGGATTTGAAGGTGTTTGTACTGGTAGAACAGTTTGGCTTTATGGTTGCGATCAGTATTGTTTAACACCAAGAGTTGAAGAAAATAAGCCTAATGAGCTTAAAGAAGGAAAGTGGTTTGATGATGGACGAATTGAGATCGTAGAAGAATTTGTTAAGCCGCAAGATGTACAGGTTGAAAAGCGTGGTGGCGAACATGATAGTTCATGTTACGCTTCTAACAGTAGATTTTAAGGAGGACTTTAAAAATGAGCAAAAATGAAATGTTTGTAACAGCAACAAGAAACAAATTCCGTTTCCCTTTCCGTGGTCAGATTTCCGTTGAGGATTTATGGGATTTGTCGGTTGAAAATCTCGATTCCGTCTATAAGACACTTAATTCTCAGGTTAAAAAGGCAAAAGAGGAAAGTCTTTTGAATACAAAATCCAGAGAAGATGAAATTATTGAAATGCAGATTGAGATTGTTAAGTATATTGTAAGTGTTAAGCAGGATGAAGCCGCTAAGAAAGTGGCAGCAAAAGAAAAGAAAGCAAGAAAACAGAGAATTCTTGAAGTGCTTGCCGCAAAAGAAGATGCAGACTTGCAGAACAAATCTCCCGAAGAACTTCAGGCTATGCTTTCAGAGCTGGATGATGACGATGAATAAAAGATTTGATGTTGGACTGATTTGTGGGAGGTTTCAAACCTTCCACAAAGGTCATGAATCTCTTGTAGAAATGGGATTGGATTTGTGCGATAGATTGCTCATTCTTATTGGTTCTGCACAAGAATGCGGTACGGAGCGTAATCCGTTTAACATTAATACGAGAACAAAAATGTTGAGAAGTATTTATGGAAATGAATCTAACATAATGATTTATGGTTTAGCCGATATGACAAACGAAAACGATATTTGTCCTGAATGGGGCAGGTATTTACTGGATAATGTTGATAGATATATCTACAAAGCTCCAGAGCTTATGATATATGGCAATGATGAATCAAGAAGTAGATGGTTCGATCCAAAAGATATTATCAATACTTCAGAAATGATTGTAAACAGAGATCAAATACCAATTTCTGCGACTATGGTTAGAGAAATGATGGTACTTGATAAACGTAAAGAATGGATGCAGATGGTTAATCCTAAATTACATAAAATGTATAATGAGTTAAGAGATGAATTAATATCTGTTCCATTTTATAATAACTATAAAAATAATATTTAAGGAGCTTTATTATGAATATTAAAATTGAAAATCTTACTATTGAAAATGCTGGTAATGGTGTAAACATCAATATTACAAAGGATAATGTTATGGCACAGGGAGTATTTGTTGCAGATTTTGGTACTGTATGTTGTGAAAAAGAACTCATGACAAATCTTGATTGTCTTTCATGGGAAGAAATCAATGAAATTGCAAAACACGGAGATGCAGAAAGAACTTTTGCACTTGGCGCAACTAAAAAAGTAACACTTACAAACGGTGAAGAAATGACATTCAGAATTATCGGTTTCAATCATGATAATACTGAGGATTGTGAAAAAGCTGCAATTACTTGGGATTCTACTGTTCTTATGAATAATGAACATAAAATGAATGATGAATGGACAAATAAAGGCGGCTGGGAAAAGAGCAAGATGCGTGAATGGCTCAATAAGGATATTTTCGATAGACTTCCTATTAATCTCAGAAATATTATTAAGCCAGTCATCAAAACCACTTCTGAAGGTTCACGTTCTGAGAAACTTGTAAATACTGTAGATAAGATTTTCCTTCTTTCTGAAAGAGAACTTTTCGGCAGAAATATTTATTCAGTAGGCAAGGAAGGAAATTGGTACGACTATTACAGACAGGAAGACGTATGTTGGGGCAAAAAGCACAAGAACAGCCATGCTAATTGGGCTTGGCTACGTTCTCCCTCGGCTCGTTATGATTCCGACTTTTGTGTGGTTCATTCTGGTGGTGATGGCAATGGCTATGGTGCGAACTGCGAGTTTGTTGTTTCCCTCGGCTTCTGTATCTAATCTGCTTTGCGTAGCAAAGCTTATCAAAAATCCCTCCCCGATTAGGGGAGGGAAAATCTGCGGCTTTGCCGCATAAGAAAAATCAGGAGGATTGAATATGCGTAAAATAAAAGGAATAAATGTGATAATGAGTGTTTTGATTTTTTATGGATTGTTTTATGTGATTTCAGATTTGTGGAAATTGCTCGAAACGATTATATATAAAAAGACAGTGTTAAACGTTACAGATTTGATTATTTGTTTGTTGTTCGCTTTTTCTTTGTACACAAACTTATCGCATATAATCAGAAGAAAAACAAAATAATATAAATCTAATCTATAGACATATTAAGATGATACGCCGGGGAAATATTTATAGGAAGTGATTGCATGAATCCCATTATAAATTATATAAAAGAAAACAGCAAAGGATTTAATTATCCGATAAGTAGCAACCAATTAACAGCGATATTTAATACAAGTGGTATTGAAATCAGAAGATTAATAAATGAGGCAAGATGTTCCGGTGAACCAATTTGTTCATGTGGCAAAGGATATTATTATTCTGAAAAAGAAGAAGATATTATCAGAACAATAGATTCACTACAAGGACGAATTGCAAAACAAGAAAAAGCAATTTCCGGACTAAAAAACTGTTTGGCATAATTATTATATTTGGCTATTCATGCTTTTTATCCACGGTTGAAATTGTTTTAACACTTTCGTTTCTAAATTTGAAGTGCAGAACATATTTCTTTGTAATAATTTTTGATAACGGTCAAATCTTTGAACAGATAAATGATATGGCAAATCTGTATATTTGCATATATCATTAGCAGACGATATATTAAGTGCTTTAAAAACGATAATTGGAGCAAGAATACGAATAGTAAGATATTTTGCATTATCAACATTAGAATTATAGCCAAATAAATCTAATACATGCTGCGATATATTTAACATGTTTTCATATCTTGATTTTTTAGGATCAATTTCAGATTGAAAATCATATACTGTTGCGATTGCAAAAATGTCAACAGGTAGCTTGGTTATTTTGGCATTTATTAATAAATCCCATGCCAGATTTCGTATGTGTTTATATTCTTGTTCTTTCATAAAAAATCACCTCACAAGTAGTTTTACCGGTGAGATGATTTATATTAAATGATAATATTGCTTTGGCTGTAAAGTTTAACCATATCGTTTTCCCAAGCTGTTTTGACTCTGTTGCTTTTCCAATTTAAATATTGTTTATATCTGTATAAAGATGCCTCATCTGAAAGACCAAAAATATTTTGAACATCAATTACAGAATTTATTGATAAAGGCTTGAATAACGGAAATGGAGATAACAGTGTTGCGGCAAAATAATCTGCTTCCAGTTCATATTGTTTATCTGTAATGTTAAGAAATCCGTTTTCTGCTAATTTAGTATATAACGAATATGACATATGTTCACACATTATATGACCAAGTTCATGTCCGCACGTCCATCGCTGTCTGCCTAAGTTGTTATTATTAAGTGTTGAATTATTATAAAGTATTAGGTAGCGATTTTGAAATATATCATAATGTGTGCAGCCGGATTTGCTTTCACATAGCATAATTACTTCGTTAATTGTGCAGTTATTAATTTCAGCAAATTTTTGATAACTCATAATTCTGCAATTCGGAAGCATATGTAATATTTGTTTAATATTAATTGGAAAAATAATTTTAGGTAAAGAACGATAGATATTCAATACTTTGTCGTTAATAAAAGCGTATCTAATCACGATTGCCTCCGTTATTTTCATTGTCCTCATCAAATGCGTAGTCAAAACCCAATCGAAGCATTTGCATCATTTTATTACGATCTTTGACTGACATTTTTTGCCTTGCTCTTTGAAAAGAAACAATATCTTCATCACCAAGAATTTCAGATATTGATGATGAAATTTCGGAACGACCGAGTAAATAATCTACAGAAACATCAAAGTAACTGGCTATTTTAACTACTTTATCCACAGAAGGAGATGAAGTTTGTTTCCATTTTTTTATAGAAGAATTACTAAAACCTAAATCAGATTCTAATTTTGTAATAGTAATTCCTTTCTTTTGGCAGAGTTCTTTTACCCTGAGGTAAAGTATATTATCCATAAAAAATCCTCCAACGGTAGAAAATTCTCAAAAAGTACTTGACAATGAGATAATTTTCTGATATTCTATATATGGAGTTGAGAATATATGCCCCATACATTAATATTATAGGACATATTTTCGTATTTGTCAAGAGTTTTAAAAATATTTAATATAAACGGAGGTTATAAAATGCAAACAACAGTGATAAAAGAAGAATTGAAAAAAGTTTTTGAGGAATTAAACGAGTATGAATTATTAAGTATTGATGAAGTAAATCGGAGTAAAAAACGAACATTTTATTCTGACGGAATAATTATATATCATAAAAATTATTATGATATAGGATTTTCAAGAACTTTTGCAGATACAATAGTCCCTGAATGTCTTATTAATGAAATATGTGTTAATGATAATTTTGTTATAATTAAATGCGGTTTTGTTAAATATTCTATTGTCCCCTTAAAGCGCAAAATGCATTTAATTGAAAAAGTTATGCTGCCGGATTCGATATACATAGATACATTAATTAATCATTTGTATTTTAATGTAGACAGAATTATTGTTAAACATAACGTTGTTTGTACACCTCTTGATTTGAATAAATTAGGAAAAATGTCATTAAAGCAAAAAACAGCTATAAAAAGAATTATAGAGAGCGAATTGGATGGTTCTCAGGTAAAATATCAATGTTGCAGAGTCCCGGCATTTTCTGTTGAATTTTATGATGATGAATATATAGTTTGTGGACATATATATGATTATGCAAAAAATTATTGTTTAAATAGAGTTGAACTATATAAATCCAGTGAGGATTTTAATAATATTAATCCATATAAGGAGTATGTAGAATATGTTGACAGCTTCAGAAGATAATTCTGAAGAGGTTTAAAAACTAAAAAAATAATAATTTTTTCAAAAAACTATAAAAATAATATTGACAACTCAAAATTTATGTGTTATAATAAATATAGAGGTGATGAGATTGAAGATTTTAGAGCAATTCTTAAAAGGAAAAATGGATAATCAAACTGAAAAATCTGCTCATGTTTATCAAAATCTTTACAGCCGAGTTGAAACATATTTTCCCGAAAGGAAAACACCAGAGCAGTTTACACGAGAGGATTTTATTCGCATATTATCTAATATGAATACAAAAACAGTTGGTAATTTTACTGTAGTAAAATCCAATATTAAAAATTATATTGAGTGGATGGTGCAACAAGGATATATGACGGCTGCACAATTAGATGAATTCACCAGTATATTATATGATGATTTAGATCATTCAAATTCTTTCTTATTGTATTATTTTAAGAATTTTGATGAATTGTATTCAATATTAGAACAGACTATTGAATGTCATCTTGGGGATAACGAAGAAGATGGAGAATTTGATACACTTCGGTGTGCGATATATCTTACGTGGTTTGGATTTTCAATTGAAGAAATTACAAATATCTTGAAAAGTGATATAAGTCCGATTGATTCAATAATATATAAAGGCAAAGAAAAAATACCGGTCAGAATCGGCGAAAAGTGTATGTCATATATCCGTGATTATGCTAATCGAGAATCTTATCGGTCAAGAAAATTCGGCAGAGCTGACGGAAGCGAGATACGATATAAAGATAGTAAGTTTTTATTTCGATCGTGTAAAAGTGGTCAATTAACAGCGCAGCAAATAAATGCTATGACAAGGTATACAAACCCATATGTTGATGAAGTCGGCAAACGATTTGCTTTTGGTAAAATCTATCAAAGCGGTTTGTATTATCGAATTTATCTTGACGAACAAGAAAATGGCGCATTGAAGAAAGACGATTATGATAGGATGGCAAAACTTTTTGGATTATCTGACACAGATTTAAATATTAAAGCAAAAAAATATGATTTGTCTGCAAGAAAATATATTCAGTATCAGGAATACAAAAAGGCTTTTTATAATAATTAGAATGGATTTCATAAGGAATTGAAAAATTCTTTATGGAAGAATAATAACTATAAAAATAATAAATAACGAGAAGCCGGTGCATTTTATGGGTTCAACTCCTGTATTCTCGAACTAATATATCCTTTCTTTTTATTATCAAGGCTATGAATTTGTTTTTTATTAAAACAATTCAATTACCTTAAATTTTAATTTTGTGGAGGCAAGAAAATGGAAAATTTAATTTTAATGCGTAGGAGAAATAAAATTCTGCTTACCGAAGGAACGAGAGAAAAAGAAACAACCAACTTATCAGAAAGACAAATTGCAACAATTTTAAAGAATTTAGAGGCATACGGATATACGATTTCCAAAAATATTTATAAAATTTTGCGAACCTATACAGAAAAAGAATTAATGTCCTTTTATCGAAACATAACGGATATTATAGAAAATTTAACTGGAGGCAATGTATTTTATCAACCAATGTATCCAAATTTTCCTATGGAAGTTATGGAGAAAGAAGATTCGGAATTATATATCAACGCTTTTATTCATTATTTGTTTAATGGAAAATTATTGCCGAATATAAATAAAAATAAAAGGCTGCCCCTATTTGATGAAATTAAGATCAAGGTAATTGATTTAGCTGAACAAGATGAATTGATTTCAATTATGCGTAATATTATGGAATCCAAAACTTCTATTTCTGAAATGGATAAAGCTGATTTGGCATGGTTTTTTGAAAATTACAAGGCTAATATTTATATGCCTGATAATATTCCTATTAAAGAAAACGCAGCTTATATTTGTAAGTTGTATTTAGAGAATACTTCAAAGCCGGATTATAAAGTTATTCATAAATACATACGCACTGCAACAGATGTCTTACGACTCGCAACGGCTATGTCTAACGGAGATATTAGTTTATCGGGAAATACTAAATTTATCAGCTTTCCACGCAGTATTCGCAGACTGTTTCTTTCTATTCTGAATAACGCCAATAATTTGGAAGAGGATATGAAACATTATAAGAATAAGTGGATCAAATTAGGTGAACGATTGCATCCTTCGGAATATGCGAGATATATTAAAACAGCAGAAGCATTCAGAAAGATACGAAATGATGAAAAAATCGAAACATTTGGTGGTAAATTGGAGGGCTTTTTAATTAGTGGGGATTATTATTCTGCATTAGCTATGTTGAAAACGAGAGCCGGCGAATTTGCAAGAAAATTAGATTATTTGCTTAGAACGGTTAATGATAAGAATTTAGTTATTAATTCTTTTTTGCAAATTTCAGACTCTATATCAACTACTGTTCTTTTGCAAGTAAAAAATCATTTTGAACATAGAAATGATGATAATCCTTATCGTGTATTTTTCCCAAAAGGAAATCTGGCGAATGCTAAGCTGATTGAAAATAACTTACCTAAAATTCCTGAAAAATATTGTAATGCCATTGTTAAAATTTGTGAAAATACATTAATTGCAAAATATCAAAAACGTGATTTTCTTGGTTCGGTATATCTTAGTGAGGACTTTAAAAATTATTATGTTCCGTTTAACCAAAGAAGTGCAAGTAATTCATTAAAAACAGTGGTAAGAGGTTCAAAATTGCCTCTGAATATAAATACGAATACAATTCGTGCTTTTGTGCATTGGCGTAATATGAATGATGCCGATAGAGTAGATATAGATTTATCTGCTGTTTTATATGATGAAAATTGGAATTATATTGAACATATTTCGTATACCAATCTTCGTTCCGATAAATATAAGGCTTGTCATAGTGGAGATATTACAGATGCTCCTAATGGAGCATGTGAATTTATTGATTTTGATTTACAATCAATAAAGCAATATGGAGGGCGTTATATTGTATTTACGGTGAACAATTATACCGGTCAGATATATAGCAAAGTTCCGGAATGTTTTATGGGGTGGATGGAAAGAGAAAAACCTAATTCGGGTGAAATATTTGAAGTGGCAACTGTAAAAAATAAAATTGATTTAACAGCAAATACAATGATTTCTATTCCTATGATTATTGATGTTGCTGAAAGTAAAATAATTTGGACAGATGTTGCTTTAAAAGAGAATCCTAATTATCATATTAATATTGAAAATAATCAAGGCGGAATTATTGCAACTTGTATGGCACTTACGAATATGCGAAAAACAACATTGTATGATTTAATTGCCTTGCATATTAAAGCCAGAGGATTGAGAGTTACTGATCCGGAAGATGCAAATATTGTATTTGATTTGGTAAATCCGGAAACAAAAAAAGAAGATACTACATATATTGATCCATTTATGCTTGATGTTTTTATGAGTGAGTATCTTTAAAAAAATTGCGGCTACAATTAATCTTCCTTCTTTAATTAACAGATTTAAATTATTATAGATTAGATTAATTAATATCCGCCTAAAGAGATTTTCGGCTATATAATTTCTTCCTTCTATATAATACATAAATCAAATATATATTTAGAAATTATATTTTCCGATTTATATACGTTAATAAGCTATAAATTAACTTCCTTCTTTTATAATTATAATTTAATTATAATATACTTATAGTTAATTTGCTCTCTTATTAACTATAAAAATAATAAATAAATTTTAATAAGGGTGTTGATGCTAAATGAAACAGTGAATATTTCAGATTTAAAATTTAATTACTAATAAAACTTTTAATAGGAGGATTGAGATAATGAGAACATTAGCAAGTATAAAAGCAATTTCCGACATCATTCCAATTGAGGGCAAAGATAGAATCGTTCTTGCAATGGTTGACGGATGGAGTGTCATTGTAAAAAAGGATGAATTTAAAATCGGAGATAATTGTGTATATATTGAAATTGATTCAGTCCTCCCCGAAAAACCGGAATTTGAATTTTTGCGTTCAAAAAATTTCAGAATTAAAACAATGAAAATGGCTGGCGTAATATCTCAGGGAATTTGCTTTCCTTTAGATGTTCTTCCACCTAAAGTTCGGGGGGGCAGATATAATTTAAATGAAGATGTAACTGATGTTATAGGGGTTAAACAATATAAAGCAACAATGGATATTGAAAAAGATACCCAAAATGGTAAAATTAAAAAATATCCTGCTTTACTAATGAAAATGGCATGGTTTCGTAAACTTGTATTACCTAAGAAAAAATCAAAAGGTTTTCCTGAATTTATTAGTAAAACCGATGAAACTCGAATTCAGAATATGCCTTTTATTCTTAAAGATAAACGTAAATGGATTGCAACCGAAAAAGTTGATGGTCAAAGCGGTACATTTTGTCTTGTAAGACATAAATCTAAAATTCCATTTGTTAAAGATAAATTTGAATATATAGTATGTTCAAGAAATTTACGTTTATATAAAAAAGACAATTCTTCCTATTGGAAGGTTTCAGATAGATATAAAATTGAAAACACCCTTAGGAATATGATTGGCGATAGAGCTTGGATTGCAATTCAAGGTGAATGTATTGCGCCTAATGTTCAGGGAAATAAGTATAAAGTTACTGAAGCTGATTTGTATGTGTTTAATTTGCTTTATCCTTCCGGTCGTATAGATTCTATTACGGCGAAAAATATATGTGAGCAACATGGAATGAAATTCGTTCCAATATTAAATACAGCTTATATTTTGCCCGATACTGTAAATGAAGTACTTGAATATTCACATGGTCAGAGTCGGTTATATAATACATTACGTGAGGGAATTGTATTTCGCAGCAAAGATGGAAAACATAGTTTTAAAGCTGTTGATCCATTATTTCTGCTTAAATATGATGAATAGGATAAAATTATGAAAAGATATGTAAAAAGTGATGATATATGTGTTTGTTGCGGAAATTATACTCCGGAAGGCACGATGATTTGTTATAGTTGTTTAAAAGATACAAGCACAGAAAATTTTCACAGTAAATTAAAAAACAAGGAGCAATTTAATATGAAAAGTACAAAATGGAAACTGCCTTTAATTATCGGCATAGGTATTATTGCTGTTATATTACTCTGTGTAGTTAGTATTCAGAGTTCACAAAATAAAGCTTTTGCTTTAGAGGAACAGGTGCATACCGCTCAATCCGATATTAATGTTCAGGAGAAACGCAGAGTAGATTTAGTATACAATCTTGCCGATTGCGTAAAAGAATATGATAAACATGAGGCGGAAACTCTTGCAGCTATTGTACAGGGGCGCAGTTCTGTTGGAGATATTGAAAATGCAACTACTGCAATTACTGCTGTTGCAGAAGCTTATCCGGAACTAAAATCAAATGAAAACTACAAGGAGTTAATGAATGAACTGTCGATGACGGAAAATTTAATTGCAGAGTATCGGAGCAATTATAATAAGCAGATTAAAGAATATAATCGGTATGTTCGTAAATTTCCTACAAGGAATTTTCTAAATATACTTGGTTATGAAATTCAGGAGTATGAATATCTTGAATATAATGCACCTGTAGATGCTCCACGAAACTTGTTTGGAGAATAAATTTATGCATAATTATATAAAATTTCATTGTAGTAAAAACAGAAAAAGAAGTTTTGATTTTAAAAATTTTCAAATTACTAAAAGAGAAATTATAGCGAGTATTTCTATTATAGCAATAATGCTTTTAATTGGTTTTTTAATTTCAGGTAAAATTTCCGATTATCAAATGGATAAAAATGAAATTTACAATAAAGCTCTCAAAACTAAAAGTTTAGATTTGTTTACTTATGGTATGAAAACAAATGTTGGTAATGCATTTGTATATGGCAATTTGCAAGCGATAGACACTGTAACTTATCCCGAAATAGGCGGCAAGTATATGTATATAGAAAAAGTAAAAGAAAGATATACTATGCATACTCGTACAGTTACATATACAACCGGCTCAGGAAAGACACGGCAAATACATACTAAAATTGAAACATATTGGACTTGGGATAGGGTTGATAGCGAAGATAAAAAATGTAAAGAAATATCGTTCTGTGGTGTAAATTTTAAAAGCAGTAAATTCAAAATTCCTTCAGCACATTATATTGACACAATAAGAGAATCAAGTCATGTGCGATATAAATATTATGGTACGGAAACTAAATTTATAGGCACGATTTTTACTGATTTAAGAAATAATACAATTTCTGATAATACAAATTTCTATAATAATATGACGGTTAATGAAACCGTTGAATATTTAGAGAACAACGGAGCAGAAATTATCTTTTGGATATTTTGGATTCTTTTAATAATTGCTTGCGTTGTTGGATTTTACTACTTTGAAAACGAATGGTTAGAATAAATTATTATAAGGAGAGTGATTATAATTAATACATCGGTAATGTTTTCTACCGGAAATAATAATATGTCAACTCCACAATGGTTTTTTGATAAGTTAAATGAAGTATTCCATTTTACTCTCGATCCGTGTGCAGATGCAATCAATAAAAAGTGCAGCTTGTATTATACAGAGAAAGAAAATGGACTTACGAAGAACTGGGGGGGGCAAACTGTTTTCTGTAATCCGCCTTATTCAAGAAAAACAAAAACTAAGGCAGGTCAAGAAGATTTTATATATAAATGTATGACTGAATGGAAAGAAAACAATGTTACTTCAGTAATGTTAATTCCGGCAAGAACGGATACAAAAGCACAACATAATTACATATTTCCAAATGCTAAATATATCTGTTTTATTGAAGGCAGGTTGAAATTCAATGAGCAAGAATCGGCTGCTCCATTTCCGAGCGAATTAGTAATTTTTACAAATGAAAATTTCGATGCAAAAATAAAAAGATTGACAGATTTGGGATATTGGATAAAACTAAAATAATAAGGTGGTAACAATGCAGAAATTTAATATAATTTATGCTGATCCGCCGTGGACGTTCAAAACATATTCAAATAAAGGAAAAGAACAAAAATCCGCCGAATGTCATTACAAATGTATGACGATTGAAGATATATATAATCTTCCGGTTTCTAATATTGCAGATGATAATTGTGTTTTATTCTTATGGGTTACATTTCCTCTCTTACAAGAAGGATTAGAGGTAATTCGTAGATGGGGATTTACATATAAAACATGTGCATTTAATTGGGTTAAAAGAAATAAAAAATCTGACAGTTGGTTTTGGGGATTGGGATATTGGACACGTTCAAATAGTGAAATATGTCTATTGGCAACTAAAGGATGCCCCCCCGAAAAAGCCGTTCGGTACATCAAGTTTGCGATGCACGAATTATGAGGCACAGCCAAAAGCCTGATGAAATTAGAAATCGAATAGTTGAATTATGTGGAGATATACCACGAATTGAATTGTTTGCAAGAGAAAAATCTGAAGGTTGGGTAAGTGTAGGCAATGAAATTGATGGTCAGGATATAAGAGATGTTTTGAAAAAATATGAATAAGAAGGTGATCTTATCAAGTATGTAGGTAGTAAAAGTAGAATTGCCAAGCATATCGTCCCTATTATACAACGGTTAATTGATGATAACGATATAGAACATTATTATGAACCGTTTGTTGGGGGGGGGCAATGTCATTGATAAAATCCAATGTAAAAACAGATATGCTTCAGACATAAATCCATATTTAATTGCTTTATTTGAAAATTCAGATAAAATAGGTTCTTTACCTGAAGAAATAAGTAAAGAAGAATACACAAAAGTAAGAGCAGCTTATCAGGAGGGTTCAAATATTTATCCTAACTGGTATATTGGTGCAGTTGGTTTCTTAGCATCATATAATGGTAAATTCTTTGGCGGTCATGCCGGCAAAGTACATACGAAAATAGGTACAATAAGAAATTATTATGATGAAGCAAAAAGAAATTTAGAAACACAAATACCTAAATTAGTTGGAGTTCATTGGAGTGTAAAAGATTATATAGAGTATGAAGATATAAAAAATTCTTTAATTTATTGTGATATTCCGTATAAAGGTACAACCGGTTATGGTATTGAATTTGATCATAAGATATTTTGGGATTGGGCTGAAATGATGTCAAAAGATAATATTGTAATTGTATCTGAGGAAACTGCTCCTGAAAATTGGAAATCAATATGGGAACAAGATATAAAAAGAACTTTAGATAAAGCTTCACGAAGTACATCTGTCGAAAATTTATTCATTATAAATAACTATAAAAATAATATATAATAATTGGAGGAATTAAAATGTTTAAGAAAAGAATAAAAAATGAGAGTGTTGTAGAATCCTTGCAGAGAATGTCGGGGGGGGCAATTAATACGGTTGTAAATTTGATTAATCAGCTAAAGAGTATTAATGAATCCATTGATGATGAAAAAGCGACTAATGTTGAGAAAATTAAATCTATTGAAGCTGATCAGATTTCACTTGACAATTTGAAAGCAAGTAATGAAAAAATTATTGGCAATTTTGAAGGGTTGCTTAAATAAATCGGAGGACAAAAAATGAATTATAATATATCATTGTTCTGCGAATTTGATAAATATGCAGAACAAAGCTATTGTGCAATTCATGATGTGGATAAAACATTAAATATAGGAGATATAACGCTTGCGAATGAAAAGCAGGTTCCGGATTTTAATACTATGTTTGGTGGCTCTCCATGTCAAGATTTCTCAGTAGCCGGTAAACTTGGGGGGGGCAAGTTGGTTATGTAAAAAATGTGGTTACATCTATAATCCCTTAGAAGCACATTACGATACTCGTCATATGTGTCCGATTTGCCGGTCAACGGAAATTGAAAAAACAAGATCGTCTTTATTAGTCGAATGGTTGAGATTCCTTAGAGAAAAGAAACCGAGATTCGCTATTTATGAAAATGTAAAAAACATTACAGGTAAAAAATTTAAACATACATTTGATTTATTTTTAAAAGAATTAAATGATTATGGCTACAATGTATATTGGCAAGTTTTAAATGCTAAAGATTATGGTATTCCTCAAAACAGAGAGCGTGTATATTGTGTTATAATTCACAAAGATTTAGATAATGGTAAGTTTAAATTTCCTGAGAAAATGCCATTAAAATGCACTTTACAAGATAAATTGGAGGACTTTGTTGATGATAAATATTATCTTTCACCTGATAAAATACAGGATTTATTAAGATTTGCCCCCCCACTTCAACGATTAGCAGAACAATTAGGACAAGTGGACGAAGCAGCCTTGACAGACACAGTTGGGACATCATTCAAGAAAGGAATAAAAGTTCAAAATCAAGCAACAGTATTTGAGGATTTCACGAATATTGCCGGAACATTAATGGCAAGAGATTATAAAGGATTCGGAAATCAAACAATGACTGCGATTTTAGAACATTAGACATTTTTATGAAAATAATTTGTGAACAACGATCAGATGAAGGTTTGAGATTTTTTAATGGTAATGTTTGTGGTTCTATTCGAGCCGAAAAAGAAAGCGGAGGCGATAAAAGAGTGATTGAAATGTGTGAAAAGAATACTGTGATATATGATGATTATAATAGTCATGTTAAAACAGACCAATCTACAATAGGAACTTTAACTACCAATATTGGTTCGTCTACAAGACGTAATGGTACAAAGCTCATTGAATCAATACTTGGGGGGGGTAACAATATGGAAAATATTCGTGTAAGAAAATTGACTCCTAAAGAATGTTGGAGATTAATGGGATTTTCTGATGAAGATTTTGAAAAAGCTCGTTCACGAATGAATGAAAATTGTTACAAAGGCAAAGATCGTAGCCAAAGTCAGTTGTATAAACAAGCAGGAAATTCTATTGTTGTTGATGTGTTATATTATATAATGGAAAATCTTAAAGATGTTATGCCTTATTTGTTTGAAGATATAGAGGTTGGTTCGTTTTTCTCCGGAATAGGTGCATTTGAAAAAGCATTAGATAGGGTACAAACAGAATAAGAAAGTGGTGAGAAAAATTAACAGTCAGGCAGTTTTATATTCTAAAGGTAATAATGATGAGTGTATGACTCCGGATTATGGAGTTAAACCGATTATCAAATATTTACCTAAAGATAAAATTATTTGGTGTCCGTTTGACAAAGAGGACAGCGAATTTGTTAAACAACTTAAAGAAAATGGTTTTAAAGTTGTTTTCTCTCATATTGATTATGGTCAAGACTACTATACTTATGAACCTGATGAATGGGATGTTATGGTAAGCAATCCTCCATTTACAAATAAGAGAAAAATATTTGAACGTGCATTAAGTTTTAACAAACCGTTTGCATTGTTAATGTCTAACACTTGGTTAAATGATTCAGCTCCTAAACAATTATTTGGGGGGGCAGACAATTACAGCTACTTATGTTTGAAGAGCGCATGAAGTTTTTAAACAATGGAATTGTGCAAAATAAAATAACTTTTAGTAGCAGTTATTATTGTTGTGAATTGCTACCAAGAGATATTATAATGGAAAAATTACACTAATTGTTGTCATATTACATAGAAAGGAAGATATATGAGTAGAAATAATTACATAAAAAGTCCTTTGAATTATGTTGGCGGCAAATATAAACTACTTAATGAGATTATTCCACTTTTCCCTGAGAATATGAATACTTTTGTTGACTTATTCGGGGGGGCTTGAATGTTGGTATAAATGTCAAATCTGATAATGTCATATACAATGACATAGAACCGCATGTAGTTGAGTTAATGCAATATTTGAAGAATACAGAAACTCAAAAGCTGCTTACGGAAATTGATGAACTTATAGTAAGTTATAATTTGTCAAAGGAAAACTCAGAAGGATTTCTAAAGTTAAGAGAATACTATAACGAAAACAATAATAGTCCTATTGTATTTTATACGATGCTATGTTACGCATTTAATTATCAAATAAGGTTTAATCAAAATGGTAAATACAATATGCCGTTTGGGAAAAATAGAAGTAGTTTTAATCCTGCTTTAAGGCAAAAATTTATTGCTTTTGTTAATGCTCTACATAATAAGAATATTGTTTTTGAAAATATGGATTTTATCCAGTATAATTTCGAGCAATTGAATTCAGGTGATTTTGTTTATTGTGATCCGCCTTATTTTAATAGTGTTGCTGCCTATAATGAAAATGGCGGATGGACAGAGAATCATGAAGTTAAATTGCTTGATATATTAACTGTTTTAGATAGAAACGGAATAAAATTCGCATTATCTAATAATTTAAAATATGAAAATCAAATTCTTAATAAATGGATTACGAATTACAATGTTCATTATTTGAATGGAAATTACAGTAATTGTAATTATCATAAAATTGACAGAAGTAAAGATGTAGAAGTGTTAATAACAAATTATTAAAATAACTATAAAAATAACAGAGAGGTGTTAAAGATGGCAGATGAACTCAAAAATACAGTAGATAATGAAGAAGTTCTAATTAAAGAAGCAAATCCGGCAACAGAACAAACCGAAGAAAAGCCGAAAAAGGCTGAATGGGAAATTCAACTTGAAAATATGTTGCGAAACGCTTATCTAAAAGGAGTTTCTACTGGCGGAAAAACTTTTGTGGGGGTTATTTTAAACATTATTATTGATGGAAAAAAGAACAGATTAAATACCGCAAAAATACTTATGAGAATTGAAAATACTTGTAAAAGAATGCTGGCGGTATCTGATTCTTATAATCAAACAAAATCAGAAAATACAGTAGAAAGCATTTCAGAATCCGCCGGAGAATCAGAAGAAATTAAGAAAGAAAGCGGTGAATTAAATGAATAAAGTTAAGGTATTTGAAAAAGAAATCAATTGGATTAAAAATAATAAAATCAAAGAATTTGCAAAAATTGCTGTAGAAGGACTGCCTGATTATTTTTTCACTGTAGCTGCATCCTCAACCGGAAAATATCATCCTGAATATGCTCTTGGGAATGGTGGCTTGGTAAGACATACAAAAGCACTTTTAAATATTGCAAAAGATTTAGTCACGCTTGAAATGTTCAGGAAAAAATATACCGATGATGATATTGATTTAATTTTTGTTGGAGGTATGTGCCATGATGGAATTAAGCATGGTACGGAATATAGCAAATATAGCGTTGTAGACCATCCTGTTCAGGCAGCAAAGTATATTAGAGAATTGAATAAAAAGTTTCAATTGCTTACAGAAGAACAGGAAGAGAAGCTTTATGGTATTATTGTTTCTCATATGGGACAATGGAATACTGATCGTTATAAAAATGAAATTATGCCAAAACCCAAAAAGTCTATTGAGAGCTTTGTTCATCTTTGTGATTATCTTGCAAGTAGAAAATATCTCTTATTTGATTTCGGCGCAGATTATTATAATCCGGAAGATTATGAGAATTGAGGTATAAATAATGCATGAATTATGGGAATTAAAGCAAAAGCAAAATTTGCCATTAAGTGAAAAAATAGATATATCTCTCGATCTTATTCGTGAATGGTATGAATATTGGAAAGGTCAAGTATATGTATCCTTTAGCGGTGGTAAAGATAGTACTGTATTACTTGATTTGGTACGAAAAATTTCTATAGATATTCCTGCGGTATTTGTTGATACAGGTTTAGAGTATCCTGAAGTCAAAGATTTTGTAAAAACAAAAGAGAATGTAATTTATTTAAGACCTAAAATGAATTTTAGACAAGTTATTGAAAAATATGGTTATCCATTCCCATCAAAAGAACAGGCTGCTTTTATTCAGGAATATAAAACAACTCAAAGTGAAAAATTAAGAAACATTCGATTAAGTGGGAATAAATGGAATAGAGGGAAAATTTCAAAGAAATGGTTATATCTTATTGATGCACCGTTTATGGTTTCTGATAAATGTTGTGATATAATGAAAAAAGCGCCAATAAAGAAATACGAAAAAGAAACCGGCAGACATCCGATAATTGGCACGATGGCATGTGAAAGCGATCAAAGACAAAGCAATTGGCAGATGTATGGTTGTAATGCTTTTACGAAAAAAGACCAACTTCACAACCCTTATCATTTTGGACAGAACAAGATATTTTGATGTATATTAAACAAAATGATTTGAATTATGCTTCTGTATATGGAGATATTATTCAAAACAATAATGATGAATATATAACAACAAAGTGCGAAAGAACCGGATGCATGTTTTGTATGTTTGGATGCCATTTTGAAAAAGAACCTAATAGATTTCAAAAAATGAAAATTACTCACCCTAAATTATATGATTATTGTTTGCGTGATTGGGATGCAGGAGGATTAGGAATAAAGAATGTTTTGGATTATATTAATGTAAAATATTAATTACTATTATTGTTAAATATAACTGATATAATAATCAGAAATGATTTTTATATAAATAACTAAAAAAATAATAAACAAGGAGTGAAGAAAATAATGGCAATTACATCAAGATTTACTTTTGTCGGCACACCTGTACTTCCTAAAAAGGAAAAAGCAAAACGTCCTTTTTTTAAGGAAATCAATAAGGTCGATGAAAAAACGAAAAAAACCAGAAATATGATTAGCATGACTTTTGGAATGAAAGAAAGCGATAATAATATGGCTTTCGTTGAGGCATTCGATAGTGTGCAGGACACCATTATGACAATGGATTCCGATAATGAAAAAATGGAGGTGGCTTGGGAAGATAGATTTGACGAGGATATTGTAAATACAGTAGCAAGTTATCGTAGATATACAGTTGATCTCGGCGAAGAATATGGCGGCAGATGCGATTTTATTACTTTGTATGATCTTATGCAGCATCTAAATAAATATCTTCCGGATTATAAAGGCAAGGTTATGGTAACTGGACAATTTACAAGAGAATGGTATGCAAAGAAAAATACTTATCTTGATAAATTTAAGATTCAGAATGTTTACGCTGTAGAGGATGAAACAAAAAGCCGTCTTGCCCTTACAATGGATATTTATTATAACAAAGATAGCATTGATAAAGGCGAATTTAATGAAAGCAAAAAGATTTATCTTAATGGTTACATTGAGCAGTATATGGGTAAAGATGAAGGCAGAAAAATGATTCCTATGACATTTATTTTTTCCGCTGCAAAATATGACCTTGAAAAAGAAAAGCATAAGAAACTTTTTGATTATAAGATGTCTTATATTGATATTAAAAATAAGACAATGGTGCATATTCCGTGGGATATTGTTCTTTTGCGTGGGGCTGAAGAGGCTGATTTTGATGAAAGTATGCTTACCGTAAAACAGAAAGAGCAGATTGAACTCGGACTTAAAACCCTTGATGATTTTAAACCAAAAGGTATTATCATGGGAGATAAAATAAATGAATATCGGTTGTTTGATCCAAAGCTTACCGGTGATTTTGCCGATGGTCTTGTTGATACAGAAGAAAAAGTTTCTGAATTTGAGGAAAAAATCTTTGTTCCTGCGAAAGATGAAACTCTTGATGAAGCAAAGAAAAACTCTAAATCGTCTACAAAAACGGACGATTCTGAAGATGATAAAGAATCGGAAAATTCTGCTCAGAAAGTAGACGTTGACGAAGATGATTTGTTTTAATATGAAAGGAGTGGCTTATAATGGGTAAATACGGAAAGAAAAACGAAGTAGACCTTAATCCTTTGCATTATAATATTGCAATATTAGGTGAAAGCGGTATTGGAAAAACAACTATCGCAAAGGAAATTTGCGAAAAAATGGTTGGAGAAGATGGTTATATGCATTGGGATATTGGTAAGGAAAACGGTGCTTCTGCTATTCAGGGCATTGTTTCTGAGCCGATTGAAGATTGGGATAAATTGAAAGAGGTTGTTGAAGATATTGTAGAAAATAAAACAACAGATTATCCTAATTTGCAGACAATTATTTGCGATACCTTTGATGAATTAATTATTCTTGCAGAAAAAGAAGCGATTCGTCAGTATAATCGTAAAAATCCCGATAAAAAAGCAGATACAATTAATGGTGCTTGGGGCGGTTTTGGCAAAGGACAAGATAAGGCAATAGAGCTTATTCTTGATGCTATTTGGGAACTGAAAAAAGTCGGCGTAAATACTATTATTGTTGCACATGTTAAAAGAAGCGACATTACTGATCCGATTTCTCAGGAAACATATTCAAAATTGACAGCAGATACTCAGCAGAGATATTTTAATGCAATTAAAAATAAAATGCATTTTATTGGTCTTGCCTATGTTGACAGAGATATTGTTAAAGAAAAAACCGGCAAAAAGAATGTTGTAACTAAAGAAGATGTTATGATTAATAAAGTTGTATCTGAAAGTCGTGTGATTAGTTTCAGAGATGATACATACTCCGTTGATAGCAAATCAAGATTTGCAGAAATTGTTGATCATATTTCTTTCAGTTCTGATGATTTTATTAAAGCTATGGAAGATGCTATTCTTGCAGAACACGCCAAAGGTGGAGAATCAGTAGAACAGACTAAGAAGAAACAGGCAAAGGCACAAAAGGAAGCAGATAAAAAGGCAGCCGAATATAGCAAAAATGCAAAATCAAATAAGGTCGATACAGAAAGAAATGAAGAGCTTCTTGCTATAATTAAAAATAAGTTTACTGATGCAACGGATGATATAAAAGCTGAAGTAAAAGCTGTAATGGCAGAATACGGATTTGCAAATTTCAAGGATGTAGAAGTTCCTACAATGGCACTTGAAAAAATTGTTGAATTACTTGGTGGGGAAGTATAATCTTCCCCCTGCCAAATTGGAGAAAAAATGAGCAGAAATTTTAATGATTTATCTAAACAAGTTTTTGGAAAATTAACAGTAATTGAAAAAGTTAATAATATTTCTAAGAGAAAGACATCCAATCATGTTTATTGGAAGTGCTTATGTAAATGTGGCAAAGAAGTTATCGTAAGAGGAACTTCCTTAACATTAGGAAATACAAAATCTTGTGGATGTATCAAAAAAGACTATGCTCAAATTAGAAATAAAAGATTTAACAATTACGATTTCTCTAAAAACTATTGCATTGGTTATACGAGTAAAAATGAAATTTTCATTTTTGACAAAGAAGATTATGAAATTGTATCTAAGTATTGTTGGAGGAAGAAACCAGATGGATATTTTGATGCAAGAGATATTAATAACCGAAATAAAAGAATTATGTTGCACAATGTAATAATGAAACAAAAGTTTATTGATCACAAAAATGGTTTATTGTTTGATAATAGAAAAGAAAATTTAAGAACAACAAATAATTTACCATATTCATTTAAAACATATAATCAGATGAATAAGTCGATTCAAAAGAATAATAAATCTGGTGTTGTTGGTGTTTATAAAAAAGGTGATAAATGGGTTGCAAGTATCTCTATAAATAAACAGCAAAAATACTTGGGTACTTTTACAAATTTTGAAGAAGCAGTGATTGTTCGTAAAGATGCAGAAAGACAATATTTTGGTGATTGGTCATATGAAAATTCGAGATTAGAAAGAGAGGGTTAGGAATGGCTAAAAAATGTAAGTGTCATATTACAAATGAATGGGGGACAACTGATCAATTTATAAAAATCGGTAAGTATTATTATAAAAATCAATATGTATATGATGAAAATAAAAGACTTAAAGAAGAACGAGCAAATCTTATTGATTATATTTGTCGAACCTTTTTGAAATATGGAGAAGGTCAGCCCTTCCCAACCTCTCTTCCTAAAAAGCTTAATGACTTATCATATTATGATAATGCAGTAATTTTAGAGGCTTTTAAAACTTGCAAAGATGATATTTTGTATTGGTTGGAGCATAAACAGTTTAATAATGAATACGGTAAAATTGCTTATATGTTTGCAATTATCGGAAACAGAATTGCAGATGTAAACAAAGAATATGTTCGTCAAGAGCGAATAAAAAATGAGCAAGCCGAAAATATAGCTCATTTTACTGATCCTTTATTAACAACCGGTACGAATAAGTCAGGTAAAGATTTAAGTCAATTCTTGGGAGGTGATGACCTATAAAACTCAAAGATTATCCTAAAGAATTAATTGAAGGAAGAGAAAGTGCAGAAGCGAGTTTTATATTTTGTCTTTGGAAACAGCCGGAATTATTTGACGATTTCAAGACTATTAACGAAAATAACGATGAAACTATCAAAACAAAAGATGGAATATTTTATTTTTCTCTCGGCAAACAAATGTATTTAAAAGGATATAAATCTTTTGACCATGTTTCTATTTATACTTTTTTAGAAACAAAACCTAATGTTAAAAAACATTTTGATGAATTGGGCGGTTATAGTTCTGTCGATGAATTGCGTAATTTAGTCAATATTGAAAATACGGATGCTTATTATGATAATATCGTAAAAATGAATTTTTTACTGTCTTTGTATGATAAAGGGTTTAATGTTCTGCAAAATATATCAACTTTTAAAGAAATGACAAGTCAGCAAGTCTATGATTGGTATGATTATATGTTGAATAATATAGGAATTAAAAACAATCAGGATATGCAAATCGAAAGTCTTGAAATAGACGATAAATTTCTTGAAGAATGTGATAAAGGCGAAGCAATGGGTATTAGTTATGGGAAAAAGTGTCCTATTCTTAATAATATGACACTCGGAGTACCATTAGGTGATATGTATATGTTTGGAGGACATTCCGGTGTAGGTAAAAGCTCTTTTGTTTTTGGGAATATGATTATTCCAATGACAGAAGAAGGCAAAAAATGTGCCGTAATAAGCAATGAGCAACGTTCAAAAGATTTTAAGTACTTATTACTTGTACATATTCTTACTCAGGAACTTGATTATTGGGGATTGACTCGAAAAAAAATCAAGCAAGGAAAATTTAACGAAGAGCAATGGGAAATGTTAAAAAAAGCAAGACAAATCTCAAAGGATAAGTATGCTGATATTAAATTCATTAAATTATTTGATAATAATATGAATCGTGTTAAGCAAGTTATCAAAAAGCTTTCCAAAGTAGGGTATCAGGTTTTCATGTTTGATACGATGAAATCAGATGATGAAATTGATGAAGCTATGTGGCAGCAGTTATTAATTCATAGTCGTAAACTATTTCAAATTGCAAGTAAAGAAAATATTGCATTGATTTGTACATATCAGCTTGCGTTACATACATTGAATAAACGGTATCTTGATGCAAGTTGCCTTTCAAATGCTAAACAGATTAAAGAAGTATTTTCTGAAATGGTATATGCAAGAGAAATATGGCAAGACGAAATGAAAGATGAGAGGTATGATGTAAAACCATATCAACTTATTAAAGATAATACCGGTAAATATACGAATACAAAAAAGCCCATTGATTTAGATGCAGATAAAAAATATATGATTATTTTTCTTGATAAAACAAGAAATGATGAAGATAAAAAACAAATCTTATATTCGTTTAACGGACGGTTTAATTTATGGAAAGAAATTGGCTTCTGCTCAGTGATTAATGAACATAAATAATGTTTTAAGCATTAAAAAGAGGGAGGCTGGTTAAAATCGCAATAAATCATTTAAGATTAACAGAGCATTTAAGAAATGATGCAGATGCTTGTATAAGTATTTTAGAAGATTTGAATTATCAAAATATTAACCATGTCACCTCAAAGAATGAGCTGCGTTTTAGTCGAGAAGAAGGAACAAACCCTACTTCTGTAAAATTATCACTCGAAACCTTGAAATTTGTTTGTTTTTCTACTAATGATTTTGGTAATATTTATACTTTAGTTATGAAAAACAAAAATTTAAATTTTCCGCAAGCACTAAATTATGTAGCTGAATTTTTGGGATTATCAAAAAAAACATTAAATACAAAAATCAAATATCCGTTTTCGGGTTTTTACAAAGGACTTATGAAGGAAATAACCGAACCGGAATGTTCTATGAAAACATATAATGATGATATTTTAAAAGAATATACAAATAAATATAATCTTATGTTTTTTAAAGATGGAATTGATTTTGATACACAAAAAGAATTTAATGTTGGATTTGATTTGGAAACTTTAAGAATAACCGTTCCTGAATATACTTTAGATGGAAAATTGTGTGGAATAATGGGAAGATTAAACGATACAAAATGTGATAAACACGAACGCTGGATACCCATTATCCCCTGTTCTCGCAGCTTAACATTGTATGGTTATCATAAGAATTATGCCGAAATACAAAAAAAAGGTTTAGTGGTAATTGGTGAATCCGAAAAATTTGTTCAACAACTTCATTCAATGGGGTGTAAAATTGGATTGTCTTTATGTGGTTGTGATGTAAGCGAAGTTCAAGCTAAGTATATTAAAAGTTTAATGACAAATCGTATTATTCTTGCTTTAGATGAAGGTCTTGATGAAGAACAAATACGATCACAGGCAGAGAAATTAATTGTAAATAATACTATGTTTCAAAACAAAGTGGGTTATATATATGATAAAGATAATGTCATTATTCCAAAAGGCAGTAAAGGTAGTCCTTCTGATTTCGGAAAGAGAGCATTTTCAGAGTTATGTAAATCTCATGTTGTTTGGATTAATTAGGAGAGGATGATTTTATGAATAAAACGAACATAAAAACACCTCTTTCGATAAATAATCGGGGGGGCTTGTAGTTTTAAGTTTATTTGATGGTATATCTTGTGGTATGGTTGCACTTGAAAGAGCTGGTATCCCTGTTAAAGAATATATATCTTATGAGATAGATAAAGATGCAATTAAAGTAAGCTCATATAACTATCCACAGATTAAACAAAAAGGAGATGTTTTCTTAGCAGATTACACCGATGTAGAATGTGATTTGCTAATTGGCGGAAGCCCTTGTACCTTTTGGAGTATTGCAAGATGTCCATATGTAGAAAATAAAAGAGAAACAGTAAGTAGTGGTTTAGGATGGGATTTATTTATGCAATTTGTAAGAGCCTTACATGAAACTAAACCTAAATACTTTCTTTATGAAAACAACGAAAGTATGTCAGATGCAATAAAGGAAGAAATTACAAAACAATTAGGAGTGCAACCGGTAATGATTGATAGTGCTGATTTTTCAGCTCAAACAAGAAAAAGATATTATTGGACGAATATACCTTTTGATTTAAGTTTTGAAAAAAGTACTTTATTGTTTTCAGATATTGAATATGAACATGATTATAGAATAAGTGATTTTTCTAAATATCAAGACACTATACGTATTTCTAAAGACGGAAATGTTTATAGTTGGGATACTTCAGGCAAAGGAAATTATAGCCAACAGAACAGAGCGAGAGTTAAAAATTCTAAAATGAATACTTTACCGTCAAGTGGTAATGACAAAAATAATATTTATTTGGGCGGTACTTATTTTAGAAAAATCCATCCAATAGAAGCAGAAAGATTACAAACCTTACCTGATAATTATACTTCTTGTATAAAATCAAATATAAAAAGAACCGGATTATGTGGTAACGGTTGGACTGTAGATGTTATTACATATATTTTAAAAAATATAAAATGAAAGGATTGATACGATGGCGAAACGTGAACTTGATCCTCGATTAAAGGCATTATATGATGCCGGCAAGAAAGTTTACAGTATTTCAAAAATCAATACAATAGATGAATGTTTGTATGAGGCTTATAATGCTTATGTGTTGCATGATCGTGGTACTAATGGCGTATATGGCATCTTAGGTACAAAAATTCATGATAAACTCGAAGAAATTATGAATGGAAAGGCAACTCCGGCAGAGCTACCAAGTACTCTTAATGAAGAATTATCGGATTTGGATATGCTTGGTATTGAATTCCCCAAAGATTTTAAGGGTAATGATACAATCAGAAATAACTGGATTGCAGATATGAAACATTTCTGCGAAACTTTTGAACCCCCAAAGGGTAAGTTTGATACTGAAGAATTGTTTATTTATGAACTTGATGAAGAAAGATATGTTCAGGGTTATATCGACTTAATCAAACATAATGAGGAAGATGATACAATTTCAATTTTTGACTGGAAAACAAGTTCTCAGTTTAATAAAGATGATTTACTTCATCACGGCAGACAGCTTGTTCTTTATGCTATTGCAAAAGAAGCACAGGGAATTAAAGTGAGAGATGTTTCATGGATTATGCTGAAATATTGTCAGGTTTCATTTTTTGGTAAAAAGCGTTCAAATTCAAAGAAACTTGAAGATATAACTAAAGTAATAAACAGAGGTAAATTGGTAAGCGAGTTAAGAAATAATCTCGAATACGATTTATCTGTTGATGGTTATGATGAAGTTGATATTGAATGTATGCTTAACAAAGCATTGGAGGATAATTCTTTGGATTCTTTACCTGAGAATATTCGTAATAAATATAAAATTGAACCTTATATCAGAACATATGAAATTACAGATGAATTAAAGCAGGAATGTATCAATTACATAAATGAAACGGCTGATAAATTCGAGAGCTTAGATAATTCCAGCGACAAGGATTTTCCGCCAAGAAATTTCACAAGAATTAATGGAAATAATAATGAAGTCGAAGATACTTTCTTCTGTCATACTCTTTGTAATTATCGTAATTCTTGCAAGCATATAAAATCATTTGATGAGCTGCAAAAGTTAAAGAAAGAAACAGAGCATACAGAAGAAGATGATTTATTCTAAATAACTACAAAAATAATAAATAGTAATCATAGGGGGTGTCTAAAATTCAAAATTATCATAAACACACATCATACAGTAATATATTTATTGCCGATTCCGCTGCGGTTTATGAAGATTATGCAAAAAGAGCAGTTGAGCTTGGACACAAGGTAATATCCAGTCTTGAACACGGTTGGCAAGGGTATTATTACGAATGTTTTGAGTTAGCACAGAAATACGATTTAAAATTTGTTTTTGGAGCTGAAGCATATTGGGTAAAAGATAGATTTGACAAAGACAGAATCAATAATCATATTGTATTACTTGCAAAAAATGAAAACGGTAGAAGAGCAATTAACGGTATATTATCAGATGCAAATGAAACAGGATATTATTTTAGACCAAGAGTTGACTTAGAATTATTGTTATCACTTCCAGCAGAAGATGTAGTAATAACTACTGCTTGTATTGCCTTTTGGCATTATGATGACATTGAAGAAATTCTATTACAATTACATAATCATTTCAAAAACAATTTATATTTGGAAATTCAGTATCACAATACAGAAAAACAGATAAATTTAAATAAACAAATTTTAGAATTGTCTGAAAAATACGGAATTGAAATGATTGTCGGCATGGATAGTCATTATATTTATCCGGAGCAAGAAAAAGAAAGAGAATATATTCTTGCTGCAAAAAATATCAAATATGATGACGAAGAAGGTTGGTTCATGGATTATCCGGATGATGAAACAACTATGAGCAGATTTTTAGCTCAGAATGTTTTTACAAGAGAACAAATTCAAAGAGCAATGGATAATACTGATGTTCTTTTAACATTTGAAGATTATTCAATAGAGAATCCTATATTTTTAAAATCTGTTAAGCTACCTACATTATATGACGGTGAACATGAAATTAATGGGGAATTACTTCCTAAACTCAACCAAGAAGAACGTAATAAAGTGTATTCAAAACTTATTACATCGCAGTTTAAGGAATATATGAAAAATATGCCGGATGCTGATTGGAATGAATACTTCGAGGGTGTAAAAACAGAAGTTCAGGTTTATAAAAATACCCATATGGTTGATTATCCGTTAATTGACTATCAGATTGTAAAAAGAGCAATAGAAAAAGGCGGTCTGATTACAAATACAGGAAGAGGCTCTGCTGTTGGTTACTTTACAAATACTCTATGCGGATTTTCTAAAGTGGACAGATTCACCAGTCCTATTAAACTTTATCCTGAAAGATTTATTAGTGAAAGTCGTATTCTGGAAACAAAATCACTACCTGATTTGGATTTAAACTGTGGTAATCCTGAGATATTTGCTGAAGCACAAGAAGAAATTTTGGGTAAAAATCACGCTTATCCTATGATTGCTTTTGGTACTGCTAAAAAGAAATCTGCATTTAAGCTATATGCAAGATCACAAAATATGGATTTTGATTTAGCAAATACCATTTCCGGACAGATCGAAAAATATGACGAAGCTCTTAAATATGCTGATGACGATGAAAGAGATGAAATTGACATTTATGATTATGTAGATGAAGAATATCATTCTTACATTGATGCCAGTCAAAAGTATTGGGGCATCATCATGGATAAAAAGAAAGCTCCATGTGCATATTTATTATATTCCGGTGATATTCGCCGTGAAATTGGTTTGATAAAATGTAAATCTGAATCAACCAAGAAAGAGTATATTACTACCGTAGTTGATGGTGCTATTGCAGAAAATTATAAATTCCTTAAAAATGATTTGCTGAAAGTTGATGTTGTTCTGTTAATTGATGCAGTTTATAGAAGAATCGGTATTAAATCTCATACTGTTAATGAACTTATGGAACTGGTTAAAAACGATCAGAAAGTATGGGATATATATTCTAAAGGATTAACAGTTGGTGTAAACCAATGTGAAAAAGCATCTACAACGCAAAAGGTAATGAAGTTTAAACCTAAGAACGTTTCTGAGCTTGCCGCATTTATTGCTGCAATTCGTCCAGCGTTCAAATCAATGTATTCAAAACTGGAAAACAGAGAAGATTTTTCATATGGAATTCCTGCGTTTGATAGAATTCTTCAAACAAAAGAACTTCCTCAGAGCTTTATTCTTTATCAGGAACAAACAATGAATACTTTGAACTATGCTGGTTTTCCTATTGACGAATGTTATGGTATCATCAAGGCTATTGCGAAGAAACATCCTGAGAAAGTTCGTCCTCTTAAAGACAGATTTATTACTGGATTTAAGCAACGTATCATGGATGATGATAATGTGCCAGAAAATGAAGCACAAGAAAATAGCGAAAAAGTATGGCAAATCATCTCAGACTCATGTGGATACGGATTCAACTCTGCTCATGCTTATTGTATGGCTCTTGATAGTTTATATAACGCATGGCAAAAGGCTAATTATCCATATGAATTTTATGAGGTATTATTACAAACTTTTTCAGATAAAGGCAAAAAAGATAAAGTTGCAGAACTGAAAAAGGAAATGTCAAGAGGTTTCGGTATTTCTGAAGGTCAATATAGATTTGGTGCAGATAATAGAAAGTTTGTTGCCGATCCTGAGAACCATGTAATTTATCCTTCATTGTTATCAATAAAAGGATTAAGTCAAGGTTGTGCAAATGATTTATATGATTTGGCTCAAAAAGGAACATATGATGATTTTTATTCTCTTTGGAAGGCAATGAAGAAAAAGAAATCATTAAATAGTGGTAAAATTAATACTTTGATTGAAATTGGTTATTTTGATAACTATGGTTCGATTGGTAAAATTCAAAAGTTTATTAAGATTATTGATGACTTATATGACCGATCTCAGTTCTCAAAAGATAAAGTACCTGAAGAATATCACAAGATAATTCATAAATATTCTGAGGAAAGTGAAAAACAATATAGAAAATTCGACTATGATGCAGCTCTTATTGAAATATGGAATTCTTTAGAAGATTCTGATATTACTCTTAATCAAAGATTGAACTATGAGTTAGATAATTTAGGATATGTAAAAACAGAAATGCCGGAATTATCTCAGGATTATGCTTTTGTTCAGGGATATGAATGTAAGTATAAAAATCCAAAACTCACATTATACCGTCTTTGTGATGGCACAATCGAAACAGTAAAGATTAAGCGTAAACAGTATGATAATGCTCCTATTCAAGTAGGGGATATTATTAAAACTATTGAGCGTTCAAGAGAGGGTAAGTGGTCAAAAGATGCCAATGGTGATTGGCAACAGGACAATATGGATAAGGAAGTAATTTTAAAGAAATGGAGCTTTGTAAAATGAGAACTAAAGATACATTATTAGAAATGAATGATATTGCAATTTTATATCAGTATTTATATATGGATAAAAAACACAATATTATATTCAATAATGGACTTACAGATTTAATAATTCATATGAATGAAAACTTATCCGTGATGTGTAAAAATTTAAAATTCCCTGATATACCTGAAATGAATTGGACTGAAAATCTAACACCGGCAAATTGCTTGGGAATTATTAATATTTTAAAAGGAATGCCGCCGGAGGAATATAAAAATTCATTTAAAAATCGTTGGGAAGAAATAAAAACAATTACTTTAACAAATTTAAGTCTAAATAAGAAATGAGCATTCCTGTTAAGTAACAAAAATGATGTTTGACAAAAAAGAATACCTCCCGATATAATCAGTGTAGTTGGTGAGACAACAAGCACAAAAAATATCGGAGGTACTCTAAAATGAATTTTACACAAAACGAGAAGATAAGTCAAGTAACAAATACAACTTTGGTTGTAGGAATTGATATTTCAAGCGAAACACATTATGCCCGTGCATTTGACTGGCGTGGTTTGGAACTGACGAAAGTATTCAAATTTGAAAGTGCAAGCTATGGATTTGAAAGCTTTTCGGAATGGTTATCTGAACTCTGTAAGACCAATCAAAAGGATAATATCATAATAGGCGCAGAACCTACAGGGCATTACTGGTTTACGCTTGCAGAATATCTAAAAGAAAACAACATAAAGTTTGTATTCGTAAATCCTATGCATGTTAAACGCACAAAGGAGCTTGATGACAATCACCCAAGCAAGAATGACAGAAAAGACCCTAAAGTAATTGCTAAGCTGGTAATAGACGGCAGATACTTAATACCATACATTCCCGAAGATATATACGCAGAGCTTCGTGTTATGAATGAAAGCAGAATGCGTATTAACAAGGAATTGGTTGCAATTAAAAACCGCATACAGAGATGGTTTGCAATCTATTTTCCTGAATACAAAAATGTATTTGGAAATTGGGAATGTGATAGCAGTATTGAAATTTTGCTTAATGTTCCATTACCGACAGATGCGGTTAATATGGGTGCAGAAGCCATAAAGGAATTGTGGCGAGCAAAGAAGCTCCGTGGCGTTGGCATAAAAAGAGCAAAGCGCTTGGTGGAGGCAGCAGAAAACAGTATTGGTGTAAAGCAAGGAAATAACGCAGCAAGATGTGAAATCTTAATGTTGATTGAGGATTTTCTGAAGAAAAAGGAGCAAGAACAAAGAGTGGTAGAAATACTCGAAACACTTTGTATTCAAGTTCCAAATGCAGAAAAACTGTTAAATATCAAGGGTGTAGGTGTATTGACGGTAGCAAGCTTTTTAGGCGAAGTTGGAGATATTAGACGCTTTGATTCTCCAAAGCAAATCCAAAAGCTTGCAGGACTGGCAATAACCGAAAACAGTTCGGGTAAGTATAAAGGGCAATCGAGCATAAGCAAACGCGGCAGAAAACTATTGAGATATACACTGTTTCAAGCCGTAATGTCAATGATAATGCATCTGCCGGAATTTAGAGAACTACACCGATATTATACAACAAGGACACGAAATCCGTTAAAGGGAAAACAATCGAAGGTAGCTTTATGCTGCAAGACAATACGAATATTCTACACACTGTTGACAAAAGGTGTGGAATATGACGGTCAAAAACTGATGAAAGATATTGTTAGACCGGAACTAATTGCAGCGTAAGAAAAATTAAAAAAATCTTAACAGGGAAAGCGTCCTCAAAAGAGCCTGAAAGGATTTACAATGAAAAAGATAAATAGTGAGCAGGTAGTTAGTGCCTAATAATCACCATCAGAGCAAAGACTCGGCAAATGAGCATAAACTGACACCACCTTATGGATAAGCGGAACGAAGGAATTTAGGGCAAAGACCCTGTTAGACATGGGAGGTTTAGCTGCTGTAAGTATAGTGGGATACCAAAGTGCCATTCATAAAAACAACGACGCTTTGATTTTTGCACCCATTTTACTTAAAAAGTGTACTGAAATCAAACAGATGCAATGTTTTTATCCATAAACTCATTATGAAACTTTTGAACTTGTAAGAAAAACAGAGATAATAAAAGAAAAACTAAGATTATATAGGGAGGTGAAATAATGGAAATAACGAAAGAGACATTGCTTAAAATGTTAGATGAGATCAGAGAGTATATTGAAACTAACTCAAACAGCGACGGGACATTCAACTTTGACAAAGAGCGGGCGTGGGTGGCTTTGGACTTTGTAAAAAAAGAAATCAAAGCAAAAAAGGCATAACTTTATTCAAAGCGATTGACGAAATGACATTTATGTGATATAATAAGCACATAAGTTTCAGGATTTTCAATCGTAAAATCAAAGTTATCTAAGTTTTCAAAGTGTCAATCAGCACTGTTAAGGTGCTTTTTGGCACTTTTTTTATTTCTTTTTCTGCGCAAGTCGCGCAGATATTTATTCCCACGATTTCCGCCTGCTTGCAGGTTGAAATAAATATAATAATTTTATTGCAGGTAAAAACCTGCGGAAAGGAGCGCTTTTTATGATAAAAGCATTTGTAACGGACGCCGTTGTATCAAAGGGATATAACGGTCAGGACGCATTGAAGTATTCGGAGGACGGAAAATCTGTCAGATTCCGTATCGGCAAAAAGGTCTACGATACCCGATGCGAAAACAACACTCGCTGGTTTAATATCGGCGTAAAAGCATTTGGTGCGGTTTGTGAGCGTATTAAGAAAATGCAGCTCAAAGACGGTTCATATGTAAGCTTTATCGGGAAATTGGATGAAGATACATGGACCGACAAGGAAACTGGCGAAACAAAAACCGCTATGGTGATTATTGTTGACGATATTGAGTATACCGTAAGCGGCGGCTCAAATAAAGACAGTAATAACCAGAATAGGCAGAACATAAACTCCGCAAACGGACAAAATATGTCCGGTGCAGGCAGTCAGCCTACTCCTCCTCCGGCTCAGGGAATGCCCGATAATTTTTCAGGATATGAAAATTTCGGCGCAGGCGATTTCTTTGACGAAGGAATGTAAGCACAATGAATCAAGCGTATTAAACGCACATGGGTTACTTTACCGTAAGTATACTCATGTGCGTTTTTGCGTTCCAAGGAGGTTTTGTTATGACAAACGATGTGTTTTGTGCTTTGTCCGAATCTGAAAAGGCAAACAAAATCAAAACTGTATTAAGGCAGCGAACCGAAGATTTT